AACAAATAAATATGCTATATAATTAAAAATCACCTTTTTTTTATAGCGGAAGCTATAAAAAGGCTGTTACCTGTCAGGTAATAATGAGTAAACTTTATACAATTTTCTTAAAATATTATGAGATCTGTATCTTATCGTTTTAAACATTTTTTTGAAAAAAAAACTGTTTCTCTTTATACTTTCTTTAGTAAATTTAGGTTCGTTATAATAATTGCCAACACTTAATTTATTAATAATATCTTTAGGATTGACATTTTGCTCTTTTTTAAAAAAGCCAAATTTTTTCCAGAAAGAAATAAAATTATAAAAAGGAAATATATTTTTACTAATATTTGACACATTTTTAAAGTAATCTTTCCGAATTAAATATAATATGTATTCAACTCCAACATATTTCACTGTATCTATGCTAGGATTTTTAACGTTAAATACTTTTTCGGTCATATGATATAAAGATCTATTATTGTTAGATTTTGCCAAATCTTGAAAGATTTGAGCAATGAATAAATCATAATCAAAAGTTTTTATATACCCTTTATATCTCAATATGATTGATAATTCGCTTAATTCATTTAAAAATTCTTTTTTAGTGATTGATCTTGACATTAAATAAGCATAAATCTCAGTAGCTCTAATGTGTAACTCTACGATACTTGTGTAATACGCAGCTTCAGCTATTTTTTTACCATATTCAATAATGTCTTTATTAAATACTGGTTTAACACTAGCAGCATAACTTACATCATTGGCAGGATATCTTTTATGACCAATTAAAGCATCATACATATGCTTTAGCTCGTGGGCTAATAGAGTAATTATTTTAGGCTCTTTTTCAACTAAAAAATCTGCTATCTGTGAAAATTTTATATTTTTTTTACCTGTTACTCTAAATTCAATAACAGGCTTAGCCTTATGTTTAGAAATATAATAATCACGTACACTAACATACGGAATACTAAATGCTGCGGTTTTTATTTCAGGGCTCTCATCTTTAGTATAGATGAACCTAAGTTCGACTTCAATTTCTTTAATATAATCTAAAATGAATTCTGCTTTATCTTTAAAAGCTAACATCAAAGGAAAATTACCAATTTTAACATTGATTGAATGTTCCGGATTCTTACCTATCAGTATATCTTTATTAGCTCTCAAATAAGAGAGCACTTCCGTATAAACGATCTGTGCTAATTTAAATAATTCAGGCCTAACGCCAAGAGCCTCTTTGATTAATTTATTCTTCATAAAGAATAAATATCTTAGTCACTATATAATTAATTATTTTTTATTTTCTTTTTATAACTCCCGCTAACATTAGGGGGTTTACGATCAGGCAATAATGAATATATTTTATACAACTTTATTAAAATATTATTTGCTCTCTCTCTTATTTTATTAATTTCACGTGTAAAAAAAAGTTTGTTTTTGCCTGGGGAATCTTTCAAGGAAAATTCAGGTTCTGAATAATAATCAGTCTTAGAAATATTATGATATGATAATAACGCTTTAGGATCGTCAATATTTTCTTGCGTTAAATTAGCTAATGGTAAATTATTCTTAGAATTATTGCTAAGTATTTGATTTAATATTGATTTGTAAAAATTTTTTCTGGCTTCATAAAATGTTAGTTCGGTAGCAAATGAAATCAACTCGTTAAGATTTGTAATCCCTCCCTCAACATATTTTTTACTTTCATCGAAAGTAGAATTCTTAAAATCTGAATCCCCCATACTTGCCGATATTCTGACAAAAATTCTTCTATAAATTTGGTCATAATAAAAATCCTTGGCGATATTTTGATATTTTTTTATTACATCACTATTTTTTAAATCTTCTAAAAATGTTTTCTTTGTTACATTCATAGACCTCAGTTCGGCATATAAATGAGTTGGTGCAACTATGAGTTCGTTAATGGACGTGAGATACCATCCATTACTAATAATTTGACTAACTCTGTTTTCCTCACTAGATAATTGACGATAAACCTCTGCTTTATAAGCATTTGATGTTTTAGTTGATTTCTGAATTAAATAGTCAAAAAAATGTTTTAATTCGTGAGATAACGATGAAACAATTAACGCCTTTTCTTCCTTAAAATGATGCATGAGGTCATATACTCTCATATATCTAGCTGCGTTTATCCTTATTAGGATATAACTATTATAGCCATCGGAGTAAATAATTCTATCATTTACTAATGATCCTGGAATCTGAGTTTGAAAATTGATTATATCAAGGCGATTATAACCTATTTGGTTAATTGAAAAACCAATACTTAGTTTTTTTAGAGAAAAAATATTGTTTTTTAAGTTTAAAAAAAATGCTTTTTTATCTAAAAAAAAGATACTAGTCGATGGATCAAGTATACTCAAAGTTGAGAGTATATCCGCATATAGTTGCTTGGCAATTTCAAGCAACTCAGGCCTAACGCCAAGAGCCTCTTTGATTAATCTATTGTCCATAATAACAATAAATATATCAAAGAGGCTCAAAATTGTAGCCCAGACGGGAATCGAACCCGCACGACCGCAAGGCCAAGGGATTTTAAGTCCCTCGTGTCTACCTGTTCCACCACCGGGCCAGTTTGTGATACAAAGATATTACTTTTTTGCCAAATAGAAAAGCTTTATAACAATATAAATAAAAAAAATAAAACCAAAAATTATATTAAAAAACAAAGTAAATGCTATATACAAATATGCCAAATAAAAACATATTGCTATTAAAACCAAAACAAATATTAGTATTGGGAATAACAGTATTAGGTAATACATAATTTATTATATTATAGAATACGTTTTTCATGATCATTTACCTTAACAGTATCTGTACTAGATGATGTTATATTTTTTTGAATATCTTCATGCTTGTGGCATGATAAAACATTAGGAGAATAAACTGTTTTACATATCGGACATTGCCAACCTAAGGGTATATAATTATTGTTAGGAGGATAATTAGGATAATACTCTGTAAAATTAGTATATGGGCCTTTGTTTGATATATTAGACATAGTTAATTAGATTATTTTTGTGTGCGGATAGCCAGAATCGAACTGGCAGCATTAGTTTGGAAGACTAGTATATTACCACTATACGATATCCGCAATTTATTATGTGCGGATAACCAGAATCGAACTGACGTCACTAGATTGGCAATCTAGTGTAATACCACTATACTATATCCGCAGTATTATTAAGCGGTCTATCACGGATTCGAACCGAGAGCTCAGCATAGACAGTGCAGTATGTTAGCCATTAACACCAATAGACCATGTTAATTAAGATCCGATGGCCAGATTCGAACTGGCGTGCCTCGTGAGAGGGCCTGATTACAAGTCAGGTGCAATCAACCGCTATGCGACATCGGAATGTAGTTGTTGCTGGTAGGGAGGGATTCGAACCCTCGATGAGTTTCCTCGATTGATTAACAGTCAATTGCCTTAGGCCACTAGGCTACCTACCATTCTAATTGCGCACCCGCTTGGATTCGAACCAAGACCAATAGTTTTGGAGACTACCATGCTATTCCATTAACACCACGAGCACGTTAAATTGAGGCCTGAGTTGGAATCTAACCAACCTAGAACGGTTTGCAATCGTTCACATAAACACTCTGACATCAGGCCATAAAAATTTTATGTTGGCATGGCCGGACTTGAACCGGCGACCTTCTCCTTATCAGAGAGATATTCTAACCAGCTGAAATACATGCCAATATTGTTGGATTATTGTCGGTATAAATGGAATCGAACCAATGACATCTTCCTTATGAGAGAAGTGTTCTACCACTGAACTATATACCGATTAAAATTGTTGGGGTAGCCGGGCTCGAACCGGCGGCCTCTTGGTCCCAAACCAAGAAATCTACCATCTGATATACACCCCAGTATTGTGTGGACACAGTGGGAATCGAACCCAAATAGCTTCATTGCAAGTGAAGCCTCCTGCCTTCGGAATCTGGCCCATATTAGTGAGCGGAGAGCAGTGCGCATGATGCACATACCTGTTAAGGTACCATCCGTTTAGCAAACGGCGACAAGGACCTCCTTATTTTACTCTCCTTCGATGTTGCCCCACCAGGAATCGAACCCAGACCTTATCATTCGTAGTGATATATTCTAATCCGTTAAACTACGGGGCAATTTTTTGGCACGCAATGGGGGGTAGGGCTAATATTACAATAAACTACCCCCCTTACGTGATTTAATACAAAAAGAATTAAATAATACTCTAAATCTACTTATCTATCTAAAGAATAGATATCTCAAGCGGAAGAGATGAGAATCGAACTCACGAATCGGTGTTACCGACCAGCTGTTTTCAAGACAGTGTCCTCGTCCATGCCGGGCCTCTTCCAATTAAAACAACATTTCAGGATAATATCTCTCGTATAGAGAGAGTTGACCAACAAGAGATCTGATATTGAACATAATATTCACATCATCATCCTTACCTTCGTAATCAGCTGCAACAGTATCTGAAAGAATACTAAATACTGTTTCATACAGTACTTTGTACTTTTTGTCGATCTCTGACAGCAATTGCTCGTTTGTTTGGTTATTTTTCATGTTTGTTGTTTAGTGGTGACTGCCGGTATCGAACCGGCTCCTTAAGTTTTTCAGACTTACGCTTCTACCTAGTTAGCTTAGTCACCTTGTTTGCTCTGCAAAGGTATAACCTTTTTTTGTATTATTCAAATTAATTTTTAAATATTATGATCACCATGTTTATGATCTTGACACATTGGAGAACCACATATATATGAACCGTCAAATTTATTGCAATCCCCTATTGCTTGTTTATCGCATTTCCAGCATTTTTTACCTAGATGCTCTTTGCAATATTCCTCACCTTTAACAACCGGTTCTCCACAGTAGCCCTTATAACATGAATCATATTTACATTTTTGCATATTAAATTATTTTTTGTAGGCTAAGCAAGATTCGAACTTGCGACCACTTACGTGTAAAATAAGCACTCTAAACCAACTGAGTTATTAGCCTGTATTTTATTGTCCCCCATGCAGGTATCGATCCTGCCCCCGTAGATTAAAAGTCTACTGCCTACACCTGTTTGCTAATGAGGGTAATGTTGTTTTTAAAAATGCCCCCTTTAAGGCTATGAAATAAATAATCAGAACTACTACGCTATCAATAAAGTATCAAATAAACTGCCTAAAGGGGGCCTAATCAACCTGGGCTTTATTCGAGATTCGAACTCGATCTTGGAGATCCACAAACTCCTGTGCTAGCCGATAACACCAATAAAACCATGTTATAAAGGATTAAATACTTCTTTTGTTTTCAACATCCTTTGATATGAGGAGAACCGAACCACATACAACCAAATTCAATGCGATAAGAAACAAGATAAAGTTTAGCATTTTTTTTCATTTTTAGTGGTTAACGATTGACACTGCAAAGATATAAACTTATTTCGAATTGAGCAAGAAGTTTTTTTATTTTTTTTTCGTTACTCAGGTAGGACTCGAACCTACAATCTTCAGATTCAAATTCTGAAATGTTAGCCTTTACACCACTGAGTAATTATTTGCTCTGCAAAGGTACGAGTATTTTTCATATTCGCAACAAGTGAGCAATATTTTTTTTAATTAACTATCCAATATGTCAAAGAACAAAAAACCCCGGATTTTAGTCCAGGGTTTTTATTATATCTATAAAATTATATAAATAACCTGAACTTATTTAATAAATAACGATGCAAACCAGCTAATCGCCGGGTTAGAATCTTGCGTATGTTTAAATAAGTTAAAGTTCATAATATCTTATATATATCTCAATGTTAGTAAAAAGTTTATAATAAGTCAATTTTTTTTCTAAAAAAAGATATTTATAGGTAATAATAAATAAACTTTTTTTTTAAATTTTGTTAAAAATGGGAATGACTAGAGATCAATTTTTAGGTATCGTTAGACACGTATTAACTTTTGTTGGTGGCTACTTAGTAGCCAAAGGTGTTCTTGATGAGTCTCTATTCTTAGAGGTAACATCAGCCCTTGTTTCAATCGCGGGTTTAGTATGGTCTTTCATCTCTAAGAAAAAAGCAGATCAGCCTGTTGAGGGTTAATTATAAAGGCTGGAGTTTATCCAGCCTTTATTTTTTTAGTTAAAAACTAATAATATCACCAGGATCTTCCGGATAATCATCCTCATCGTCTTCCGGATAAGCAAAAAAAACTTTATTTTTCATAATAAGTTATATTTGTTATTTTTATTTTATCCCCCACAGAATATCGGCAAGAGTTCAAAACAAAATATGACCCATTGTTTGTTTTATAGGCAAATTTTGTTAGATTAGGTAAAACGTTATTAACAACTTGCACCGTATCAACATCTACTATGGTTTCTTTACTATAACTTATTTGTGAAGATTTGTTATCAGAAATAAAACCCCAAAACAAAGTGACAATCAGTCCTAATACAATAAATGTTCTTAACATAAGATGTTTTTGTACCCCCAGATGGAATCGAACCACCAATTAGACTTTAGAAGAGTCTCGTTATATCCGTTTAACTATGGAGGCAATTAAGTATCGGGTACGGGGTTCGAACCCGCGTTTTAGCCTTGAAAGGGCTATGTACTAACCAACTATACGAACCCGACATTTCATTTAATGACACTGCAAAGATACGATAATACAATTCAAAAGTCCAAATATTTTTTAAAGTATTTTTTACCAATCACCACCTGCACCTCCGCCACCAAAGTCCCCACCACCAAAACTACCGCCACCAAAGTCCCCACCACCAAAACTACCGCCACCAGGGCCACCACCAAAAATATTTGGATCAAAAGTAGGGAATTTAAAGTCATCATCGTCATCCTTTTTTTTGCCTGAATTTGTATGTGACCCGTATGACCTATATGGCCTATCTAGCGTAGAAGATCTTTTTTTCGGCGATTTGAAAAAAATGTCAAACTTAGCATCGATACGTTCAAATAAATTATATAAAGTTACTGTTGCGATATAAACATTTGAATTATCGCTATAATCAAACTTGTTAAGGTCCTCCATTACAGATTTAATATCTGTAAGTATAGGGTCAATACTTGATTTATAATACGGAGCTACTTGTATTAGATTCCTAAGAAGATCAGAATATGTCACTAAACTATATTTACCACTACCAGAAAAATCTATGATTTTTTTTACAATAGACTTTTTACTTTTTAAGTAAAATTTTTCATACCTCAACTTATGTAATAAGTTGTGTATAAAATAAATATTTTTATCTATAATTTTCTTTAATAATTTATCAGCTATTACTTCCCTTGGTTCTTCAGGAATAGGAATAAAAGCTTCATCTATTCTCCCAACTTTACCGCCATTAATAACTGATTGACCTTCATTTAAGAATTTTTGCTCGATTTGCATATTAGCTTCTTTAATATGCCTTATTTTACTATAACTTTTGTTCATAACTTTTTTATTATAAATATTTTTATTTTAAAAAAAAACAACAAAACTACTTGCCGATAGAAAAAATATCTAGTATTATTATTTAGATAATATATTTATATATTAAATATATATAATAATAATATTATTATAATTAAAATAATTAATTAATAATTATATATGGATAAAGTATTAGTATTAAATGCAGATTATACTCCAATAAACGTTACCTCTCAAAAAAGAGGGTTTAAACTTGTGCACAAAGGTAAGGCAGAAGTTGTTAAAGAGTCTGAAGATCGTATATCTTCAATATACAGAACTTACATAAAGCCACTGATTATCAGGTTGCTAAATTATGTAAGTATCAGCAAAAAACATTTAAAAGTGTCAAAAACACGAATATATAGAAGAGATGGTTTTGAATGCGTTTATTGTGGGTCTAAAAGAAACCTTACGATAGATCACGTAGTACCAAAATCACGAGGTGGTGATAACTCATGGAATAATATGGTAACTTGCTGTAATAAATGTAATTTTAATAAAGCAGATAGAACACCTAAAGAAGCTAACATGGTTATGATTAAAAAACCATTCGAACCTTCTATTTTTGCAGAAATCCTCACAAATTCTATGGAAGATGTCTGGATTGACTACAAAAAATCGTTCACATATTAATTTGACAATGTAAAAACTAATTTATACTCTTGTTGAGTAAATAATGCGGTAGTGGTGAAATTGGTAGACACGTATCACTAAGGATGATATTCCGAAAGGAGTGGGGGTTCGAGTCCCTTTTACCGCACTCAAACAAGATAAATTATGGATATTACAAAAGAATTTACATCTTACTACACAAATCACCTGTATAAACCATCATCACATATCGATTATTACTCCCAAAGGATTAATAGCTCTCTAACACCTTACGTTCTTGAAGAAAGAGAACTAAGAGCAACTCAGATCGATATCTTTTCAAGACTTATGCGAGAACGCATTCTTTGGGTTGCAGGTGAAGTCGACGATAACATGTCAACCATAGTGCAAGCACAACTCATGTTCCTCGATTCTGTCGAAAATAAAGAGATCGCAATGCACGTTGATAGCCCAGGAGGATCTGTAAAGTCAGGGCTTTCTATTGTCGATATTATGCAGTACATTAACTCAAATATCGCAACCGTAAATACTGGAATTGCAGCATCTATGGGATCAGTTATACTTGGTGCCGGAACTAAGGGCCTAAGACGATCTCTTAAGTTCTCAAGGACTATGCTACACCAATCATCAGCCGGATTTAGAGGTAATATTCAAGACGCAACAATCTATATGGATGAATGGATGAGAAGTAATGAAATTCTATTCGAACTTCTTGGTGAATTTTGCTCGAAAGACAAAGAAGAAGTTAAACGACACGCACAACGTGATCTATGGCTAACTGCTGATGAAGCTCTAGAATATGGAATCATCGACGAAGTAATTCGAAAAAAAACAAATGGGGGGCAATAAGCCTCCCATTTGTTTTAATTACCTCCTTTTTTTAAAAACATTTATAAAATTAGGTGACTAAACCTAATTATCTATTAATATCTTCTATTCTTCCTATTATAAGCTTCAACTAGTTGTTCTCTAATTATAGTTGTTAAATCTTTTGTTTTACTTTCTGCTAGTGATGCAGGATTATCTTTATTTAGCCTAACTAATTCTTGGTAATTATTTTTGTATTTAAAATTAAAGGCTCTACCTCTTTCATCCCTAGCTGTAGCACACTGTTTTAAAACATTTTTTAAATAAGTTATTTCTTGAAGATCTAACTGCCTTGAATATTGATTTTTACGTTTGTATAACCCATCATAAATAACAGTCATAGCAAATTGACAATCATCCGTAACACTTGACATGTTTAATTTATTTTTAATACCGTCAATAACTGATGCTCTATTTCCTTTAGTTATTGCTGAATAAGGACAATACATTACAAAATTTGAGTCAAATAAATTACGAAACTCAGGAATTTGAGATAATCTTACTTGATAATATTGGTTAATTTGAGTAGCTGGTGGGACTACATCAGTACAACCACTTAATGACTTATAAGAGTTAATAATTTGTGCTTGTTGTTCTTTTTGCTGTTGATTAAGAGCGGTTTTAGATTTATATAAGTAATATACGCCTTTTTTAAAAAAAACGTCAGGTGCTTTTTCAGCTAAATCAACTCTGTCACATAATTTTTCGTCAAATGGTGTAGTTATACAACCTTCCTGCGTATTTGCACTCAAGCTATATCCCTGTTTAAGGTATCTACTATTATTTATCCATTCTTTTTGAGCTGGAGTTAGATTTCCAGCTGAAATTAAATTCGTTGGTGGTTGATAATTTTCACAAGTCCATCTTAATAGATATTTACCAGTGTTTTTATCATACGTACCAGGAACATAACTACCATATCTAAATAAAGCATAAGTCCCTTTAGGTGTTCCGTTTACAAATTCAAAATCATCAGAAACAACATAATAATCACCTCTTTTTACTGGCGGTTTTCGATCCGGACGATCAACATCGGCTATAGCTAGCCAATAAGTTCCGGTATCAGTCGGCTGCAATCCGGTAGTAAATTTACATGAATTATTCGCAACTAAGTCTGCCATAGTAATAGGATTAGGCAGTGACAGACCAGTTCCTTGCTCATTTATTATTTTTTTTTCAAACTTTTCTCTCATAAGATGAAATTTTATATATTTTAATTATCTTTCGTTAACTTCGTCGTAAGCCCCTGGCGGAGGTGTGTTAGGAACCCCGTTAGGACATAGTTTATTCAGGTCAGTGTTTGTATCAAATGTTTCCTTTCCTAATGTTCTCTTAACATAATCTAAAGTAGATGGTCCAAATTTGTCGTCTCTAGGTAATCCAGCACAAGATTGAATTTTTGAAATTGCAGGACTAATGCAACCAAATCTATACTCAGGACCTGGGCAATTAACGTATCCTGAACCACCTGGTGTTCCTCCCCCACCTGGTGTTCCGCCACCAGGTGTACTTGGAGTATTTGATTGTTCTGATGCCAATCTAGATATTATGTTTAATACCTCTCTAAATTTTTTATCACCAGGATTTCTATAATAGAAATCAGATAGTTGTGCTAAAAATTTAGATTTATTATCTAAAGAACCGTAAAAAAGGTTAAAAAGGCACAATTCATCAAAATTGCTAAAGTTACCTAAAAAACCAATTAGAGCATCTGTATCATATACACCAGATTTAGGCCCTTCATCTAATATATCGGTTAATTCAGCAGATAACCTTTGTAGTTTTGCTTGTACTTGATTTGACCAATTACTACCTAACGCATCTTTTGACTTGCATTGATTAAACCAACTATATAAATAGTTAATTGTGTTTTTAACATTTTCTGGTGTTGCAGGGTTAACTGACCCACCACCTCTGTAATATCCTTGAGGCTTGTTATTATTGTCGAATATTAAAGCAATGTCTTGTCCGGAAGGAGTTCTAACTATTTTAACTGTAAATTCACCATTAGGATCATTTTCGCCTTCACTATTTACTCTAATATTAGTATTTCTTACAGATCTTGGTTCATATGTTGGAATAGCACCACCTTCTTCTTGCTCGCTAACTAACTCAATATTTTCACGTAAAGTTTTTCTTGTATCATAGTTTGTATACAACAAAAAATCTTTTTTTATGTCATGAATTGATTTTTTCATATCTTATTTTTTAATATAAATATTATAATTATAAATATAATTACTGTGATTTAATAGAATAATCTGGTAAAATATTTGTCTTGAATTGTTCAGGCTCTCCGTTATAAACTCGGTTGTAATACCAATAAACCAATCCTGCCATCGCTAACGTTATTCCTATAGCATTAAAATAATCGCGATAATAACTAATAAAAGACTGTTGATTCATATTTCCAGCACTTTGAACTATTTGCCCTTTAGAACCTAACCCGCTTAGTTTTGCGTCTGTTTTAGCTAAAAAATTTATTTGATCTGGTTTTAATTTATTAAATTGAGCACTAAACAAATTTATTGTCGACTCGTCTGGAGAATATTTATTTAATACATTTGTAGCCTCTTTAGAGTAGGTACTTGGAGTAAATTTAGTTTTAACTTCATCAAATATTGATTTTATCTCGTCTGAACTTAATTTAGACCCTCTAGCTTGTTCTAGTTCAGCTGCTCTTTTAAGAACGGCAATTTTTCTAGCATCTTTTATTTCTTTCATAAGAGCAGGATCATATGCCGCAGTTCTACTTGGATTTAAGTTATCAACAGCTAACTTGATCTCATCATAAGTCATGTTGCTATATTTTTGTAAATTTTGCGGCTCAATATCTTTGGTTAATTTTTTTAAAACTTGACCATATATACCCAAACTTCTACCTATTTTACGAAATAAATTCTCATTAATTAAATTAGAACTCTCATTATGATTAAATCTATTATCGTATTCTGATAATAGTTTGAATTTATTTAAATATAAATTAATTTCACTTTGATTCATGTCATTTTTTTTAGTTAAAGAATGGATCAGTTTTTAACTGATTAACCATGTAATCTATTTGATTAGCAGTAGCGACTGGAACCATACGGCTATTATCTTGATTTGTTACGGTATCGGCGGCAAAGTTAACACCTACTTCAGCACCAACATTTTTTGCGACATTTCCAGTTTTTTTGGTGACAATATTACCAAGTACAGTAACCGCTCTTTGAATAAAATTTGAAATACCACTAACAATTGGAGCAAAAAACGAATAAATTTTTGGCGATTTATTTTTCAATATCGACATTCCTTCAGATATTTTACCAGGTAAATTTCCAAAATATCCAATTATTTTTTGTAAAAATCCGACAGACTCTGGATTTTTAGTTATTGCGGCTACAGTACCAAAAGTTTTTTTAGCTGCAATAGCCGCCGCACCTGTAGTAAATAGTCCGATACAATCAATACCTATAGTAACGTATCTAAGCCATTCAGGTACGTTAGGGTCTTCATACTCTCCAGTATAGATTTCATAAAAATCTAACATTACAATAATAAACCAGGGAATCCACTGTACAGCTTTACCAATACCTGTTGCGACAAGAATAGCATCAACAATACCTCCTGCCACTGAATACATCGCAGATCTTATTGATCTAGCAATATACAATACACCTTTTGATAGAATATCTTTTATTTTTGCCCAATCAAAATTTGCCACAGCAGATCCTAAATCTTTTGCACCTGTAGCTACAGTATTAGCAAAGTCTGTTACCCCAGAAACTGTTTTATTATACTCATTTCCTAACCAATTACCAAATTTATTTAAAAGGCCACCACCTTCATTCTCGGCTTCAAGCAATATTTTTTTGTTTTGCTTAGTGAATGATACTGTTTCGTTAATTTGTTTTTTAAAGGTAGAAATATTTTCAGTTAAAACTAAGGATCTAACTTCTTTTATTAAACCTTCCTTAACAACTTTAGGGATGTTTTTAGATACATTATAAGAATATTCTAAAAAAAACTTTAGATTATTATAATCTTCAAGGATATTACCAATTATCCTTTTGTTTTTAACGTCTATTAATTCGTCTAAAAAGATTACATACTTATCATCGGGAGAAACCCACTCAACTATAGCATATGTTTCGTTTTTCTTGTTAAAGGAACTAAATTTATGCTGTTCAAGTATGCTACGTTTATCTATTTTATAATTTTGCTTAATCATTACGGTAATGGATTTGCTGCTCCTCTTTTTATTGAATAATTATCACTCCATTTTTGGTTTGAAATTGGGTTTGCAAGCCCTCTAGATGCCCCTGAATCCCATTTTTGGTCTTTAGTCATCAATGGATTTGCTTTACCCCTAGTTGCACCACTAGACCAAACAGTAACATTGCTTTTTGGTGTAGCTTCTACATCAGCTTGCTCACCCAACTCACTGTATTGTGTGGTGTATTTATTCATAATTTTAATTATTTCGTTAATACTATACATAAATATTATAAAAAGCTTTTTTTAGGCATTCTTTCCGGATATACAACATAATATTCATTTAAGAATGACAATAAATCATACCCCTCAAAATTAAATTCAATAGGCTCTAAATCATCATCATAATTAATTATTACATCCTCGTCGGTAAATCCAAAATTGTTTAGCTCGTTTAATTCAATTATATCTGATCTGAAATCATCTTCAGTTTCATTTACAGGGTCATTTACAGTGTCAGTTGACACTCTAAATTCTACTTCAATGATTTTTGAATCAATATTAATGTTATATGATATTAACTCAATTATTTCCATAATTTAAATTATTCTAATACGTTTAAACATATTAAGGGATTTATTTATCGATTCGTCTAATGACATGTGATCACTCTCAGTATAATCAAATTTGCCTGTAAAGCCATCAATTTCATCCATTTCATTCATAGTGCCACACTCGCAGACTTCTTCATTTAAACCGCATTTTTTACATTTAGTCGGCTTGCCTTTTTTCTTGCCACATTTGCAAACCTCCTCATTTAAACCGCATTTTTTGCACTTCTTTTTCTTCTCATTGATTTCCGTATTGCGATACTCCATTACATCACCTTTGTTATTAACAGTGATCCCTTTTTTATCTGCGGCAAAATCTTCTACAAATAATGGTGTGCTATTATTTTGTCCGTAATGAGTAGTCATTCCTTCATATTCGGATCTTATACTTTCATTTATCTTAGTTTTACCCCAGATAGGTTGTTGCGTATTATGCATTTCTAAAATGCTATCTCTCTCTGACTTATTTACTTTTAATAGATATCTTTTCATGGTCTTTTTATATTAAATATATTATTGATAATATTTATTACAATAAATATTGTCGTCTATAATGAAAATACTAATAAATGAATCGCAATTTGTTATTTTATTAACAGAATCTAAATATAAGCCAATTAAAGATGAGTTAAAAAATAGTATAAAGGTTTCAAATTCAATTATAAAAGAGGTATCCCAGGATACAAAAATGAATTTAACTATGTTAACAACATGGGGGGCTGGTGTAGCAGGATTCATCGGGCCATTAAATAACTTTCTAATGACATCTGAGTTTAATCTAACTAAACAAGATGCTGCTTTAATTGCTTGCGCAGTATCAGCCATTGTTTATAATGCTCGTAAAACAGAAACTAAAAAACTAATTCAGCTTGTCTATGAAAGAGGATTGGAAAAAGAATACTTAGAAGCCTTATCCGAAGCAAAAGAGCTTAAAAAATCTTTCGTATCATTACTAAAAAGTTTGAATATTGCGGCACTTGAAAGCTCAAAAATTATTTCATATACATTTTTAATTCCAATAATCCCAATTTTATTGGATATTAGTAACTCAACACCAGAATCAGCTAAACAAATAGCATCAAGAATCGTAGCTTCAATGATCTCATTGGGGGCAGGACAGTTGACAAAAGAAATATTAACAAACCTAATTTCACGTTTTAAAGAAAAATAAATGGCAACTAAACAAAAAGACACAAAATTGAAATACGAACTCAAATTTGAAGACGAAATATCGATAGATATTTGGAAATTTGATAAAACAAAATCAAAATTTGGTCCCGTTGAAGTTATAATAACATATAAAAACGAAATGAACGCAAAAAGGCCTATCAAACGATAGGCCTTTTTTTTTATATAACTTTTTTCCTCTTTAATGAGGCATAGCATCTTTTATATTGTTCATCTGCAAAATTATTTGCTTCTATTTCATAAGGATTTGACTCGTAATCAAAATATTCTTGCAGTATTGAATAATTAGCCATACTGTTTACATATGGCATTTGAATAAAATGTTTATACTCATGAAGTACAGTTTTAATCAACATCTTTTTTGTTTTACACAACAAAGGATAAACAACAATAACACCATTTGAGTAATAGCCATACCTACGTTTAACTCTGCGATCAAATGATACTATTATTTTTATATTAAAATGAGTATCACTAACGGCGAAAAATCGTTTGCACCAATCAAAGGTGGCTGTTGCGATATTGATAGCGTCTTCTTTGTCTTGTATCATTTTCATGACGCAAAGATATGACGCTTTTTTTATAAAAAAAATTACATACCTAAAATATTTTTAATTTTTTTGCCAGATTGTCTATATAACGACTTATTATGATTTAATCTAGCACTTAAAACAACATTAGCCAAACTGTCTGGATTAGTGTTTCCAGATGCAACTTGTTTATTAACCAATGAAGCCAAATGCTTGAATAATTTTGGCCCATTAAATACCGCGTAAACAAAATTAAATTTTAATTTATAATTGTTATTAACAATGTTAATAGATTCTGGAGATAAATATGATTTTGAATATTTGTCATAAAATGGTTGAATCATTTGTGCTGTAAGTTCAATTAATTCTGATTGTAGATTTCCTCCATAGTAATTCCATTTCCAAGTTTTTCTAGCGTTAGCACTATCTATTAACGCCCAAAATCTTTGACCTGCGGGTGTTTTAACAAAATCACCACCTCTTAACCTATCCATACCGAACATTGTTTCACCAGACTTTCCGTATCTACCATCTCTAACTCTACCGTCTCTTAACATATCAGGATGATAGTAACCGCCTTCTAAATTTTGCACAATAGTTTTAACTATTTCACTTATGCTAGTAGACTGAGCTCCACCAGTAATACCTGCTTGAGGGTTAGTTATCGCATTTGATGGTGGAATGTTTTGAGCATTTTTATTGAATACATTTGATTCAATACTTTTCTTTGCTCTGCCTCTAGCTAAAACCCAGTCATTGGTTCCTTTACGTTTTGCATAATATTGTCCATTTTCTTCTTTATAATCCCAATATTCGTCATAGTTGTCAACTATGTTAGTTGCCTCATGTAAATAATGATTTTTTGTTGCATTGATATGCATTTCTAATATTCTTTTTTTTTCAGAATCTTTCATATTATATTATATTTTTTTTAAAAAATCTATTGTAATTTAAATGCTGCGTAAGCTACTGTAGGAACGGTATCCAAAACACCGCTTTTAATTATACTAAGTATTTTTTCCCCTGTTTGCTTAATCAAACTATTCCTATAATTTACTCTATATGAGTTTAAAGCACTTAAACATTGATTAACATTTCCTCCACTACTAATTGTTCTATTTACAATATTTGCCATCTCATTAAAATATTTTCGGCCATTATAGGCAGCATAAATGAAATGTAATAATAGATTAGCCTCGCAGGTAACAAGATTTTTAGCTTGTTGTGTTAAATATTGTTGGCCATACAACTCTACTCTATTACGTATAAGTTGAGTTGCAGATTCTTTCAAAACCTTAAGTAATTGTGGGTCGTCTTCTAATCCATAATTCCATTTTTTCCAATATTTTTTATTACCCATATTTTTCTTTTTTTCTTTATCCTTATCAATTAAATTCCAGAATTTTTGAAATTCTTCTGGTGATTCATCTCCCCAATTTTTTCTATCTATACCTAAAAAAGTTTCACCTGAATCACCATACCTATTATCACCTATAAATGAATAAACGCCATTTGTATTTCTAATCATATTTGGATGATAATAGTTACCTTCTAACTGAGCAATAATTTTATTTATCAAAAACCAAACACTAGGGAATCCTCTACCATTACATGCTTGTTGTTTAACTTGTTCTACATCAGTTTTATTCCTACCAACGTTTAAAGTGCTAGGATCACCTCTAAACCAATCTACAGGAGTTCCTTGGGCATTTATTTTTAAGGCGTAATCTTTTTGTGTTACCGTGTCTTTTACGACAACAACATTAGGCTGATTAGTGACTCTAATTGAATTTGGATAATATATTATATTTCCAAATTGCACACCTTGATTGTAATTATCTTGTTCTAAAATTATGTCATTCAATACACTAAAATATTGTTTTTGTGTTATTATATATTTTTTCATGTTACATTGTTTTTTACAATAAATATATAAAATTATCACATTAGTATTATATTTATAATAAAAAAATAAGTATGGATTTATCAATAATTACGAAAGTTCTAAAAGAATATACTTCAAATCCGATAGAAGTATTAATTGACGTAGAAATGTCTGAAAATATGAGATATCATATTGAAAATAAAATTCCTTTATCCGAAAATGTTTTCAGAATATACTCTGAAGCTTATTTTGAATTACTAAATGAAGCTAGAGATTTGAATACTTTTGGTGCAATAAAATTTAACAACGAAGATGATCAATGGTTATTAGAGTCCGACCTAGGTAAAAAAATTTTACTTGAAAACGGAGATGAAGTGTATCTAGATGCCCCAATATACGAAGATGATCTTCCGGAGTTAGTTTCTGAAGCTACGCATAGAGGTAAAAATGTAAGATTAAACAGCCCATTCAGAACTCCAGGTGGGCCTAAGAAGTTTGCTGTTTACGTTAAAACACCTAAAGGAACAATTAAAAAAGTAACGTTCGGCGATCCTAACCTAAAAATAAAAAACGCTAGCAAAAGTAGAGCAAAATCTTTCAGAGCTAGGCATAAATGCGACCAGAAAAAAGACAAAACAACAGCCGGATACTGGAGTTGTAATGTTGGTAGGTACGCTAAAAAATTAGGACTTAAATCATCAAGAAGTTGGTAATATGGCAGAAGAATTTTTACCTTTTACCGAAGTAGATAACGGTAATTTTAAGTTAAGAACGTTTTTAGAAAACGTTGACGATGCCGAACTAAAATGGCATCAGGATCTTGAAGATAGATTGGTATCCCCACTGCACGAAACTGATTGGATGGTCCAATTAGATAACGAATTTCCAAGAAAACTTGTAATTGGAGAAGAGATACTCATTCCTAAATATGTATGGCACAGATTAATTAAAGGATCTGGCGATTTAGAAGTAAAAATTGTGTTTAAATGAAAAGATTCCAAGGAATCTTTTCATTTATTTGCACACAATAATATAATAATCTTACTTTAATGTTTTTCATTTTTTTTTATTCAAAACGGACATGAACATATTCTCCAGATGGGCCATCAGCTTTTAAAACATATGGGGCACTTGTTAATTCTGGAATGTGTTTCTTTAGATGTGAATATGTATTAAAAGATTTTGCTTTTGTCAACTGTAAATTACCGGTATTATCATCATTATTACCGTTAACTACTGTATCAAAATCTTTAACATCAATCCATTTAGACTTATTTGTATCATTATCAACATGTCCTGCCGGAACTTTTGATGTAGAAGCAATTACAGTTACTTTATTTATCTTACCTCCTTTCTTAATAAATTCTTTTATCATTTCAACAAATGAGGCTTTGTCTATATTTTTTGGTATGGCTGAATTTTCTTCAAAGAAGTCACCAATGTTAAATGTTTTTGGTAGCCTTAACATATTTTGATTGATACCAAAGTCTTTTAAATTGAGTTCTTCACCATATGTTGAAAGATCTAACCTTATACCAAACTCTTTTCCTTTCTTAAATGCTGATTGCTGGAAGTATATTTTATTTCCAGGAATTGGGTCTATTAATGTTGTTGGTCCTTCAATACTTTCAGGATATTCTGAGCTTATAATAAAGCCACCCAATGATGGTGCCCTATATTTTCTAGAATAGAATATAATTGGATTTAAAGTACCAATATTCGCAATTTCTTGATTGTTTGCTTGCAAATATTTACCATATTTTATGGCATTTTTCATTTTTTCATCAAAATCAAGATTTTTTAATTCGATACCTTTAATATTCTCGTCATCATATTCTTGAGTTCTTGATGTCCAGATTGCTGAAATTTCATTTGTAGATGGAAATTCAACACTCATATTGGGGCTTAATTCTCCCGTTGATTTATCTGCTAAGTACATTCTATCGTCATCAACATAAAAATACAATCCTCTTAATATATAATATCGTCCAGGATGGTTAGATTCGTCATGAGTCTCAACGATTACGTTGTTAACTATAGATTTTAAGTATTTTTCAAATAATAAAAGGTCTTTTTTCATACTAAACTAGTTATTTATAAATACACAATAATTTAAAATTGTTTGAATTTTTAGTTCAAATAAAATATTTATATAATAAATATTAAGAACTTATGGTATATAGTGTAGAAAAAATAAAAAAAGCTATTTTAGATAAAAAATATGCTTGGTTTGATGGCCCTAGAGAGTATAATATAAATATAATCGGTATAAGAAACTCTTCTACAGGTAAACGAGTAACTAACGTATTCGATGACTTATTAACAGTGTCTTTTGTTGCCGAAGGTAAATGGCAATATTTTGAATGGCCAATAACTACAGATCCAGGCCGGAAAGCGGTTGTCGCATTCAAAGCTAGGAATGGTGTTGCTAGATTGGTTCCTGGACAATATCTAAGATCTCACAGTATCAGAAAGCATAGAAACGAATATGAAGCTTTATGCCAAGATAGCCCTTTAAAAGTTTTTAGAGATAGTAATAAAGACATGACTTTTGATGAGAAGATAATACAAGAAGGTGTATTTGGAATCAATATTCACAGGTCAAATCCAAGAACAGAGTCTTTATTAGTTGAAAATTGGAGTGAAGGCTGCCAGGTCTTTAGACGTAGAAAAGATTTTGATGATTTTATGAATATTTGTAGGAAATCCAGAGATTTATACGGCAACAAATTTACATACACATTGATAGAGAGCTCTGATATAAAATAAAAAAAACCCCCACGATAACATGGGGGTTTTTTTTATTTACTTTTTTTACGGTTAAAAAATTTAGAATTATTAACCTCATCATATCTTTCAAAAATCTCGTTCGGCAAACTAAGACTTGGATTCATTGATAGATTAATAGAAACAAGTCTAGGAAGACGAAAAATACAGCTTGGAATCGTCGTAAGCCTTTTATTATCTCTTATAAAGAGGCCTGTAAGGTTTTCTAGTTTACAAATTTCTTCCGGGATTTTAATTACCCCACCAGACAAAGATAGCGTGTTAATATTAACAAATTTACCAATAGATCTTGGTATTTCAACATTTAATGTTACATCATCAATACCAGAATTTTTTGTTGATATATTTATCGTGCTATATTTTTCTGGTTCGTTGACCTTATTAAATAGATCATCTAGGCCATAAAGCGCGGCATATTTTGAGTCAGTTGTTTCTGGGTATTGAATATCTAGCATTCGTCTACTATCGGCAGCCTGAGGCATATTTATTTCAGCTTCAAAATCGGATTTTCTCTCTTTCTTGATTTTATTCATACGACCTGTGTTACTGTTTAACAAAACAATATCGTCGTGAGACAATTCAGATAATTTTAATTGTGAAATTCTAACGATACTTTTTGTTATTATATACTCAAGAGTATCCTGTTTAGTATTTTCTAATTTACTGTAGTTTAGACTATAACCTAAAGCTACATATTTTTTCTGCATTTCAGATGATAAGTTTTTATATTGTTCATCTGAAATTTTTTCAGAAGTCAATTCTAGCCATAAAGCGACTTTAACATCATCGTTATTAAAGAATGCTGTTGGATTATTTCCTACCTCAATTTTTTTCATTTCCGCATATAAAGCTTGTTCGCTTTTTGTTAGCGGAATAGGCTTGAATATATATTTAAGATCTTCTAAAAATTTACATTTTCTCGTTATTGTATCCCAAGCTACTACGGTTATTCCAGCGTAGTCACCTGAGTTAGTTTTGTCAGCAAGCCTCATATTACCTTGAGGATCAACAAGCACTACTAATGTATAATTAATGTCATTATAATCTAATGTGTGATTTACAACGTGGTATATTGTCAGATTTTTATCAAATCTGTAATTATAGAACAAATTACCACCACCTTTACGGCTAGTACACCAACTTCGACCAAATCCTAAAGCAATAGCAACAGGTTTTTCATCTGCCAGATATATTGTTATATTTTTATCATTATATACAATATTTTTATTAATGTCTTGGAAAGCATCAATTTGTTGGATTTCCTCTTTATCATTAGCGTCAACAAGAGCTTCAAAATCAGCGAATGACATAGTATCAACTCTAGGAGTATTTATATCATATTGTGAGTTTTCATTTATGTATTTATTTACATAGTACAGAATTTGTGTTTTTGTAATACCCTCTTTTTTGAAATTATCAATAAGCTTTTTCTTAATCAATTCATTATAATTATAATTCGATCTTCTGTAAAGATTATATTCTAATGTAGAAAAATCATCATAATCAAAGATGTTTTGTTCACTTTTAGGTAGCATATCTTCTATTTCAAAGAAATTTCTAATACCACGAATAAGCATTTCATTTTGTGCTTTAGATCCCATCTTTCTAAAGTGGGTTATAGCATTTTTAAGACTTTTCTTTTGAGACATACTTTTTTCTTGGCTTGCGACCAAGTTTTTAAGGTCACTAAAAGTATACCTTGTAATATCTTTTTTATCAACAGGCAATGCTTGTTTAATACGCTCAAACGCTTTAATAAGTTCAATCGCTTCAGCATCATTAATATTAGGATCCTCCTTTTTAAATTTAGCGAGTATGTTCTTAATGTTAGCCTCAGATGCTTCAATAAGCATCATTTTTTTTATTTTTTTAATTTCATTTAAAACTTGAGTATTCATACAGAATATTTTTTTGCAAATATAGGTTAAAAAACTAATTATTTTTTTGTGAAAAGTGCCAAATAACAGCACTTTTCACAAATATTTTAATTTTTAACTGTTAATGGTTTTATTTCTGAACTTTCTTGTAAAAAAGATTTAGCCCAGTCATCAAACTGATCCCAATCATTGACTAATGATTGGCTTTTGTCTAAATGAATTTCATCCCATTCGAGATTATCAGTCATCCAGTCCTGTTCGTATATATAATTTTGTTCCATCTTCTGATCCACTTTCAATTAATTCATAAACATCTAAAAATCCACTTGGAAGTTCTCCAGTATAGTTTCTAAGAACAATAACTTCTAATGTTTTAGAAGTAACTAATGATCTTGGTAGTGATTTTAATTTGGTATTGTTTTGCAATGACAACATCATTAGACTAGGTAGATTGCCAATCTCTTCAGGTAACTCAGATATGAAATTAACAATGTATATATCTCTAACCTGTTTAAACCTAATAATTGATTCCGGAATTTCCACTGAAACTTCTGAGGTTGAAGTGTTTTCCAATTGAATTTCACTAACATTCTCAGGTATTAGTTCAAATATTTCATCTAACCCATATAATGCAGCATATTTACTTGCGATAGAATTGGGGTAATTTATTTCTGCGGCATCATCTTTAAATGTTGAGGATAAATCTGAAGAAAATTTTGACTTTAGATTTATTCTTAATTTTCTAGCGTTAGGATCGTTACTTGTCAATAGAGCAATATCTTCAGTGGATAGTCTATCCAGTGGGATATTTTTCATACTTTCAAGTTTTTTGTTAACATAATAAGCCAAAACAGAGGGCGGAGAAGTTTGAATCATAACAGAATTTAAACTATAGCCCAAACTAATATATGTTTTTTGGCTCTCTTCTGGCAAATTAGCATATTGTTCATTTTCAATACTTGAGCTTCGTAATTCTAACCAAGTGTTAATTTTATCAATGTCTCCATCAAAATAATCAGTAGGGTTAGGACCAGGGTTTGTGCTCATGTATTTGCTAACAAAATTAGCTTCCTCATCAGTCAAAGGTTCAGGCTTGAATAATTTCTTATACGGGTCAAGAAGAGGGTTTTTCTCTACTATGGTAGACCAAGGAACAATTGTCGAACCGGCAAAAGTACCTGAGTTTGTCATGTCGGCAAGATTATACCTACCATCACGCTCAACTAGGATTACTAACCCATAATTAACGTTTGTTCTTGGTATTGTTTTGTTTATAACAAAATAAATAGTAAGTCTCTTACTTAGTCTATAGTTATAAAACAAGTTACCACCACCTTGTCTACTAATACACCAGCTAGCTAAAAATCCAAAAGGAACAGCATCTTTTTTAGAGCCAGCATGATAAATTTGCAATTCGTCAGTATCGACTAATAATTCTGCGGTTGTGTTGATTTCACCTGATGAAACAACATTTTCGTCCGGGATAGCTCCATCAATAAAATGCTCAAAATCTTCAAAAGACATTCTATCAACAGGGGGTGCATCCGGAGGAATAACATGCATACCTCTAAAATACTTTGAAAGGTAGAATTCAACCTGATCTTTATCAACACCTTCTTTTTCGAACTTTTCCTTTAATTTTTTAGTCAACAATGTTTTATAATTAGGCCTTTGTTCATTGGCCTCGCCATATAGCAAGTCTTTCAAAACATCAAACTTAAATGTTTTAATATCTTGATATTTTTTAGGTAATGCTGATTGTATTTCATAAAAGTTTTTGATCGCTCTTTTCAATCTTACCCTTTCGATACTTTTTTCCGTTTTCTTAAAATAATCAAACGCATCCGTGAACAATTTTTTTGTTCTTAGATTATCGATAAGCGATTTTAGCTCAGGAAATGAATATCTAGCGATATCTCGACCATCAACAGGCAAAGAAGCTTTAAACCTCTCAAAATCGTCAATATATTGGACGATTTCTGCATCTGTTAGCCTCGGATCTGTTTTTTTATATTTGGCAGTGAGTTGTTTAATGACTTTATCACTAACCTCGAACAACATCAAACTTTTTAGTCTGGAAATTTCTTCTTTTAGATTACTTCTCATAGTTTTAGATGAAAATATTATTATGATAAATATTAACTAATTCAAAAAATAACACACAACAAATAAATAATGTTGTGTGTTATTTTAATAAAAATAAACAAAAGACCTCAGACTTTCAAATACGAGCTTATATACGCCCTAAATTTATTTGAATGTTGTTTGTCTGGGACAATAAACCAATTCGGCTTTTCGTATGTACTAACTTGGCCGTTATATGAAATTTTTAAAGAAGAGCTGGTGTTTTCAACCAAAAGGCCCATTTTACGATTACCGGATTTGTCTGCAATTTCAACGAAGTATTGTTCCATTTTTTTTATGTTTTATTAATTGTGGGGCAAAGATACTGGCATTTTTTTAATTTGCAACACTTTTTTGAAAAAAAAAATATTTATAGTTTATAAATGAAAATATGAGATACTCTCTAATACAATCTTTAACTGCTTTAATAACTGAGGCTTCAAAAATGGATAGCCTAATAAATAAATTAAAAATAACTGAACCAAATGCTAAATTTTTAAATCAATCTTGTGGAAAATTGTCAATTTGGATGGCAAATAAAATTATTGATGCTATACTAGACAAAAAGTATGCATTAATTTTAAACCAGCCAATACCCACAGGACCAAATGCCCGTAAATCTGAAGATGTCGCAAACATATTGAATGTTAGGCTAAACTCGATAAATGTTAGGCAGACAATTATTAGTATTATGGACTATATTAGAGTCGGATTAAGCGGTAATATAAAAACTATAAATGATTTATCAATTGAAGACATAGCTGAACTATCTAGAGAATGGCATGAATCTTTAGAAGTTGGGGCAGGATCCATAGATTATAAAGAAGAACACCAAATTATTCTCGATTTTAGGGATGAAAATGGTGAAGGATTTTACTGGGCAGATTTAGGTACGAATTATTCTGAAGAAGAGTGTGAAAGAATGGGCCATTGTGGTAGATCTTCATACGGAGACTTAGTATCTCTGAGAAAAAATTCAAAAATACCTGGGACAAATCATACTTTAAATAAAAGTTATTTAACTGCGGCGATAGGATATGGTACATTGTATCAATTAAAAGGTCCAAAAAACTCAAAACCGGAAGACAAATATCATAAATATATCATACCTCTATTTTATTTAACTGACGATGAAGGCGATTACTTCATAAAAGGATTCTCATCAGAATACGAATCAAGCTTAGATTTTAAATTAACAGATTTGTCTGATCAAGAAATACGAGATATATATGAAAATAGGCCAGATTTATTTGATAGCTTAGGGGGTAAATTTTTACTGAATAGTTTAAATATTTCCGGTGTTACGGTTGATTTGAATGTAACTATTTCGGTAGATCCTGATGATATTTCATCGCTAGTTTCTTGTGACCGTAGGGGAAGAAGAGGTTGCGATGAACTTTTCATATCTATAATAGATGGTGAAATGTACTCTTATTTCGATAATTATTATAATCACTTTAGTAGTATATATGATGTTAGAAACATGATAAACGATAGCAATTTATCAGAAATTAAAGATTTTATTAATAAAAAAGCGGAAAAAGAAAATTTAGATATTAGTGAATTAGATTTAGACGAAGCAGCAAAAGAGTTAGATATTCACGATGAAATTGTTAGGGTGATAAATATTGCTTACGGTGATTGTGAATCAAATGAATACGCTAATTTGTATTGGAATAAACTTAAAGATTGCCTCGAAGAATATGGTAAAATTACTAGATACTTTCATGAAGGCGAACCTGACAAAGCTTTAATTGAAGTTGACTTATATCAATTATTTCGTAATGTACCTATAGGTGATATCAACACTTACAGTGATAATTTTGGTGATGATTATTTTAGTATCATTAAAGAGGCTATTTATGATGGTAATGTAACCCCACCTGATTTTTCAATCCCAGATTATTTTTACGCTGATGTTAGTGATGAAGCTTTTAACGAATCGTTAGAAAATAGGATTTCTTGGGACCTAAATTAATTTACTCCTCATCAGAGAAATACATAGCATAAAGTTCTGGGTTTTCTGCTTTGAATGTTTCAATGTCGTCATAAACAGTGACTTGGCTGTTTATTTTATGTACATTGGGATTTTCAATCTCTCTGTCTTCATTAATCAAGTTAACAATCTCATTAAATTGTTCATCGCTTATTTTATAAGTTAACGCCATCTTCTTGAATATATTTTAACAATTCTTCTTTATATTTTAAAGCAATTTTTTTTAGTATTAGAGGCTTGTTTTTTAATTGATCCACCAAAATTTCAACCAAGTTTTCATTACTAAAAATCTTGTTAATAAATTTTCTTGGGCCTTTTGCGATGTATTCAACGATCTCGTTTGGTACATATTTTGCGTTAACATCACCAAATAATTTTCTTATCTGAGTACGCATATTAACACCCTTAGGGTTAAAAGACAACTCACAAAGCCTTTTTACTGTAAAAAATGGAAATATTATCTTTTTTGCTTCACTACTACCAAATATATTGGTCATAGATCTATTTATCTTTAAAGAATAATCATATGTAATACCAATATATTTCTCATGGTTATCTACAATATAATCTCTGGATAAATAGAGGTATTTTATGTCATAAACATCACTAGTTAGTTTTTCTTTACCAGGCATTTTCATAAATAAGAACCCCTCTACGTCTTTAAAGACAAAATTAAAGAAATCCTTCATTATGTATGTATTATTTCGATTAGCTTCATAAAATTCTTTGAATGATCCAAAATCTCTAAACTGATCTCTTTGCTCTTTAAATGCAATAAAACTTGTTTTAACCGAGCCAAGATTTATAGTACCCTCATATATCGTTTTAACTGATATTCGAATATAGCCCCCCTCAGTTCCTTTTTTACTTACATGTTTTAATTGCTGTTTGTCTGGAATAATAATATCGTACTTAGTATGCTTACCATTTGCTAATTCTCCCCGTAAAAAACCGGCTACAAAGCCTTCGATTAGCATCCCCCTATGTGGATAGTTCTCATTAATTAAGTTTCGGTAGAACTCAAAAAAACGCAGTCTATTAGCCTCGCTCGTTTCTTCACTGAAATCAATATCATCACCTAATTTATAGTCTTTAGTAGCGACCATAGGTAATGTTTTAGCCAATATAACGATACCTTTACTTAATGTAGTGTTAGCAACGAATAAATTATTTAAAATTTTATCTACATTCTCAGGACTACATGCCTCTCTAGGGTTTTTACAGCATTCTAACTCAGGCAAATATGTTGAGCCCCCTTTTTCTGTTAAAAGTCTTTTCTGCTCGCTATTAATGATAATATTCATACAATTATAAATATTGCTTTATTGTCAATTTTTTAATTCTTTGCAAATAATGGCACAATATTCGTAAAGTTCTAATTTTTCACAATGTCTTAGGACGTTATTTAGCCCCCGTTCCCATCCTATTTCTCTACTTTTTACAGCAATTTTGAACTCATCTTGAGTATATACCATATTGGGGGGCGAAATGAGTGTTTTGTATTCAATTTCTGTCATAAAAAAAATTAAAAAAAGCTTTGCGGTTTAAAATAATGCCCATATCTTTGCAGTCCAATCAGGAACAAGTCACAAATCACTTAAAAATTCAAGCCATGCGCATCACAGACCCAATTCTCGGTAACTACGTAATCGATGTAACAGAAAACAGCTTTACTCTTCGTGAGATAAAGGTTAAAAAAGGCAAAAATACCGAATCAACCGTTGGGTATTTCACAACTCTTGAAGGTGCCATCAATAAACTCATCAAATGTAAACTTTTGACCCGTAATTCTGTTATCAGTCTTACTGATTTTATCAAAACCTACAAAGAAGAATCAGATAAAATCAAATCTGTCCTTCAAAATATGCTTGTTTTGGCATAAAATTGCCTATTTTTTCTCAAAATCGGTCAAAAAATCGCTATTTGACTCAAAATAATTGCCATTTTCGACAGAATATGTTCGAGAATCGATGACATAACCAGGATTTGACGTAATTCTGTTAGATGTAAACGCTCTATCATACCAAACTACCTTGTTGTTTGGATATGCGAAGAAATTTCCGTCAAATCCTTTGAAAATGTGGGCACATTTATGCTCTGGAGTCTCAGCAAAAGATACATTTGTCATCATGTTGTTCTCGTGAGCCCAATCTATGGTAAAAAGATACTCTCCTTTGTATTTTTTGCCTGAAATTGAGGTCAAATCGGCAGTTAAACCCTGTAAACGATGTCTTATTTGCACATCAATGTAATAACTGAAGCAATCCCAGTAAATGTGCTCTTGTAATTCCAAAATTGGTGCATCTTTTTTCCAACAAAAGGAATTAATTGGGCGTCTAGTCCAATTAACACCGTTTTCTAGGAAAACTTCGAACAACAAAGTTTTAGATTCTATCGATGATACTGAGTGAACTTCGCATTTTGTGTGCGATACAAAACCTTTTTCATGATTGTATAGGAAATTGTCCCTAAAGTAACATGAAATGACTGGAATATTTGAATTTAAGTATGGCATTTTTTATAAAAATACAGTTTTTTTCTTCAAAAATAAATAAATATTAGCATGAATATTACCGTGCTTTCAAGAGCTGAGTTTAAAAAACTCGTTGAGACTATTTCTACCGAAGAAATGGGTAAAACAGCATTTATCTCAATTCACGATCCGTCTGGGCCCAATTCAACTCATATTATCGAAGGTGATAACGTACTAAATTTACACTTTGATGATATTGAATATATCCCAAAATCAAAAGATATTTTTATGCGGCATATCATTCCATTTAATAACGAAATGGGGGATCAGATAATTTCATTTGCTAACAAAAACAAAGACAAAGATAATTTTGTTATACATTGCACATTTGGTAAATGCAGGAGTGGGGCCGTAGGTGATGCTCTCTCAACATATTTTGAGATCCCATATTTCGATTTCAAAAGAAAAAATCCAAGAGTACAACCAAATTCTCTGGTTAGAAGCATACTTATAAATAAAATCACATGACAATAAAACATATTCTTTTGATCTTATTTTTATTGGCAATAGCACCGATTATTCTTGATAACTTAAAAAAAAACAAAAATGAGTAAACATATTATTCTATCTCTCTGTGTAAGTTTGACTATTATGCTTATTTCCGGGTATAATATTTTTATTACCAAAAAAGTCCGTTGTGACTGCGAACTAACAGATAAGACAACTAAAAACCTGTATTACAAAAAAATTGTTTATCTAACATATGATTGCGGAGAAGTAAAATACTCAACAGCAAAAATAGATGTAAATGAATATGATAACGTAAAAATTGGGGATAAATTTCAGCTTGAGGATTATATTATTGATAATAAAAAAGGTTTTATTAGGGCAATATCAATACTCTGCTTATTTCTAAGTGTTATTGTATTTAGTATGTCTTTGCTAATTTTAACAAAAAAAGCCAGTCTAAATTAGACTGGCTTTTTTTTATGTTAAAAATTTTGTTTTTTGAAATTTACCTGCTTTAGCATGTTCAAGTTTTGGGGTTTGGGGGTATCCCCAAACAGACAGAAGATTTTGAGATCCTTTTATTATATCATCATAAGTATAATTAGGGTCTTTAGCCAATAATTGTTCGATTGTTTGGGTGAAAACACCTCCTTTAGCGTTTTCATACGAAACCTCTCTAACATTTGAAGAGGCTAAACTTATAATACTAGCATTAACTCCCCTTAATGTGTTATTTGTCGCTTTTGGAGGAACGGCTCCAATAACTTTTGTAGACCTAGCTGTTCCTAAAGATGCTTCACCGGCCAAAGGACGCCTAAAATTTGATTCTGAGAAGCAGCAATCTATGATCCTTATGATCTTAATACCTTTAGCAAATTTCTTCCATACAGGTAATTGTTCTACGTCCCAGAACACATCATCATGAAAGCATAAACCTGTAGCACGACCTTTATGTGGGTCATCAAAGTATGTACCATGAGAACTTTGTGTTATTAACAAAATATCTCCAGATACCATTATTTTAGATACCTCATCTAGATACAATACATAATTTGAAATTGTCGCACCAGAATCTATTAATAATTTACACTCAAAGCCATTTTTTTTTGCAATATCAAACATTACATTAGCATCTCTAACGCATTGATTTAAATTTGAGTCAGCACCATAAACATTTGGTGAATATATATTAATACCTATATTGAATGATATTTTTTTCATTTTACTTAATAAGTTTTATTTTAATTTCATGCTCACTATTTGGAGACAAGATCCTAGATGTTTCCACCTTAGACCAATCGCCCAATAAAGAGTAATAGCTCTGAAAATCGATTAATTCCTGTTGGTCATAATCTCCGGTTATTTTAAGACTTATTGTATTATCGTTTTCCTTAGTAAAACTATTTGATTCTATTGCTGCGGAAACTTTTTCTACGATTTCAGATCGTTTAGCTTTTGGATCTTTTGCCGGGAAATCTTCTGGTTTATATATTTTAGCCATAATTTTATAGTCCTAATTCATTTTTAACGTCGCTTATGTATATCACTAACGCTTCGAAATCATCTAAGTTTATGACACCTTTTGATTTAAATTCTCTTAATTCTCTTGAGGCTTGTGCCAAAACCTCTAGGTAATATTCTGGTTTAATTTCTTTGTTTTTAACAGAATCAACCATATTCCATAAATACTTAGCGGGATCTGAAACATTTTCCTGCTCAGTGATTAACTTATTGAATAGAGTAAAAAATTCTGCTTTTGAAACTTTTCTATCTGTATTTTTTTGCATTTTTTATTTTTTTTAATTTAATTTTATTAGGTTAATATATCTCCTTTTACATATATTTTTTTTCTGATTTCATCTGGAGACATATTCCTAGCTAGATCTGTTCCTCTAATATACAAATTACCATTGATATGCTTTAAACTACCTAATGAAGAAACCAACGTACTTGTAAGAATTAAATCACCAATAACGATAGCCAGATCACCAAGGTCTCTTAATTTAGACCTCGAAGCATTAACATTACCGTAAGCTAAATATAAATCACCAAGACTAGGAATATCACAATTTACAATGTTTAAATCCCCAATGATATATATCATATTTTTTAAAGTCTTAGCTTTAGTCATATTTAAATTGACATCCCCTTTTAAGCCATATTCAGGATTGCCTTTATGCTTTAAGTGCATGTGCAATCTAATCCAATCATTATCAAACTGAGAATAATCTAAAAGCTCAACTGATGAGCTATCATCCATTTGTTCATATAATCTGGGCTTTTTATAAAAAAAATTCCTCATACTATTTAAGTAAAAACTCTACTATTTATTACGATTTTATGGACAAGTCTATCGTCAAATTTACCGTTAACCCAGGATAATATAACATCATTTAGAATCCTCAATGAAAGGTCGCACATTCCAGACAATTTTTCATAATAATCTTTAGTTATATATAACTTTTTTGAAAAAGTACCAGAATATTTATTTGGGTTTTTTATTACCCCAATAACAGGGTAATCCATATCATCATAAAATGAATATGATGGTAATTCAAAATAACTATGAACACCTCTTTCTAAGGGGAATCTAAGTGTCGATGGTTTCTTTAGTAAACTATCTAATTCATTCTCAATCAATGACATATCGCCAGTGGCTTCACTAATAGTTTTTCTGATTAATGCCGTCAATTCAGACTCTCTTAATAAAATCTTTCTTTTCATATTAAATAAATATCTTTTTAATTAAAAATTAAACAATTCTGTCCCAATGTACAGATGAATCAACGTAAAAAACATCATGAATTTTTACATTAAATCGATCTCTAGCCCAACCTATCAGATAATCTTTGGCAGTATAATCCGTCAAATCAAAATTATCTTTTAATACATTAAGAAGTTCTCCATCAATAAATATTTGATATTTTTCAGGTACGACTAATATTTTAGGCCTTAATGTTATTTTAGACTTCATTAGTATGTTTCTACCCCGATAACTGGTATCATACCATCTAGTTTTATCGTCTAATTTATCAAACACCTCACGTTTATTTATTAATTTCATATTTTAAATTAAAATTTAATCGCCAAAAAAATAATCCTCAGCAGATCCTGGTTTTATATTATCTTTCTTTACTGAGGCTTTAATATCATTTTCTATATTATTTAGTAACCCGTCAATAACATGCTTAATTAAACTTATAGAAGTATAAGCTAAACCAGTGATCCAAGCACCTTTAAATAATACCTCAGGTGTCAGTTCATAAGGAAAATGTCTATATTGGCTATATATGTTGAAGACAGGTAACATAAAGCAAATGGAAAGTGATTTGGCTGAATTAGCAATGCTTACGTTAACAAGCCTAAGAATTTTCATTAACTTAACTATCATTTTTTTAGAAAAATCAAATGCAGAATCAAACGCCTCTACTAACCCATCATCGTCTATTTTTTTGAAAATTTGCTCAAAAATTACCCTGGAGTCAAACATTAATTGAGCCACAATACCACTAATTATTAAATTAATCTGATTGTCTGATAAATCGAATTCACCCGTTTTTAAAAATTCCTCTACAGGCTGAGCAAACCCTGGAATGAAAGTTTTATATGCAATATATAATGAGAAATACCTGGGGAACTGTTTGATAAAATAAGATTCAAACTTTCGACCAAATTTAGATACTTTGCTGAATGCTTTTGAAATAATTCCGGATATTTTATTTTCCGTTAATAAACTGGCCTCAGATTCAATTAAATATTTGTAATGCCTTTCTGTTATAACATATTTAACCATATGATGTATTAATATTTATTATAAATATCCAAGATATTATTAGTTTTACAAAAAAAATTGGGGATAAGCATATTTTGCTCATCCCCATGTATATTAAATTCAAGTGGAATTTATTATTACCTAGAAAACTTAGGTAAAATGTCTAAAATATTTTCTAATTGCATATTGACGCCATTCATATCTCTCCTCTCAATACGTCTCTCTAAATTTGACGCGAACCTTCTAAGCAGTTGAATTCTGTTGTGAGTTCTTGTATTTTGTGAGAGATCATTTATTTTAATATGTAATACAACAACCTCCCCTAATGCACCGTCAAAATCTCTATTTAACATTCTATTACTTATATTATCAATAATATCATAGATATTATCTACAATTGCACGCCTGATTCTAGTATAGTCTTGTTCAAGGAGAAATTTATTAACTATATTGATAAAATCAGATTCTTTAATTATAATATTCCTACTCATACCATATAAATATCGCAATTTTTTAAATTGTATTTGTAAATAGATTATAATTTTATACCCAATAAGGTATAATTCATAATTTTTGATGAAAATTATACCAGATAAGGTATAATTTATTAATCAGTATGTGTAATTAATGCAAAATGTAAAGAATTAAGTACCTGCCTTAACAGCATCAAATTAGCATCGCACGTACCTAACACGTACTGAACATATAACCCATCAGCGTTTAAATGTTCATCAATAATAGTCTCTACAAGTAATTTACTATGTTCTACGATAGAATTAAAATATTTGATAGCCTCATAAATATGAGTATTAATTTTAGTTAAAAATTCTTCAGAACCTCGCCCACTTATACGGTCAATAATTGGCTTTAAAGTTTCAAAAAAATCAATTCTTATATCATCTATAGGATCGACAAATAGTTCCTTTAGACTTTTTTTCATTTCCGTAGTTTCCATATCGAACTCCAGGCTATACCAGCCAAATCCTTCAATTATTTCTTTATAGTGCTTAATATTTGCCAGTTTTTCGATGAACCTACCAATAATCTTTCTAAACCTTACTAAAAACTCAGTATTTGTATTTTCAGTTAATATTTTATGAATTAATCGATTTAAGTCAGTGTTATTTAATTTTGAATTTTTCATATACTAATTCATTTTTTTTAAGTCATAAAAGTCATAAGAAGATTTTTTAAGTTCTCTTTCTAAGAAATCATGCAAATCAGAGATAGCAACTTTTAACTTATTAAAAATTTTATCGCATTGTCCTGCATATATGTGTAAAATATTATTTTGGAAATTTATATAATTGTCGACAATTTTATTAGCAAGAATATGGCTACATTTTACTAGCGATCCGGCAGTCTTTTGTACATTGGTCACTAGTCTTAGTAAAGTTTCCAAATATTTCCCTTCATATATATTTTTGTGTTCGAAACTATATATGGACGTGGAAATCTCAACTAAACTAAACAGTATATCTTTTATCGGGTCAATAAATAAAGTTCCAATGTACCGATATACGTTTGTTTCATCATTAGCCCAATCAAGCGACTTTATGTTCTTTTTCAACATCGTTAATTGCTGTGAGTAACTACTAATATTAATAATCTTATTAAGAATGTCATAAACAGCCATGTATATTTCATTACTGAATGAATCTATGTATGCTTCATTAAGAACCCGTTTAGTGATCCTATTTAAATCTTTGTTTGTAAATTTATTTGCTCTCATGTTATTTTAATTAATTTATTATCCTGGTAATATTTAAACTCACTACAAATAATTTTATGTTTTTTGTCACCATTGTATATAAAAGTTACTTCTTTATACCCATCTTTATCATTTATTTCTATTTCATATTCTGGAGGTTTATTATTAGTGAACGATAGAATTCTAGCAAACTCCAATTTTCCAAAATTAGTGGGCCATTCATCAAATTCTAATAAATCATCAACAAATTTAAGGTCTGGGAATATATCACCAAATACTAATGTATCTAGTTCGATACGTATCGAACTAGCTCCCACAAGATTATTATAAATATATTCATCATAAAATAAAACTTGAATATTATCATCAAGATAAACATCATGATCAATATTGTTACAATAAGATACAAAATTATCCACAGCATCTTCTGTCAGATATGCTTGATCAGAAATTTCAAAATAATTAAAATTTAATGTAACCATAATTTGTTTTTAATACGGATCTAAAAATCTAATATTCTTATCTGTCACAACAAAAAACCTAGGGTCTTTTTTGCAATTAACAAAATATTCATTGTAATTTACCCATCTGGATATACTTTGCTTTAAATTTTTAAAACCAAAATTTTCCTCAAGCTCAGCCATGAAGTTCTTGTCATAATAAATTATGCAAGACTTAAAATCGAACATGAATACAGCATATTTTTTGTTGGGGGCTATAAAATATGTTCTATTAACATCTTCAATAATGTTTAATTTACTTAAAACGCTATCAATTAACTCATAAGAGTTATCAAAATCATCAAATAGTTCATCTTGAGTATATGGCTTTGTATACTCTGATATAATATTTAGTATTATACTATTTAATTCATTCTCATTTATTATTATTTTTTGCATTTTAATTTTTTACTCAGTTTAAGTCGGTTTTATCCAATCTACCATATTTTAAATACGTATTCCAGGATTCGAGTGTTTTCATTAATTGAGCGATGTTTTCATCTAAACTACTATAATCAATACCTAATAATGGAAATCTGTCTAAAGATCCTTTTTTCCCGGAATATGCAGTATAATCTTTGATGTCACTAAGACTAGTTCTTATTTCATCATATATTTCTTTAGCACTTACAGCTGTTTCATATATATCATTACTAATATTAAGTATAAACATTTTAATAATATCCGAAGATCCCTTGGCCTGAGGATAAATTTCTTTATTTAAGTCACTAAGCGTTTGAATTGAAGCAGCAAAATGTGCTAGAGGCTTGCCTATATGAACATCATATATATCCATGATGTTAGAAGAATACCTACGATTTGTTTTATCCGAAGTAGAAATTAACTTAATGCCGTGATCTAAATTATTTTCAAGCGTTTCTCGTTTTGACTTTAAATCGTTAGTAAACTTATCAACAATTTTAACATATTTTTTGATAAATTTTTTATTGTCAGATTTTGAAGTATCTTCATTTAATACTTTACTAACGATCCTAGTAATTTCTTTCTCTGTAATTCGTCTCATATCTAAATGGATATTATTTAACTTTACGTAGCGACTCAATTAGATCGTTCATTAAAGATGTGATTTTTTTTGTTATTGAATTAACCTCATTTGGTTCTAAATTTGTGTCTTTATAACCTCTCGTAGTAAATCCAAGCCTCCTAAATTCTTTTAATACTTCGCTAGATGTACCTATAATGTCTGCTAGCGTTTCATCGTATATTGTATCACCTTGTATGCTTGACAAAGAACCTGCATGTTTGATTACATCAAACACAATTATAACAATACGGTCATTTATAAAAAACCGCTCAGCCATTATCTTACCAAGATCCTTTTTTAAATCCTTTATTTTTTTAGATCTAGAATCTTCGTTAATTACTCTTTTGACAATATTTGTCAAATCATTTTCTGTTAATCTTATAATTTTTTTCATATTTTTTTATTTATTTAAATAAATATCATGGTAAAAAAAAAAGATAATACCTAAATGGGTATTATCTTTTTTTAAAAGTTAGGTTCATCCAAAATAGTTAGATTGTCAATTTTCATTGTATGAAATAAAATTTTATTTTTATAAAATTCATATATATTACCTTGCTTATTAAATATCTCTATTTCAGGATCTAAATTATTTACCAACATGTTATTAACATATTCTAATTTACCCAAAGTGCTGAATCCTGAACTAAATTGTATCGTTTCTGCTAATTTAAGATCCGGAAAATAAGTTATGGATGCCTTGGTGCTTAATACCAAATCGTCAACACTAACAACATTTTTATAAATAATATCTGTGAAATAGCTATAGAATTGGCCATAAATATGAACTTCTTCATTAACAATATCACAATATTCTGCCAATCTAAGATGATTCTCACGAGCAGAGGATCCAAATGTAGAAAAATTGTGGAGTTTAATATAGATCATAGATTAAGGCTTATTTATTATTAGAGTATGTATCTTTTCTCCTTTATATTTTATTGCATATAAATTACCCTCAATATGTTCAATAGTATTTACTGAGCCCATAAGTATTATGGAATCAACTTCTTCCAAAACACCCAAATTTAAGACCTGTGTATATGATATTAATACTTTAACACGTTTTAAATCAGGTAAACATGTAAGGTCCGCAGAGTAATCAAGAAAGAGGTTATCGACCATAACTATATTTGGGAATATAAGTACATTATTATCTCTTCTAAAATTACCTTCAATTCTTATGTCAGTATCAACAGCATTACAATATTCTGACATCCTCATAAATTTGTTCGAGACATATTCGTCATATTCTTTATCAGGAAGATTCCTGCCTTTATTAGGTTCAGTATCAAATAACTCGGTACGTAACGTAATCATTATCCAAATATTAAACTATGTATTTTTTTATTATTATTGTATACGACAAATTCATTATGTCCTATGGGCTTTAATTCATATCGATGGTTTACTTGTGGTTGAAAAATTATTAAATCAACCTTACGTAAATTTCCGAAATAAAATTTTTGTGAACCTACAGATAAATATTCAGCATAAGTTAAATCAGGGAAAATATCTGCCAAGTATGGCGTATACATAACCAATACGTCAATTTTAACAATATTTGGGAATGTATGCTCCTCATCATGGATATATAGGGCACCAGATAAATGTATTTCAAAATCTACACTATGACAGTAATCTGATAGGTTTTTATTTGTAGATTTATTTCCGGCACCGTTTCCAGTATAAAAATAATCCTTATCTAATTTTATCATTAGTTGCCAATAATTAGTTTGTTTATTTTAAGTTTGTGTCCCCTACCTCCATCTTTAGTGTCAAATCCGACGTTATATATTTTATATATATCGTCTTTAATCTCTTGTATCTTATAGTTTTCTTTTATATGACCAGGGATATAAAGAGTATTAACATCTTTTAATTTTCCAAAATCTATATTAGAGCAACCAAGAGCTAAAAAATCTATGTGTGTAACATCAGGGAAAATAACCCCAAAATTTTCCTGATAGAGGTATACTGTAGTAATGCTAACAACATTAGGGTAGGTATGTGGTAAATCAAAGATAGATAGGCTTTCACGACGCTCTACAATATTTATCGGGACATCAACATTATGGCAATAATGGGACAAATTTTCCAAAGCATTAGCATAATCAGAAAGATCTTGATCATCTGTACGAAACCATATAAATTCTATATCAATCATTTTTTAGTTAAAATCGTTTATCTTTATTATTTTCGAATATTTACCATTTTTGAACATGAATCTGTTCTGCCCCAAATCAGTAACTTTTAATATAAGAGGATCTTTTATTTCGATTCTTAAATCGTAATAATAATCAATCTCATCTATTACACCCATATCTGGTGTAATTCTGTCTCCCCAAAATACGTTTACCTTTTTAAGATCAGGGAAAGTCTTTAATATGGAACCTCCTTCTGTATGGAAAAATTTTTCAATGTATACTACATTTGGAAACTTATATTTGGTTGTAAATGCTTTGAATTTTTTTTCGTCTACGATACTTACAGGGGCCCCTATGTTTTTACAGTACTGGCTTATTCTGCTTAATATTTTAGAAAAATTATGAGCATATTCAGTTTTTGTTGTGGCAAAATCATCAAAAGTAAGGTTTATCATATAAAATTAACGATAAGTTTTGTTTATTTGAATTACTCTAGAATAATCTTTTGATTCAAATAGATATTTATTTTTCGATAAATGGTTAATTTTTAACCCTTCATCTGAGTACATATAGTATCCAACGTGATAAAAATAATCAACCTCATCAATAATACCCATATCCTGTATTTCACCTTGGCTTGACATTTCACCAACTTCTTTTAAATCTGGGAATACTATAGATATATTTGTGTCACCTAAAATTACGAGGCTTTCTAAATAAACAACATTAGGAAATACAAGTTCATTTCCTTCTAACCTTATTTCCATAAGGCTGTTATTAGTAATTGAAATCGGAACATCGATGTTGTTGCAATAAAGGCTAATTCTCTCAGCTACATCATACGGGTGATCATGATGTGATGTGGTAAAATCAACAACGCTAATTTTTAACATTTTTAGTTAGTTTAATATTTATAAATATGAACATACACGAGAATATAGATAGGATTAAACAAATAATGGGTTTTGGTAGGCCACGTAAGGAAAACTCATTTAATGATGAAAAAACAAAATTTACTTGCCAGGATTGCGGTAATTACGACTATAAAATGTTTATGGTTAATGATGATTTATGGAAAGAATATGGAAATGACAAATTAACATTATGTAAAAGTTGTTTTGAAAAAAGGCTCGGAAGAAAAATAACTAAGGATGATATCTCACAGCACAAAGATGCCTTAGCAAATATCTATAACCCAGAATTAAAAGATCTATATTAGTTATTATATAATAACTTCAGTCACTTTAATTTTTTTTGAATAGTCATCATCCTCAAATAGATAAATCTCATCTGAAATCTTTTTGGCTAACAGCCCAGGCCCTTCCATATAATATACAAACCAGGAAAAAGTGTGAATATCATCAATGTACCCAATATCAGGAATTTTAGTTCTAGCACAAAGCTGGTTAGCCTTCTTTAGGTGAGGAAATATTTTCTTAATACTAATAGATATATCCAATACTAAGGAATCTACAAACACAATATTTTTAAATACCAAAGCTGGCTCAGTCCGGACCCGCAAAAGACCGTTTAGATGTATCGGTTCATCAACAGAACAACAAAATTTACTTATATTGTCACATACATTATAATAATCATAGGCAATGTCACTATAATTTTCACTAAAAAAATCTCTTACATCTAAAGTTATCATAGTTTTATTTTTAATAAAAAAACCCCATTTATAGGTGAAGCAAATATAAGCCACAAATATAAATGGAGTTTTTGAATATTCCTAATATTATTGAAGTATTAAAAATAAACAACTTCGGTTATTTTAACTACACTTGAATATCCCTCCGATTTAAAACTGTATTTATTATCACCAATAGGTTTCATTTTTAATTTTGAATCTGGCCTCATATATTCGGTTGTATCATAAAGACAGTCAATATATTCAATATTTCCAAGATCCAATAGTTTGTCATAACTATATAAAGTATGAACCGTTTTTAAATCAGGAAATGCTATAGAAATATTTGTTTTCATTGGTGTTGATAGGTTATCAACATGTACGACATTTGGAAATATAAGCGAATTACCCATGCTATTAAGTTGTCCATCAATTAACCTAATTGGAATATCAACATTATGGCAATATAGGCTAATTCTTTCCCATACGGCAACAAAAGCTAAATCCTCAGCCATAAAAAAGTCAGGGTTAATAGTTATCATATATTAATGTTTTTAATAAACACTGTTTATTTTTATCACACGCGAATAACTATAATCCCTATTTCTAAATAAGTTCCGATTATCGCCAAGCGGCTCAAACCTTAATGGTGCACTCGCTTTATTAAAGTGTGATGCTCTCCCAAATTCACCAATTTCTTCAATATAACCCATATCTATTGGGTATCCATTACTATGAAATTTACCAACTTTTTTTAAATCAGGTAAAACTATGGATATAGTTGTTGGATCCATAACATAGACTTTATCAACATATACAACATTTGGAAATATAATATCATCGCCAAACAAATACAAAGGTTCTTCCCCTAAAATATTGATTGGCTGGCCTACAGCCCTACAATAATCGCTAAGATTATCCCATATTTCGCCAGAATAAGGGTTTCCGGTATAAAAAAATTCAATATAAATCTCTATCATTACAATTAATAAGATATTTTATGTATCTTAACCATTTTATAGTATCCTTTTTTACTAAATACATAATTATGATTCCCGGCTGGATCGCATTTTAATTCTGGTTTTTTATCTGAAGAATATTTTGACATATTTTTAAAGACATTGACTTCTTTAATATTACCCATATCCAATAGTTGACCAAGACCTGATATCCTACCTACCTTTACCAAATCAGGTAAAATTACAGATATATTCGTTGGATCTATAACCCAAAGATGCGATACATATTCGACATTTGGATAAATTAATTCATCGCCCGTTAAATCTAACGATGTCTCTCCAATAACATGAACTGGACTGTCAATAGCATGACAATACTCACTAAAATTTTCCCACATATCCTGAAGACGATTGCCTTCAGTAAAAAAATAATCTAAGTTAACTTCTATCATTTTATATTTTTATATATTTTAACCAGCTGAGATTAAAGACACATTTATAAATATAACAAATTGGGGTTATGTAATAACCCCAAGTCGCGAGTTTTTTGAAAATAACCTAAGTTATATTGGGAGAATGGGAGTTCTACGAATATTGGTTTACCTTAATAACCCAAGAACCTTTTCTAGATGTAAACTTAAACATATTGTCACCCAGGCTGGTACACCTCATAACACCTTTACGAAAGGTATCCATCATTGTAAATTTAAGAAATGAACTCATTGAGAAAAAATTATCGATTTCCTTTATAGGGCCAAGATCCTCCATAAAGAAATGCACCTGTAAATTGCCAACCCTTTTTAAATCAGGCAGAGATTTAAATAGACTTTTATCTTTAACTACCTTTAAATATTCAACATAAACAACCTTTGGAAAAGTTAAAAGTTGACCGAAAGTATACAAAGGTTCTCCTCTACTATATATCATAAAATCATCATTAATAGAATTACAATGATTACTTATGTTAGCCATATCATGATAATGACTAGTATATTCATTTTTTTCAGTATAAAAATCATCGACATAAATTATTTCCATAATAAATATATTTTAAGTGTAATCATTTATTTTAACAACACTGGTTGCCTCGTTAGAGATAAACATAAAGAAGCCATCACCAATATCTCTAAACTTTGGAACATATAAATCTCTGCGACTATTAATATCTTTTAAATTTCTACAAAAATCAATCTCCTTTATGTTCCCAAGATTTAGTTGGTGGAAACTAGGCAAAAGTGTACCAACTTTTACCAAATCAGGAAAAATCTTAAAAAAGTCGGTAGTATAAAAAGCATCTAAATCACCAATATAAACAACATTAGGAAATGTCAAATTATATTCCTTAGCATATGAAGGGATACTCATACTATGTATCTGAATTTTATCATCAATAGAATTACAAAACAAACTGACGTTACTCATAATATCTAAGAAAGAACAACCGTCACAATCAAAATCTTTAACAAATATTTTATACATAATCAATAATTTTAATCATAATCATTTATTTTAACAACACAGGTTGCCTCGTTAGAGATAAACTTAAAGAGGCCCTCACCAAGATCTTCGCACCATAATTTAACCTCATGTGTTGTATGATCATACCCTTTAACCTCAAGAAAGTGGTTCAAATAGTGAAAATAATCGATCTCCTGTATATTGCCAATATCTTTCATGTAAATGTTTGGGTTAAAAAAACCAACCTTTACTAAATCGGGAAAAGCCTTACCTATGTTGGGGTCTTCAGAGTAAATATTTAACTGCTCGATATAAATAACATTCGGGAATGTTATATCGTTTTCGAGCAAATATATGGGATAGTCCCTACTATATATTTCAATATCTTCAGCACTAGAATGGCAATGCATACTTATGTTAGACATAGTATTTTCTAACAGTGAACGTTCACCAACAAAATCATCTACATAAATTATAGTTTTATCCATACTTATTTAATTTAAACGGGGTTTTAACTAAAGTTATTTACCTTAATATTCCAGGAACCTTTTTTAGATCTAAACGCATACTTTTTGTACCCAATCGGAGCACATATTGTTTGTATATCATAATAGTCTCTTGAACTCTGATTAAAATACTTAGACATACCATGATAATATTCAATCTCTTTTATACCGCCAAAATCATCTACATCAAGATTACCATAAATACATAAGGTACCAATCTTCTCAAGATTAGGTAAAACTTTCACTAATTGTGCGTTATTGTACAAATATACATGACTAACGTAAATAACCTTTGGAAATGTTATTGAATTATCGGTGCATCTCAAATGTAAATAATGCGGGTTAGAACCATATATCTCAATTTTTTTATTATGGGTATTATGACAATGATTACTGATATTAATCATAATATCATCGTAAGAGCAACCATCGCAATCAAAATCTCCAACATTTATTATCTCCATATTATTTAATTATAATCATTAATCTTAATATCCCAGGAACCTTTTTTAGATGTGAATCTATACATATCATCATTAAGCTTTTTGCATCTTGTTTTTATATTAAAAAATTTTCTCGAACTTGGATCCAAAAAATTAGACATGCCTGTAAATCTATTGATTTCTTGTATTTTACCAAAATCATCTATATCCCTAGAATTCGGCCAAAATATTCTAATCTTCTTAATATCAGGCAAAACTTTAACTAAAGTGACGTCTCTGAGTAGGTGTAACATATCAACATAAACAACTTTAGGGAACGTTATTGAGTCGTTATTGCAAATCAAATACTTATAATTTGGTGAACCGTATATAGCAATCTCATCACTAGGTGTAATATGACAATGCCTACTGATATTATCCATAACATCATTGAAGTTACAACCATCACAATCAAAATCTTTAATATATATTATCTCCATATTATTTAATTATAATCATTAATCTTAATATCCCAGGAACCTTTTTTAGATGTGATTCTAAACATCTTATCACCAATCGGTTTGTATTTTGTTTTTATATTAAAATGGTTTCTTGCCATTGAATCAAGAAAAGGATACATTCCGGCAAAATAATCGATTTCCTGTATTTTCCCAAAATCGTCTATATCAAAATAATCTGGCGAAAAATAACCAACCTTCTTAAGATCGGGTAAAATTTTACTTAAACTTACATTTTTGTTTAAGTGTAACTCGCTAACATATGTTACTTTGGGGTATGTGACCTTATTATCATAACCAACTAAATAAAATTTATAACTTTCAGCATAAATAGCAATCTCATCACTAGGTGTAGAGTGACAATGCGCACTTATGTTTTCCATAGTACCCTCTAAGGTTGGGGGGTTTGTAGTTATAAAATCTTCAACATTTATTATTTCCATACTCTCTAAACTTAATTATACTTATTTACCTTTATGTCCCAGGTGCCTTTAGGTGTCGTAAACCTAAAAATATTACCATCAATATTCTCACACATAATATCATGAATTTTAAAACTTTCAAAAAAACGAGTCATACCGATAAAATTATCAACCTCTTTTATCCCACCAAAATCCGTCATACCTTGAATAGGTAAAAGGCTACCAACCTTAACTAAATCAGGTAAAATTTTGCTTGTATTAGTAGATCTAATCGCCGATAAATCATTAACATATATAACTTTAGGGAAAATAATTTCCTCAGGCAAATCATAAATATCTAGCGAACCATATATCTTAATTTCATCACTAGGTGTAATATGACAGTGCTTGCTCATATTCATGAATTGACCATAGATCGTACTACCATCATATTTAAAACTATCAACAAATATTATTTCCATATTCTCTAAATTTAACTATGTTTATTAACTTTAATATCCCATGAACCTTTTTTAGATTTAAATCTATATAAATCATAATCAAGCGGTATGCATTTTGTTTTTAAGTTAAATTGTTTTCTTTTATCTGAACTATAAAAATTAGACATACCCGAAAAATAATTGATTTCCTCTATTTTGCCAAAATCATCTATATCAACATAACTTGCCGAAAATACGCCAATCGTTTTAATATCGGGCAAAATTTTACTTAACCTTACATTGGCGTTTAACTTCACCCAATCAGCATATGTAACTTTGGGGTATGTGACCCTATTATCATAACAAGCTAAATAAAATTTAGAATTTTTAACATAAATCTCATCACTAGGGGTAATATGACAATGCATACTTATGTTTTCCATAGCAGTCTCTAACGATGGGTCAGCACTAATAAAATCTTCAACAAAAATTATCTCTTTCATATTCTCTAAATTTAATTATGTCTATTAACCTTAATATCCCAGGATCCTTTTTTAGACGTAAACCGATACATCTTATTACCAAGCGGTTCACATGTTGTTTCTATATTAAAATAGTCTCTTCTCATTGGATCAAAAAAAATAGACATACCGGCAAAAAGATCAATTTCCAGTATATTCCCAAAATCATCTGTATCAGCAGCGTCTGGCCAAAATGTTCCAATCTTCTTAATATCAGGCAACACGTTAACTAACGTAGCATTTCTACCTAAGTCTAACTTATCAACATAAACAACTTTAGGGTACGTTATTGAGTCGTATTTGCAAATCAAATACTTATAATTTGGTGAACCGTATATAGCAATCTCATCACTAGGTGTAAGATTACAATGCCTACTAAGATTAACCATAACATCTTTATCAGAACAACCTTGACAATTAAAATCGTCAAGGGTTAAAGTTTCCATATTCTTCATATTTTTATAATTTAATCATAATTATCAACCATAATATCCCAGGAGCCCTTTGTTGACGTGAAATTATACAACTTGTTGCCAATCTTTTCACATATTAATGGGGGGATAGGTCTCTTCTTTCTAAGAATCTGACTCATATCGTGAAAGAAGCCAATCCTACTTATTTTACCGAATTCAACAATTTTATGCATATCACAAGTAAAATCACCAACCTTAACCAAATCGGGGAAAATTATCTTTAGACTGGCACTACCGCGCACACGCAATTTGTCAACATAAATGACCTTAGGATATGTCATATCCTCCCAATAGCATTCAAATGCCGGATTATCGCCGCATATTATCGCGATCTCTTCTTCAGTGTAGGGGCTGTTACAATGCCTACTTACCACATCCATAATATGATGATGCATAAAATTGGGGTTATAAAAATCGCTAATATTAATTACTTCCATATTCTATAAATTTAATCATAACTATTAACCTTAATATCCCAGGTGCCTTTTCTAGATGTGAATCTATACATATCATCACCAAGCGGGGTACATTTGAATGGGTATTCATCTTCAGCCCAACCACGAAAATAAAAATATTGATCTAGGCCAGAAAAATTATTAATTTCATTTATTTTACCAAAATGATCTATTTTTTCCTTGCTAATGTTAAGCTTGCCGACCTTCCTAAGATCTGGGAAAGATACAGGTATTGAACAATAGCTAAGTACATGCAAATCCTGAACATAAACAACGTTAGGAAATTTGAACTCATTAGAAACACAAATTAAATATTTATCATAACTCCTTTTATAAATCGAAATTTCTTCGTTAATATAATGGCAATACTGACTGAGGTTTTTAAAAATATCTTCGTATGTACAACCATTACAATTAAAATCATCCATAAAAATTAACTGCATATTTTTATAATTTAATCATATTTATTTACCTTAATATCCCAGGTGCCTTTTCTAGATGTGAATCTAAACATCTTGTCACCAAGCGGTTTACATGTTATTTTCGGTTTTAATTTTTTTATTTTCTCTGGATCGAGCATCTCAGTCATATCCATAAATACATCTACGCTGGCAATGTTCCCAAGATCATCAATATCATAAGGATTTGCACTCAATAATTCACCAATTTTTTTCAAATCTGGAAACGAACGTCTAATATCCGAATTGGCATATAAAAATAACGATTCAATATAAACAATATTAGGGAATGTTAACCCTTTAATGTAACATTCAAAGTTGCGAAAGTTAGGCCCGCTATATATCTTAATTTCATTTTTACTAAAATTACAATGCCAACTTAAATTAGCATAAGCTGTGCTTTTATTATGACTACCGTCGTGAAAATAATTTATTATTAGTCTCTCTTCCATATTCTATAAATTTAATTATAACCATTAACCTTTATATCCCAGGAACCTTTTTTAGATCTGAACCGATACATATTATCACCAAGCGGGTCACATTTTATTTTTGGGTTGAAATGGCTCCGTTTATGAGGATAAATTAGCAGATCCAAACCAACAAAAAAACCTATAGTGTCAATAGCCCAAAGATAATCTATTTCATCAAGTGCCCTAGTCGATAACAAGCGAACCTCCCTTAAATCAGGATACATATACTGCGTACTATATACAGAAACTAAATATAATTTATCTATATAAACAACATTAGGAAATGTTAATGAGTTATCTTTAGGTTCAAAGAATTTATTGATATCTAGACGATATAATTCAATCTCACAATCACATCTATTACAATGCTCACTTAGATTATGATACATGTTGCCATCACCAGTGTTGTTTTCGCGAAAAAAATCTAAATATAATATATCCATATTCTATAAATTTAAGTATAAGTACCTACCTTAATATCCCAGGTACCTTTATTAGATGTGAACCGATACATCTTATTACCAAGAGGTGAACAAGCCATTTTTGTTTTAAACTTTATTATATTCTCCGTGACCATAAGCATAGACATATCCTCAAAAAAACCTATATTGGTAATACTCCCAAGGTCATCTAAGTTAATAACATTAGCATTATATACAATGTGTATATTCTTAATATCTGGCAAAACTGTCGTTAATGTTACATTCGAACACAAATATAAAGCATAAACATAAACAACATTAGGGTATGTTATTGAATCATCAAAGCATTTCAATCTTAAATAACTTGAAAACCTTGGATATATTTTGATTTTTTTATTGTGCGTAGCATTACAATGCCTACTGATGTTTTCCATAACATCATATTCCTCACAGCCCTCACAATCAAAATCGTTAATAAATAATATCTCCATATTCTATAAATTTATGAATAATTATTAACCCTAATATCCCAAGATCTTTTATCTGACGTAAACCTATACATATCATCGCCAAGAGGTTCGCATTTTAATGTTGAAAAGTAATTTTTCCTAGGAAAAGGAAGCATTAACTGACGCATATCCACAAAGAAACCTATACTACTGATATTCCCAAACTCATGTATATTGGTGCCAACAATATAGTCAAATTCGCCAACCTCCCTTAAATCTGGAAACGAATCCTCCATACTAATTTTGGTATTTAATAAAAATTTATCAATATAAACAATTTTAGGAAATGTTAATGAAACATCTTTAAGTACAAATATTGAATATTTATTCCCACAATATAACTTAATTTGGCTACTAGGTGTAGCATGACAATGCAAGCTTAAATAATAATACGCTCTATATACATCATTGCCGCCTTCGTAAAAATCACTTAAAGATAATATCTCATTCATATTCTATAAACTTAAAATTGGGGCTTAATCATATTTATTAACCTTAATATCCCAGGTACCTTTATCTGACGTAAACCGATACATTTTTTTACCAATACGTTCACATTTTGTTTTTATGTTATTTTCTTTTCTGTATCGTGAGTTAGTAAAGATAGACATATTGGAAAAATGCCCTATTTCCTGTATTGTACCAAAATCATCCATGCCAAGATAATTGGCCCAAAAATAATCAATCTTCTTAATATCAGGCAAAATTTTAATTAAACTAACTTGCGTACTTAAGGATACCGATTCAGCATAAGTAACTTTTGGGTATGTGATATCCTCACTAAAGCAAATCAAATAAAAATTAGGAACACCATCATAAACCCAAATCTCATCGCTAGGTGTAAGATTACAATGCCTACTGATATTAGCCATAACATCTTTGTTGGTACAATCATCACAAAAAAAATCTGTAATAAATATTATCTCTTTCATACTCTATAAACTTAAAATGGGGGCTTAATCATAACTATTAACCCTAATATCCCAGATTCCTTTAGGTGTTGTGAACCTATACATATTGTCACCAAGAGGTACACATTTTGTTTTTATGTTATATAGTTTTCTTTTTCGTGAGTTAGTAAATTCAGACAGACCGTTAAAATACCCTATTTCCTGTATATTCCCAAAATCATCTATATCACTGTAACTAGTCGTAAGTTCCCCCATCTTCTTAATATCGGGCAAAATTTTAATTAAACTAACATCCTTAGCTAATTTTACCGATTCAGCATAAGTAACTTTTGGGTATGTGATATCCTCACTATAGCAAGCCAAAAATAAATTATTGCCACTACGTTCATAAATCCAAATTTCATCACTAGGTGTAAAATGACAATGCAGACTGATATTCTCCATAACATCAGGGTATTGACAACCGTCACAAAAAAAATCATTAGTATATATTATCTCTCTCATACTCTATAAATTCTAACAATATTTATTAACCTTTATATCCCAGCTACCTTTTTTAGTTTTAAACCGATACATCTTGTCACCAAGAGGCTCACATACCGTGATTTGATTATATTTTGGCCTATCATCTGAAACAGAATAAAAAGACATCCTATAAAAATAATCAATCTCCTCTATTTTGCCAAAATCTTGTATTTTATTGTAATTTGATACAAATGAACCGATCTTCTTAAGATCAGGAAAAACGCTTTTTAGGTCCTCCACATTATATACCAACCTCAAATTCTCAACGTAAACAACATTAGGATATCTTAATGCGTAATCATAACAATTCAATGTTTGAAGCTTATGCCCAGAATATATAGAAATTTTATCACCAGTACTATTTTCACAATGAAAACTTATGTTGCGCATAACATCTCTGATAGCACAACCCTCACAATCAAAATCATCAATATTTATTCTTACTTTCATACTCTATAAATTCTAATTAAATACCATAACACTAATATCCCAAGATCCTTTAGGTGTCGTAAACCGATACATTCTAACACCAATCATCTCACATATAATGTTTATTCCAAGCTTTTCTCTTTTCTCCGGAGAAAGCATGTCAGTCATATGGTTAAACCAAGTTATACTTTCAACCCCCCCAAAACTATCTATATGATAATTGCCATCAAAATTAAATCTACCTATGGTTTTTAAATCAGGAAATGTCTTCGAGAAATCAATACGGCTATACATATTTAACTCGTAAATATAAATAACGTTGGGGTATATTAATCCATTATCATAGAATATAATATGACGATACTTTTTATCTCTATAGGTTAAAAAAATTCTATGCCTTATATTATTACAATAATAACTCAAGTTAGTAAAAATATCTGCACTGGTGCAGCCCTCACAATCAAAATCATCAATATATAATGTCAACATATAAAAACCTAATTTTTTCAAAAATTTTCCAAAAATTTTTTTTTGGAAACCACCCCCCCCCCAAATATAAATATACCCTTATGCCCAAAAATATAAACCATTATATGGACCATTATTATAACCCCATAGTTGAAGACGTAAAAAAACCCCCACTCAAAATGGACCATATATGTGCCATCGAATGGAGGGAATAATAAACCCACAAAAAAAGGGGGACGTTAAATTACTTACTTGAAGGGAGAATAAATTACTTACTTGAAGGGGGGGCAAATCCGGAAAAAATTGCCCAGACTTTATTGGGGGGTGTCTGGTTCGTTTGTTATGTTTATATTGTCGTCATTTACTCCCTCACTAACAGATTTTTCATCCAAAACCTGTTTGGTTAATTCATTTATAATATTATTGTTTGTTTGAATCCAAAAATCTCTTTCAAACATATTTGAGAGAGCTTCCGCAGCATCAACCCCATATTCAGTGGATGCCATTTGAATACATTCTTCATCCGTTTTGTTATGCCAAAACGATGACATTTCCATAAGTTTTTTAGTATCCATTTTCTGTTGTTTTTAATTTTAAAAAAATTTTATGAGGGAATTAATCCATATCTAAAGCCACTTGAATAATAAGTGTAACCCCACCCAGAAGGAAAGGCCAAATCCGGAAAAAATTGCCCAGACTTTTTTTGGGGGATTATACCCCCCTTTTGGGTCTTATCCCCCATTTAGGGGGAGGGGGGATACGGGGGGCCCCCCCCTATATGGGTGGTATGGTGGTGGGGAGGGGGGGTTAGCCCCCCCTGTCAGCTAGTATTATATCTTTAGAGAAGTTAGAGCATGATATATTATATAGATCACCATAGATATGTTTAAGAGTTATAGCATTTAGTTCGATATATAGTTTGATACCGATGTATTTTCCTATACGTTGTATATTCCCCAGGTTAGCTGGTAGACCGTAGTGAGTGAATCGGTCTACCTCTTTAAGGTGGGGGAATTTTTTAGCTATATCTGATTTACCATTTTTAGTAAAATTAAAATTAAGTGATGAGATATATACTAGGTTATTAATTGTGCCATTAATATGTTCTCCATCGATCCATCCGTTAAGGTGTACTTCATCATTCACGTTATTGCAGAAATTTGCTATACGATCATATATTGCCTCATAGTTAGTTATTACCGGGAGATCATCCATAGGTGTAATGTCTTGATCGGTAATAAAGTCTTCTATTCTAATCGTTATCATACCACAAAGGTAATCATTCTAAGTTAGATATTCTAATTATTCTATCAGAAAAATGTTTATTACTTAGTTTATACATATCATCTTGTATGTGTTCTACTTTCACGCCCCCCGTTTCTTGCTGGATTAGAATCCCTTTGTATGTCTCTATGTATTCTATATTCCCCAGGTTAATCGGGGGGAACAACACCGAGAATGTATTCACCGTCTTTAACTGGGGGAAATATTCCCCCAGGTCAAGCCAACTAACGAACCCTAACCTATCTATATGTACTAAATTCTTAATGGGGTCCCCATAAATATCGTGTATGTTTAACGTGCCTGTAAGATATACCTGATCATCCACATTGTCACAGAAAAAACTTAACCTCTTATATATCGAACAAAAGAAGTCATGTGCATCTTTATAAGCCAAATCTTCTTCAGTGACCAGATCTTTTGTGTTTATCGTTATCATACCACAAAGGTAATCATTCTAAGTTAGATATCCTAATTATTTTATCACAAAAAAAACAATTGCTAAGCTTATATATGTCATCTTTAATATGATCTATTGTCATGTTGCACATTTTCTCTTGTAAACGAATCCCAGTATAGATGCCCACATATTCTATATTCCCCAGGTTAATCGGAGGAAATAACACCGACAACGTATCCACCACCCTTAAGTGGGGGAGAAACTCCCCCACGTTAAACCGACTATCATAATCACTCGTAAACCAAAACTTCTCCACATAAACCAAATTATTAATGGGGGGACCATAAACCTGAACAATGTTAAGCTCCCCCCTTAAACGCACCGGCTCATCCACATTGTTGCAGAAATCACATAGCCTGTTATATATACCACCATACTCCTCATATGGTGACTCACCCCATATCTCATGCTTTATACGAAAGTCATCTATGCTTACCGTTATCATACCACAAAGGTAATCACTTTCCCCCACTCCCGCAAGTTTCTTTTATCTTTTTTATGCTGTCCTCCCGATATTCCATTACACTCCTGCCACCTAACTCACCATTAACAACATAGTTTAATAATACATAACCCTCGCCTATTAATGTATTAGTTACACCATACCGGAATACTATCCTGTCCCCATACCTAACACTTATGTTAGGACCATAACAGTCAACCCTAACCTCCTCACCACCTATGCCAATTAATTTTTTCATACTATTAATTTTTATTTATGGTACATATATTCACAACCCAAAATGGGGGCTGTAACCCATGCCAAACTTATTTTCATGTCAAATTGTCAGCAAAACTGCCTCCTCGTCGTGGGGGGGATAATCCCCCAATGTGGTTTTTGTCCCCCATTTAAGTAGAACTCGTGCACTGTAGGTCCCCCATTCAGGTAGAACACATGTGGTTTTTGTCCCCCATTCAGGTAGAACACATGTGGTTTTTGTCCCCCATTTAAGTAGAACTCGTGCACTGTAGGTCCCCCATTCAGGTAGAACACATGTGGTTTTTGTCCCCCATTTATGAATCAAATTCATTTATGAAGTTCTCCATATATATGTAGAATTTATATACTGTAGTTCCTTCAACTGGGGGGCACAGATGCCCCCATTCAGGTATGAAGTTCTCCAAATATATGTATACACATCCTACAAGCCCCGTATTTCCCCCTTGTTAAACGATCTATGGACCAATAACATTATACCCCAGAAATACGATGGACGGCCTACAAGCCAAATTATCCCCCCATTTCAACATCTGATTCATGGCCCTGCGGGTATCCTTAGAGCCAAATATATGCTGCGATTATCTGCATCGGCACATTAATTAAATTTTCCAGAGAAAAATATAATTAATGGTTAAATTATGTCACTAAGTGAAAAGTCACTTTCCGGCAGGTGTTTATGTACACACAAGTGGTATATATCACCATCTATGTTTATTACCATAACATGTTTACTTATCGGATCAAAGATGTCTGGCAGTATATTACACTCTTCATCTTTAAGGAGAAAGAGTGTGACATAGGTGTCTGAATTTTTTATAGGTATGCTATGTACATCAATGAGTTCTGCCCCACATTTTGTAGTTATACATCTCCCCTCTAATTTACACATAAAGAGGGGGAGTTTTACAGCTCTTGTTGAGTTATCAAGGAATAGAGATGTCCTTACTGGTATCCAGGGAAGTCTTAGCACGTTATGATCAGACTCGTTACCGTGTCTTACATCTGTATATACCAGTATATTTGTATTTTCTATTCTTGTGATATAGCTATTGCTAAATGTTTTGATGGTATTGCTTGTTGGGATTTCTTTGTATGTCATGGTTGCGTTGTTTTTATTTGAGATTACAAAGGTATGATTAATATTTGGATTGTGCAAATTATTATTCATTGGAGTGAATATATTTTTTTACCTGCGCAAAAATTAGAGTTTTGTGGTAGAATGGGGGGATATTTGCCCTATCTTTCGCTTATATGCTCAAAATACTCGCCATTATGTACTTTCCCCCCATTCCAGGTGCCTTTCCCCCAACTTCCACCATTCCAATAGCCATTGTGCCATGTGCCATCCCGCCAATAACCATTATCCCAAAACCCATCATTCCATATGCCGTGCTTCCATACACCAAACATCCAAAAACCCCCATCCCAGATGCCATTCTCCCATATGCCGTGCTTCCATATGCCGCTTCTCCATACACCCCAATTCCATTTTCCACCATGCCACATCAATGAATTATTGCGTTCCCCAATGACAGCCTCTTCAATGTTAGCTTCCAATACCCATGAATACTTAACCTTAAGGTCATTATAGGTCAATCCATCTTGCAAATCAATAATGCCTTTCATAATTAAAATAATATGTGATAAAAAAAGAAATATTAGATCGAATAATGATGTTTAAATTTTAAAGGCGTATTTAACGGGCAAACGGGAAATTCTTAGGTGCTTGATAGACGGCCTTCACCTTCATTTGATGAGAATCTTCAACCCATCTCTTCAAAAGAACTTCAAAATCACGCTGCTCCATAGGAATCATATTGATAATTTTGCTTTTAAATCCATAGTAGTAATAAACATTACCCGATTTTTTCTTAATTAAGATCTTAGCATGATTATCATATTTATAATGAAGGTGCAAATCATTCCCATTATTACGTCCAACAACTTCCAATTCGTTAAACTTCCTATGTATGATTTTTTTTATCGCATTATAGAACTTATATTTACACATTTCATTTAAGTTATTTGATTGGTGCCAGGTGTTTTTCTTCAACACATTATTATGTACATAGATATTGCTTCCAGATGTCGCTAACCTTTATTTCAAATTTTTCTTCAATCCATTGACTCAAGAGTATTTCAAAATCAAGCTGATTCATTGGAATATGCTTAAGAAATTTGTTTTTAAACCCATAATAATAATAAACTTCGCCATATTTTTTTTTAATTAGGACCTGAACATTATCATCATGTTTATACCGAAGATATACGTCGTTTCCATTACCCAGATCAACCACTTGCAATTTATTAAACTTCCTATACATGGTTTTTTTTATTCCAGCATAGAACTTTTTTTTATCCATATGGTTTAAATTTTATTTTAAAGGTATCTTCAACGCCAAAGTGACGGGTATTGATTTTAATACTGATGTGATTTACCTTTATTTGAAAGGTATCTTCAACCCCTGAAAAAATCAAACAAATCAGACATAGCGATGTGATTTACCTTTATTTGGAAGGTATCTTCAACCCAGGTGCTCAGAAGTACTTCAAAATCAGCCCGTTCCAACCGAATCATCTTGTAAATTTTGTCTGCTACTCTATAAGAATAGTGAACATTACCTGATTTTTTTTCAATTAGGATCTGAGTAAACTCTTCATTTTTATAACGAAGATACACATAATTTCCTTTATCACGTTCAATCTCTTCCAGTTCATTAAACTTCCTATATATGATATTTTTTATTCCAGCATAGAACTTTTGTTTATCCATATGGTTTAAATTTTATTTTAAAGGTATCTTCAACCAGCTATTACGTGAATGGACTCTGCACTGTGATGTGATTTACCTTTGTTTGAAAGGTATCTTCAACCCAGGTGCTCAGAAGTACTTCAAAATCAGTCATTCCTATGCGAATTATTTTAAAAAATTTGGTACTGAGCTCATAAAAATAATAAATATGACCCGATTTTTTTTCAATTAATATCTGAGCGTATTCTTCATCTTTATAATGAAGATACAAATCATCTCCATCATTACGTTCAACCACATCCAGTTCGTTAAACTTCCTATACATGGTTTTTTTTATTCCGGTATAGAATTTTTCTTTATTCATGTTAGTTAAGTTTTATTTGATCGGTATCTTTAATATACGATCTTCATGTGAAAGCAAACGTGGAATGGTGTCGTGCACCTTCATTTTAAATTTTTCTTCAATCCACCTAATCAAAAGTATTTCAAAGTCACTATCTTCAATTGGAAGAAGCTTATTAAGTTTGGACTTAAACCCATAATAATAGTAAACATTACATGATTTTTTTTTAATTACAATCTCGGCATGTTTATCATGCTTGTAACGAAGATATAAAACAGTTCCATTATCACGTTCAACCACTTTCAGTTTCTCAAACCTTCTATACAGAATGTTTTTTATCCCCCCATATAACTTCTCTTTACACATATGGTTTAACTTTTATTCTAGAGGTATTTTCAATAAGGGAGAGGACTTACGCCATGCTATGCTGGCATTCTTCATTTTAATTTTAAATGTATCTTTAACCCATCTACTCAAAAGTACTTCAAAATCAGGTCTTGTCATTGGAAATAGCTTAAAGAATTTTTCTATAAATCCACAATAATAATTGACAAGGCCCAATTCTTTGTAAATTACCACCTGCGCATATGCATCATTTTTATATTTAAGATAAATGTAATTACCATCATTAGATACAACCACATTCAATTCATTAAACTTCCTATACATGGTGTTTTTTATTCCAGTATAAAACTTTTCTTTATTCATATCATATAAGTTATTTAATTCGAATCTTCAACTCCGGGCACGATCTCTATGCCGATGTGTTCAACCTTTATTTTAAAGGTATCTTCAATCCATCGGCCCAAGAGTACTTCAAAATCAACCTGATTAACGCCAATCATATAACAAATTTTCTTCTTATATTCAGAATAATAGTATACTTCGCCAAATTTTTTATTAATTATGATTTCAGCATATTCATCATTTTTATAACGAAGATACAAAGTATTGCCATCATTACGTTCAACCATTTCCAGTTTATTAAACTTCCTATACATGGTGTTTTTTATTCCAGTATAAAACTTTTCTTTATTCATATCATATAAGTTATTTAATTCGAATCTTCAACTCCGGGCACGATCGGCGGTAGTAGTCTATCCCGATGTGTTCAACCTTTATTTTAAAGGTATCTTCAATCCATCGGCCCAAGAGTACTTCAAAATCAACCTGATTAACGCCAATCATGTTACAAATTTTGTTCTTATATTCAAAATGATAGTATACCTCGCCCGATTTTTTATCAATTACGATTTCAGCATATTCATCATTTTTATAACCAAGATACAAAGTATCGCCATCATTACGTTCAACCATTTCCAGTTTATTAAACTTCCTATACATGGTTTTTTTTATCCCCCCATATAACTTCTCTTTATTCATGTCATTTAACAATATTTGAACATTACATAGATCGCGGAGAACACCACAATATTTATCAGCCAAGCAATAACCTTAGTTTTGTTTCAATCTATAATAGACGTTATGTTCTTTTTTAAACCTGGATAGAAGAGCTTTCAAGTTTGTATTGGATAGAATGTCTTGATATGTTATCTTGCGAACGCCATGCTTGTTCTTAAAATCACGAGTTATCATTATGTGGTATGATACCTCATCCCCCATTAAACGTGCTTGCAGAAGAAAGGATTTGCCCTTTACATGGAATCCAGCAATGTAGATATCAAAAGACATATACAAGTACTCCGATAGCGAAGTTATATAGGTCGGTCGCAAATCCAACTCTTCGCATATCCTAACCAAATCAGCATGAAAGGTCGCTTTATTTAACTTTTCGTTTCGAAATTCCGTCTCCATAATAATACTCATATTGGCCAAATGAAAACAATGATGCATTCTCAGGTGTTTCATTCTGAAGATATTCCTCCAGATGTGTTACAACAATATAGTCCAAACCCAATGTGTCCAAAATGTTTTTTAGATCATTATAGTGGGTTCTCTTTAAGGCTCGCCTATGGTCCTCATTAAATAATCGATCCCTTTCTGCGGCTTCTTCCAAGTTCGAAAGAATCACATACAGATCATTCAATGTCATTGTGGAATTATTTTCGATAAGGCATCCACCACCATGTGATTCAATCTTCTTAATATAAGATTCACGCTCCTCTTCATAATAAATTTTAACCATATGAAGATCTCTAATTCGCCAGGAAAGAAAATGCAACTTGATCGAACTAATGTCTTCATAATTCACGGATACCTTTTGAAGAACTTCCCCCTTGCTGTTGACAATTTCTCCGTCAATCCCCGTCATAGTAAAGAGCTTTACTTTAATGGATGTTTGTTTGTCTTTATATGACAAATACGGATAATCACGCAGGTATAGATCAAATATTGTCATCTGACCACCATGTTCCCTAACCGCTTTTTGAATTGTCTCTATGAAATGTTCCATGTTAGTTTTTAGTTTAATTGAGCCACAAAGGTAACGGTCTTAATTGGTATTTGCAAATCGTTTTTTATTTTTTTTTTATTTGAACCTTTATTTGTTCTCAGAAGCCCCCATGAATTAAGGTTAACCGAATATTTATTATAATATTATAACAAAATGAGCAAAGAAGAATATTATAGTAAAATAAAAAGATTCGTTTATAAAAGGTTTAATGAACTGGAAGTAGTTGAACGTGATAATGGGGATATTTTATATTTTCGTTATGATAATGAAGAATACGCTCAGATTCGAATTAATAAAAAATTAGGTTGGGTTTTATATTCTAATAGATTCAGAGGCAAAATTAATAAGATATTTCGGTTTGAACAGATTGATTTTGAAATACTTTTGAAGAGCTGGGTTGAAGAAACCTTTAAAATAAAGGTGATCAACACCCTCTTGACAAAAATTATGGATATTCCAGTTGTTGAAGAAACCTTTAAAATAAAATTTAGATAACATGAGCAAAGAAGAATATTATAATAAAATAAAAAGATTTGTTTATAAAAGGTTTAATGAATTAGAGGTATTCGAAAGCACTGATGGGAAGAAAATACTTCTTCATTATAAAAATAATGATTATGCAAATATCCTAATTAAGAAAGAATTTGGTAATGTATACTACCATTATGAATTTAAAGACAAATTTTGTAAGTTAATTCGTTTAAAAAAGGTTGATTTTGAAATACTTCTGGGCAGATGGGTTGAAGATACCTTTCAAATGGAGGTGAGTTGCCCCACTGTAATCGCAGGCTACCTGATTGACTGGTTGAAGATACCAACCAAATAAAATTTAGATAACATGAGCAAAGAAGAATATTATAGTAAAATAAAAAGATTCGTTTATAAAAGGTTTAATGAACTGGAAGTAGTTGAACGTGATAACGGAAATTTTTTATATCTTCGTTATAAAAATAAAGGATATGCTGAAATCCTAATTAAGAAAATATCAGGTCTGGTTTTATATACTAAAAGATTAAGAGATAAAATTAATAAGATAGTTCCATTGGAAGAGATTGATTTTGAAATACTCCTGAGCAGATGGGTTGAAGATACCTTTCAAATGAAGGTGAATCACACCTCAGAATTGACAGAATGGCGGGCTCTCTTTGCGTTGAAGATACCTTTAAAATAAAATTTAGATAACATGAGCAAAGAAAAATATTATAATAAAATAAAAAGATTTGTTTACCGAAAGTTTGAAGACCTGGAAGTGGCTGAACGTAATGATGGAAATGATTTGTACCTTCATTATAAAAATAAGCAATATGGTGAAATCCTAATTAAGAAAATATCAGGTGAAGTATACTATAATTATGAATTTAATGACAAATTTTTTAAGATAATTAATTTAGAAAAGGTTGATTTTGAAATACTTCTGGGCAGATGGGTTGAAGATACCTTTCAAATGAAGGTGAATCACACCGGACGTCTGCCATATATAGCTGATATTCGGTTGAAGATACCTTTAAAATAAAATTTAGATAACATGAGCAAAGAAGAATATTATAGTAAAATAAAAAAAATTGTTTACCGAAAGTTTGACGAACTGGAAGTGGTTGAACGTAATAAACGAAATGACTTGTATCTTCGTTATAAAAATAAAGGATATGCTGAAATCCTAATTAAGAAAATATCAGGTGAAGTATACTATGATTATGAATTTAAAGACAAATTTTTTAAGATAATTAATTTAGAAAAGGTTGATTTTGAAATACTTCTGGGCAGATGGGTTGAAGATACCTTTCAAATGAAGGTGAATCACACCTTCTGCTGCTGGTATCGTGCAGCAAGGAACGGTTGAAGATACCTTTCAAATGAAGGTGAATCACACCCTGCCGAAAACGGAGCATCGAAAGATATGGGTTGAAGATACAAACCAAATAAAATTTAGATAACATGAGCAAAGAACAGTATTATAATAAAATAAAAGTATTCATTTACAGACATTTTAATGAACTGAAAGTGGCTAAACGTAACGATGGAGACGACATATATCTTCATTATAAAAATAATAGATATGCTGAAATCCTAATTAAGAAAAAATCAGGTGAAGTATACTATAACTATGAATTTAGAGACAAAATTTGTAAGTTAATTCGTTTAAAAAAGGTTGATTTTGAAATACTTCTGAGCAAATGGGTTGAAGATACCTTTCAAATGAAGGTTAAGACCATCGCTTCCGAGTATCCTTTCGCCTCAAAGCTGTTGAAGATACCAACCAAATAAAATCCAAATAACATGAGCAAAGAAGAATATTATAGTAAAATAAAAAAAATTGTTTACCGAAAGTTTGACGAACTGGAAGTGGTTGAACGTAACGATGGAGACGACATATATCTTCATTATAAAAATAATAGATATGCTGAAATCCTAATTAAGAAAAAATCAGGTGAAGTATACTATAACTATGAATTTAGAGACAAAATTTGTAAGTTAATTCGTTTAAAAAAGGTTGATTTTGAAATACTTCTGAGCAAATGGGTTGAAGATACCTTTCAAATGAAGGTTAAGACCATCGACGTAACCGATGTATTGCTCTATTTTCTGGTTGAAGATACCAACTAAATAAAAACTAAATGATATGAGCAAAGAAGAATATTATAATAAAATAAAAAAATTAATTTACAGAAAGTTTGATGAACTAGAGGTATTCAAAAGTACTAATGGAAAGAAAATATATCTTCATTATAAAAATAGTGAATATGCAAATATCCTAATTAATAAAAAATCAGGTGAAGTATACTATCATTATAATTTTAGAGACAAATTTTTTTATACAATTCGTTTAGAAAATGCTGATTTTCAAATATTCTTGAAAGGATGGATTGAAAATACCTTTCAAATTAAGGTAAGTCACCCTGCTGTAATCCCAAGCCACCTGATTCGTTGGTTGAAGATACCAACTAAATAAAATTTAGATAACATGAGCAAAGAAGAATATTATAGTAAAATAAAAAGATTCGTTTATAAAAGGTTTAATGAGCTGGAAGTTATTGACCGTAATAATGGAAATTTTTTGTATCTTGGTTATAAAAACAAAGGTTATGCTGAGATTGTGATCGATAAAAACTCAGGTTTGGTTTACTACTATACTGGATTCAAAGATAAAATTAATAAGATGGTTCCGTTGAAAATGCGTGATTTTGAAATTCTTTTGGATAGATGGGTTGAAGATACCTTTAAAATAAAAGTGATCAATACCCTGTGGTACAGTAATTATTCATGGTACCGAATTTGAAGATACATCCCAAATAAAATTTATATAACATGAGCAAAGAACAGTATTATAATAAAATAAAAATATTCATTTACAGAAAGTTTGAAGAACTGGAAGTGGTTGAACGTGATAAAGGAAATGTTTTGTATATTCGTTATAATAATGAAATATATGCCCAGATATTAATTGAAAAAAAATCAGGTAAGGTTTACTACTCTTATAGGTTAAGTAAAAAAATGTATAAAATAATCCCGTTGGAAACGACTGATTTTGAGTTATTTTTGAGCAAATGGATTGAAAATACTTTTCAAGTGAAGGTAAAACAAATCTTACATGGCAAAAAAACACGATCACGTGCTTGGCTAAAAATACCTTTAAAATAAAATTTAGATAACATGAGCAAAGAACAGTATTATAATAAAATAAAAATATTCATTTACAGAAAGTTTGAAGAACTGGAAGTGGTTGAACGTGATAAAGGAAATTATTTGTATCTTCGTCACAAAAATGACGAATTCGTTCAAATCATGATTGATAAAAAATCTAGTTTGGTTTACTACTATACTAAATTCAGAGATAAAATTAATAAGATAGTTCGGTTGGAACAGACTGATTTTGAAATTCTTTTGAAGAGATGGGTTGAAGATACATTTAAAATAAAGGTGATCAATATCAAGATGAGGTTTTCACGGTGGAGCCCGATGGATGAACATAACTTTAAGATAAAATTTTAATAAAATGAGTAAAGAAGAGTATTATAGTAAAATAAAAAGATTTGTTTACCGAAAGTTTAATGAATTGGAAGTGGTTGAACGTAATCTTGGCGATGCTTTGTTTCTTCGTTATAATAATGAACCATATGCTCAGATCCGAATTAATATAAAATCGGGTAATGTTTACTATTATCGTAACTTTAGAAACAAATTTATTAAGGTAATTCATATGGAAAATAGTGATTTTGAAATACTTTTGGGCAAATGGATTGAAGAAACCTTTCAAATTAAGGTTAGCGACATTATACCCCAAAAATACACCATTATACTCATTGATTGAAGATACCTTCCAAATAAAAACTAAGTAACATGAGCAAAGAAGAATATTATAGTAAAATAAAAAGATTTGTTTACAGAAAGTTTGATGAACTGGAAGTAACTGAACGTAATAAACGAAATGACTTGTATCTTCATTATAAAAATAACGAATATGCTGAAATCCTAATTAAGAAAAAATCAGGTGAAGTATACTATAACTATAACTATGAACTTAGTGACAAATTTTTTATGACAATTAATTTAGAAAAGGTTGATTTTGAAATACTTCTGGGCAGATGGGTTGAAGATACCTTTCAAATGAAGGTGAATCACACCCATGAGTGCGTACTCGTGATCGAGCATATGATGTTGAAGATACCTTTCAAATAAAATTTAGATAACATGAGCAAAGAAGAATATTATAGTAAAATAAAAAGATTTGTTTACCGAAAGTTTGACGAACTGGAAGTGATTCATAGTAGTCATAACAATGATTTGTATATTCGCTATAAAAATGATAAATATGCACAGATCGTAATCGGAAAAACAACTGGGTTTATTTTTTATTATTATGAATTTAAAGACAAAATTTGTAATATCATTCAGTTGGAAACGCGTGATTTTAAAATACTTTTAGAACGATGGGTTCAAGATACTTTTCAAATAAAAGTGGAGCTCACTGTTAAAATTGATTACATGAGCGGTCTGCTCGTTGAAGATACCAATAAAATAACTTAAATGACATGAGTAAAGATAGGTTATATAAAGGAATAAAAAATATCATTTATCGGGAAATTGATTCGCTGCAAGTTAGCGAACGTAATGATGGAATTTACGTTTATCTTCATTATAAAAATCCTGACCGTGCTCAGATTGTAATTGAAAAAAATTCGGGTTGGGTTTTCTATTATTATAGATTCAAAGACAAAATTTTTAAGAAAATTCCGCTGGAAAACCGTGATTTTGAAATACTTTTAGAGCAATGGGTTGAAGATAAATTTCAAATAAAAGTGACCGGCATCTGGAGATCGAAGTTTCTTTCAATGGCTGCATTGAATATACCTCCCAAATAAAAATTAAATGATATGAGCAAAAAGGAATATTATAGTAAAATAAAAAGATTTGTTTACAGAAGGTTTGATGAACTGGAAGTGGCTGAAGGTGATAATGGGAATATTTTGTGTTTTGGTTATAAAAACAAAGGTTATGCGGAGATTGTGATCTATAAAAACTCAGGTCGGGTTTTCTATTCTAAAAGATTCAGAGACAAAATTAATAAGATATTTCGGTTTGAAGAGATTGATTTTAAAATTTTTTTGAAGAAATGGGTTGAAGATAAATTTAAAATAAAAGTGACCGGCGTCTGGATATCGAAGTTTCTTTCAATGGCAGCATTGAATATGCCACCCAAATAAAAATTAAATGACATGAGTAAAGAAAAATATTACAACAAAATAAAAAGATACATTTACAGAAAGTTTGAGGAACTGGAGGTATTCGAAAGTAATGATGGAAATTATTTGTATCTTCGTTACAAACATGCTGAATTTGCTAAAATAGTGGTTAATAAAAGCTTACTTAAAGTTTCCTACTATACTGGATTCAGAGATAAAATTAATAAGATAGTTCCGTTGGAAAAACGTGATTTTGAAATTCTATTGAAGAGATGGATTAAAGATACATTTCAAATGAAGATGAAAAATGCCAACGCGATAAAGTACGCAGAGGTGCTGCTAGTCGTTGAAGATACTTTTAAAATAAAATTTAGATAACATGAGCAAAGAACAGTATTATAATAAAATAAAAAGGTACATTTACAGAAAGTTTGATGAACTGGAAGTGATTAATAAAGGAGCTTATGTGTATCTTCGTTATAAAAACGATGATTATGCCGACATCCTAATTCGAAAAGAATTAGGTTATGTTTACTATTATTCTGGATTTAAAAAGAAAATTATTAATATAACCCGGTTGGAGACACGTGATTTTGAAATACTTCTGTACAGATGGATTGAAAATACCCTTCAAATAAAGGTTAATGAGATCTATTCTAAGGGTGGAGAAACCTTCGACAGATTTGAGATTCCTTTCAAATAAAATTTTAATGATATGAAAAAAGAAGAATATTATAATAAAATAAAAAGATTGGTTTATAGAAAGTTTAACGAACTGGAATTGGTTGAACGTAATAATCGAAATGAGTTGTATCTTCGTTATAAAAATGGTGACTCCGCTCAAATCATGATCAATAAAAACTCAGGTTGGGTTTACTATTTTAGAAGATTCAGATACAAAATTGATAACATGATTCGGTTGGAACAGGATGATTTTGAAATACTTCTAACTAAATGGGTTGAAGATACCTTTAAAATAAAGGTGATCAACACCCATTGCACCGGGTTCGTTCACCAATTTCCGTTGAAGATACCTTTAAAATAAAGGTGATCAACACCATACAGCGGCTGTACTCAAATATATTGCAGGTTGAAGATACCCTTCAAATAAAATTTAAATAACATGAGCAAAGAACAGTATTATAATAAAATAAAAAAATTCGTGTACAGAAAGTTTGACGAACTGGAAGTGAGCAAACGTAATCTTGGAAACGATATATTTCTTCATTATAACAATGCGAAATATGATCAGATCCTAATTCAAAAAAAATCGGGTTATATTTACTATCAATCTAAATATAGAGATAAAATTATTAAACCAATAGCATTGGAAAATGTTGATTTTGAAATACTTTTAAAGCGATGGGTTGAAGATACCTTTCAAATGAAAGTTAATGACACCGGGCTCAAGTATATGAGCAACGCCACAGAGTTAAAGAAACCTCCCAAATAAAAATTAAATGATATGAGTAAAGAAGACTATTACAGCAAAATAAAAAGATACATTTACAGAAAGTTTGAGGAACTGGAGGTATTTGAAAGTAGTGATGGAAATGAGATATACCTTTATTATAAAGGTGAAAAATATGCTGAGATCCGAGCTAAAAGAACTGTAGGTGAACTAATCTATTATTATGGGTTTAGCAACAAAATTATTAAGCCAATTCCTATAGAAAATCGTGATTTTGAAATACTTTTGAGGGTATTTATTGAAGATACATTTCAAATGAAAGTTAATGAAATCTATGGCTGGGATGGACACAAGACTATCACCGCGTTAAGAATACCTTACAGGTTAAAAGATAACTGATATGAATAAAGAAAAATATTATAATAAAATAAAAAAGTACATTTACAGAAAGTTTAATGAATTAGAAGTTATTGAACGTGATAATGGGAACGACATATATCTTCGGTATAAAAATGATGATTATGCTAAGATCCTAGTTAAAAGAAATTCAGGTGAAGTAATTTATTATTATAGATTTAGAAGCAAAATTCTTAAGCCAATCCCTATAGAAAAGCGTGATTTTGAAATACTTTTGAGCAGATGGGTTGAAGATAAATTCAAAATTAAGGTTAACTATATCCTAATTTTGTCTCCAGGGTCATTCACAATCAGGTTAAAAATACCTCCCAAATAAAAATTAAATGATATGAGAAAAGAAAAATATTATAATATAATAAAAAAGTACATCTACAGAAAGTTTGATGTACTGGAAGTGGTTAAACGTAATGATGGCAATACTTTGTATCTTCGTTATAAAAATAACGAATATGCTGAAATCATAATTAATAAAAAATTTGGCGAAGTATACTATTATTCTGAATATAAGAAGAAAATTTGTTATATGATTGGCATTAATCAGGTTGATTTTGAAATACTTTTGAAGAGCTGGGTTGAAGAAACCTTTCAAATGAAGGTGAGTTACACCTCAGGAAGTTTTGGTGTTAATTGGCTTGTTCGTTGAAGATACCTTTCAAATAAAAATTAAATGATATGAGCAAAGAAGAATATTATAGTAAAATAAAAAAAATCATTTACAGAAAGTTTGACGAACTGGAAGTGGTTAAACGTAATAGAGGAAATAATTTGTATCTTCGTTATAAAAATGAAGAATACGCTCAGATTCGAATTAATAAAAAATCAGATTTTGTTTACTATTCTTATACTTTAAGTGACAAAATTTGTAAGATATTTCAGTTGGAAAAGCGTGATTTTGAAATAATCTTAAGGGCCTGGATTGAAGATACCTTTAAAATTAAACAAATACTTATCCAAAGATGTAATGTGCTGCTGTCATCAACGTTGTACATACCTTTGAAATAAAAATTCAATGATATGAGCAAAGAAAAGTATTATAATAAAATAAAAAGATTCATTTATAAAAGGTTTAATGAATTGGAACTGATTGAACGTAATAATGGAGAGTATTTGTATCTTCGTTATAAAAATGAAGAATACGCTCAAATCAAGATTAATAAAAAATCAGGTAGGGTTCTTTATTATTTTAGATTCAGAAACAAAATTTGTAAGACAATTAGTTTGGAAAAGACTGATTTTGAAATACTTCTGAGCAAATGGGTTGAAGATACCTTTCAAATAAAAATGATCAGCACCGCTGTACGGACACTGAAACAATCAATGTTGGTTGAAAATACCAACCAAATAAAACTTAAATGATATGGATAAAGAAGAATATTATAATAAAATAAAAAGATTCATTTATAAAAGGTTTAATGAATTGGAAGTGATTGAACATAATAACGGAAATCTTATATATCTTCATTATAAAAATGAAGGTCATGTTGAGGTCATAATTCAAAAAGAATTTGGTAGTGTTTTAAATTACTATAAATTCAGACAAAAAATTTGTAAAATGGTTGACTTGAAAGTGGTTGATTTTGAAATACTTTTGAACAGATGGGTTGAAGATACCTTAAAAATAAAGGTTGTACGCAACTCAGAATTTGACTTTAAAGTTGTGTTTTCTGGTTGAAGATGCCTCCAAAATAAAACTTAAATGATATGGATAAAGAAGAGTATTATAATAAAATAAAAAATTGGGTGTACAGGAAGTTTGATGAGCTTGAACCACACAAAATTTATAGTGAGGACACAATATGCCTTCGTTATAAAAATAATAAATATACTCAGATCATAATTAACAAAAAATTAGGCGATGTAGTCTATTATACAGACTACAGAAACAAAATTTGTAAGCCTATTAGATTGCTACGAGATGATTTTGATATCCTTCTGAGCGAATGGATTGAAGATAGATTTAAAATCAAGGTTACTGACATGGCCGGTAGATACTTTTTATAGTTGATGAACGTTAAATATGCCTCCAAAATAAAACTTAAATAATATGGATAAAGAAAAATATTATAATAAAATAAAAAAATGGATATATGAAAAGTTCAATGGGCTGAATATATATGAAAGTTATAATGGAAGCACAATATATCTTCATTATAAAAATGATGACCAAGTTCAGATCAAAATTAGAAAAAATAGTGGCATAATTCAGTATTATAATGGTTTTATGGATAAAATTATTAAACCAATTTCTTTGAATCCTAATGATTTCGAAATACTCCTAGGCAGATGGGTTGAAGAAAAGTTTAAAACAGATGTTATTCACATCCGGTCTATTGGTGTTGTGCGTGTTCTGTTTGTTGAACATAAATTCAAAAGGAAAATTTAATTAAATTAATCATGGATAAAGAAAAATTTTATAATAAAATAAAAATTTGGATATACAGAAAGTTTGATGAACTGGAAGTTAGTGAAAGCTCCGATGGGACAATAATATGCCTTCGTTACAAAGATAATGCTTACATTCAGGTCAGTATTGAAAAAACATACAACCAAATTATCTATAATGCCGCTTTCAGGGACAATATTTCTAAGCTGATTCGATTGCAAAAGCGTGACTTTGAAACACTTCTAAGCAATTGGATTAAAAAGACCTTTAAAATGAAAGTGGCCACCATCATTCCGGGGTATACAGGTACATTATGTTATTGAAAAAACCTTTCAACTAAAAGTTAAATTATAATAATATGAGTAAAGAAGAATATTATGATAGAATAAAAAAATGGCTTTATATTAAGTTTGATGAACTGAAAGTAATTGAAAGCCTTAATGGAAATAACTTATTTTTTAAATATAAAAATCAAAAATATTGTGATATACGAATTCAAAAAAATTCAGGTATAGTTTTTTATTATTATATGTTTAGTGAGAAATTTTTTAACAGGATTCGTTTGAAAGAGGCTGATTTTGAAATAATTCTGAGCAAATGGATTGAAGATAGATTTAAAATTAAGGTAACTAAAATGGTTAAAAGGATCGTCGGAAGAGAAATCATTGTTGATTGATACCTTTCAAGTGATGGCTAATAATAAATAATACGGCATGGATAAAGAACAATATTATAATAAAATAAAAAATTGGTTATCTAACAAGCTTGATAAGCTGTACATAATTGAAACCTCTGAAGGTACTTTATACCTATATAAAAAGAATGATGATTTTCCTCAGCTCCGGATTCATAAAAGTTCAGGCTTAGTTTGTTATTATATTGGATTCGCAAACGATCTGCTTAAAAAGGTTCCAATGGGTATTATTGATTTTGAAATAATTCTGGGTGCATATATTGAAGATATTCTTGAAATTAAGGTGACTGTAATTTCCCCCCTTCCAACGGTGTATGATGTTGATGATAAATTCTAATTAACAGTATAAATATTTAAATATGGATAAAGAACAATATTATAATAGAATAAAAAAATGGGTTTATGGAAAGTTTGATGAACTGGAAGTGATTAAAAGAAAGAAAGGGAGTAACGTGTATCTTCGTTATAAAAATGGCGAATATACTCAGGTTGAAATTGATAAAAAATTTGGTCATGTTTACTATTATTATGAATTCAGCGAGAAAATTTGTAAACATCTTCGCATTGAAAAGCATGACTTTGAAATACTTTTGAAAAGATGGGTCGAAGAGACCTTTCAAATGAAGGTGGATAATGTCATAATTTGTGTAGTACGTAGCCGCCCGATAGCTTAATAAAGGTAAACTATAAATCTTTAAATATGGATAAAGAGCAATATTATAATAGCATAAAAAAATTGTTATATAAAAAGTTCGACGAGCTAAAATTATATGATAACCCTAATGGGCTTGTAAGTTATTTACATTACGATAGAGATGATTACGCTCAGATCCTAATTTTTAAACACACAGGCCGAGTTTTTTATTATCATGGTTTCGCAAAGAAACTTTTTAAGTTTATTCGACTAGAATATGAAGATTTTGAAATACTCTTGGGTAGATGGGTTGAAGAAAAATTTAAAATACATGTGAAAAGTATCAGACAGACAACAGATGTCCGCATACCTGGTTTTAACTCTAATTTTTAAATGGCATGTATAAAGAAAAATATCATAATAGCATAAAAAAATGGGTTTATAGCAAATTTGATGAACTGCACGTAATCTCAAACTGTGAAGAAAATTTATATTTCGGTTATAAAAATGATTCTTTTTTTGTTATACGAATTTATAAAGCCACAGGTAATGTTTATTATACACATCGCTTGAGAGACCTAGTTAGTAAAAAACTTGCCTTAAATATCATTGATTTTGAGATTCTTTTACGTAGATGGATTGAAAGTAAATGTGAAATTAAAATAAATAAAATCATTGACCTCCTTTTTTAATTTGTACATATCCCCCCCATTTTAGCTCCCCCAATTTATTTTTAATTATTTGAATTTGTTAATTTTATCCTGTACCTTTGTTCTTTACTATGAACGAAGATAAGCTATATACTATAACTCAAAAATGGTTACAAAGGAAACTTAGTAATCTGGTCGTATCTGAAGATATCGAAAAAATATCACTTAAGCGTAAAGGTGATACTGACTCAACTATTGTGATCTATAAAAATCGTAATCTTGTTTGTTATTTAGGAGGATATAGAAATAAACTTACTAGTATGTTACCAATGAAAATCAGCCTATTTAATTTCTTATTGAAGAATTGGGTTAAAGATAATTATAACATTGAAATAATAGAAGTTTCCTCTAGTGCTAGCATGTACAATCATGGATAAAGAAAAGCTATATAACATAGCCGGAAAATGGATTAATAATAAGTTCGATACTCTGGTGAAAGAACAAGACAATGAGCCATCTTGCATTACTCTGTGTTCTTGTCTCAACAATAAGACTATTATTCGAATTTACAAAAGTGATGGTTGTGTATGTTATAACGTAGATTACATGAAAAAAATAATTAAGTTATTCCCCATGCAAATCGAAGATTTCGAATTACTGCTAAAAAAATGGGTACAATATAAATTTGATATTAAAGTAACTGAAGTCATAGCTTTTGACTTGTTAATAGTTAACCCCCAAGTTAGTTATATGATTTATGCTCAAAGATAAATTATACCGTGTGGCTCAAAAATGGACCTACAGGAAGTTTAATAACCTGGGTGTATGGGAATCTGATCATGTTGTAGAACTTCGCCATGACGACGATCCTCGCATTACTATTCACATTTATAAAGAGCTTGAAAGGGTTTTTTATTACGAAGATTACATGCAAAGGATCATTAATGTATTCCCCATGCAAATAGAAGACTTCGAATTGCTTTTATGTCAATGGATTGACGAAAAATTTAAAGTTAAAATAAATAACATATATAGAATGAGATTCCGGCCATAATATGAAGATGTTATATTTATTAAGATAAAAGATTATTATGGATGATAAATTATATCTAGCGGCAAGAAGGGTTCTTTATAAGAAATTTGATGTGTTGTTCGTGAGAGAAGATGAGGATAAAATAGACCTTAGCCCTTACGACGACGAATATTCTGTAATTAGAATATATAAAAAGTTCGGCATTGTTTATTATATGACAGATTTCAAGAAAAAAGTCATTCAAAAATTTCCGGTACCAAACGTTGATTTTGAAATACTTTTAATTATGTGGGTCGAACATAAATTCGGAATTAAAGTTAAAAAAGTCAACAGCTACAGTTGGTATTTAAATGCTTTACTTTGAAGATATATTTCAGGCTATTGAATCTTAAAAACATTTGCCAATATGAGTAAACTAAAATTTTATGTTAAAGCCGGGAGATGGTTTTATAATCAGTTTGAAAAGTTGACAATTGTCACTGAACGCAAAGTTTTACATCTTCACACATATATTGATTTTAAATGCGATATTCGAATTTATCTAAATTATGGTGAAGTATTTTACGATGTAAATTATATGCACAAGTTGTTTAAACTGTTCCCGATATCACAATCCGACTTTGACACTATTTTAGCCAATTGGGTTGAAAATAAATTCAATATAAATGTGCGAATTATCCGGCCATTCAATGAATCGGTTTATTAAAATAGTATTATGAGTAAAGAACTATTATATCTTAAAACCAGGAGATGGTTTTACAAGAAATTTGATCAGTTGATTGTGACTGTAGATGAAGATAATATAAATCTCAGTAGTAAAGATAATAAATCGAAATTTGTTCGGATTTATATATATGATGATGAGATTTTGGTATATTATTATATTAGATTCAAATATCAGTTAACTAAAATAATACCATTAGAAAGATTGGACTTTGAATTTTTCTTGAAAGAATGGATCGAAGATAAATTCGGCCTAAAAATCGATTATGTATATGAAAGTGATTATAAGTAATATGGCCCAATCAAAGTATATGTTATATGAGCGAAAATAAGTTATATATTAAAGTCATAAGATGGTTTTACATGAAATTTGATCAGTTGATTGTGACCGCAGATGAAAATCGTATAATCCTCAGTAGTAAAGATAATAAATCGAAATTTGTTCGGATTTATATATATGATGATGAGATTTTGGTATATTATTATGCCGGATTCAGATATTATTTAACTAAAATAATACCATTAGAAACATCGGATTTTGAATTGTTCTTGGTAAAATGGATCGAAGAGAAATTCGGCCTAAAAATCGATGATGTACGTGAAAGTGATTATAACTAATATGGCCCAATCAAAGTATATGTTATATGAGCGAAAATAAGTTATATCTTAAAACCAGGAGATGGTTTTATAACCAATTTGATAAGTTGAAAGAATCTGAGGACACTGAAAAAATAGTGCTTAGGGATAAGCATGAGTTTTCTGTGGTCCGTATATATAAATCGGAAAAAGAAGCATTTTATTTCGTATTCTTCAGGTATGATCTGGTTAGTGTTATCCCTATTAAAAATGCAGATTTTGAAATGTTTCTGAGAGAATGGATCGAAGATAAATTCAAAATAAAACTAACTAAAATGCACGTCAAAATCTAAGAAACACAGGATCATGAAGAATGAAAAATCATATATTAAAATCAGGAAATGGTTTTATCACAAGTTTGATATGCTGACGTTTTATACTACCAATGAAAAAATAAATCTTTTTGATATAGAAGAAGATTCTGTTATACGAGTATATTTGATAAACAATGAAGGTGAAATCTTTTATTATGAAGATTTTATGCTTGATCTAGTTAAAATTATACCAATAAGTATCAACGACTTCGAACTGTTTTTAACATCCTGGATCGAAGATAAATTTAAAATAAAAGTAATTAAGATACACGCAAGTTCAATATCACAATAGTCAAAAAATTTTTAAAATTAAACTAACAAATTAATTATTATGGACAACCATAAATCATATCGTAGAACCATGAACTGGTTCTATTCCAGGTTTGACAAGCTGATTGTCATTGAAAACAAAAATAATATAGAGCTTTACAATAAAGATGATCGTGCCTCTATCGTCCGCATTCACTGGACCGGTGTTGTGTATTACTATAAAAGATTCAGAGATGATCTTACTAAGATAGTCCCAGTATCAAAAGAAGACTTTGAAATGATTTTTAGTTCCTGGATTGAGAATAAATTTGAAATTCATATAAATACTATTAAAGAGGTTACATATAAACTTCATACACCAAAGTAATTATACTATTAGTATGAATAAAAAAAACGATTACCAGGTATTACCCTAGTAATCGTCATACTATGTTTATATAATATATTTTATGGTAAGCCAGACGCTGTGTAGATCTGATTTTGTAGTTCTGTCAATTTTCTTTGGCTTTCAATTGCAGTCATAAAACTCTCCGGAGTCAATTCATCGAGAGAGTTAATATTGAATTTCTGCGTTTTTATAGTAAAAACTTCATATCCGCTATTTGTTTTGGAGATAGTAATACCGTCTTCAATAAATTCTTTTAGTTCTTTCATAAGAATAAGTTTTAAGTAATCAGTCAGGGCAGGACTCGAACCTGCAACCATGTATGTGTAGCTCTACAAGCTGACCCGGTTTTCATCCATCATAGAGCTACTACTCTTTTTCGGATTTAGACCGGGGCGTTACCAATTCCGCCACCTGACTAAAATGGATTACAAAAATAAAGTTACTACTATTATATCAAATAGTCAAATGTTTTTTATCGCTGAGTAAAAAAGTCTTTCAGGTCGACGGATTCTTGCTTCTCTGTACGAATAATGGCCACATCATAATTTTGTCCGTCAATAGCAAAAGTAATTACTTCTGTAGCGATATTGGCCAACGGTGATGTTTCAATGTCGCTATCTCTAGGAATCATTAGAACCGTAGTATTGTCCATAACTTCGTCATCAGAATTAAGATATATAATCCTTCCTCCGCATGACGTGGGCGTCATAAGACCATCCATAACATGCATCCACATCGGCATACCTTTTATATGCTTATCATTATACATGTATGTGCGTTCCATTCTCCAGGGAAACATAAAAATATCTGGATCATCAGGAGTCTCATATAGATAGCTTGCATGAAGCATTACGTTAGAGTCACCAATTCTGATAATGTATTCATCATAATTGGTTTTTACTTTTTTGTTAGGTTCAAGGTCTGTGTATCTGGCAATCATTTTATTTTATGTTAAAATGGTGAAATCAAGATTTGAATTAGACAATATTGAAAATGTTGACACATTGGATCTTGTACATATTAATTTTCTTGTTTGTGATAAGGCAAAAACACTGAAAACAAGTTCTTTAATATGTTCTTCTATCAAGATTTGTGGGTTCTTTTTGCTAAAGAAAACCATAGAGTCTTCTGATGCTGTCCTATCGAAAAACAAAAGTTTTTCACCATATCGTTGTTTAAATTTGAAATACTCATTTTTAGAATCGGTTGCCAAAAATATATGATCAAACTCTTCCGCTTCAATAGCCTCAAATATTTTATTAATATGAACTATAGGATGATGTAAAGTAATATCTGTCGTTCGGTAATGAACACCAATTGTTTTGCTTAAATCATAATTAATAAAACGATTATACAATAATTTTTTAATATCACCATTTATTATATAATGCTTCGCTATTATCTGCTCTGTTTTTAATCTTAAATCATTGTCAAAATATGTTTGATATGTGTTGATACCTGGCTGATAATACTCGATGTTCTCATACTTGTTATTTTTGTAGTCATCATGATCTTGTTTCTCAAACGCTACATCAAACATATTCCCCGAACCGTACCCTGGCATATCCCACAAATCAAAATATAGTATTAAGTCTGAATTATAACCTTTATGATCATAATAAGTTACTAAGTTACCAACAGCTTCAGTTAAATATGAGAAATAACCTCTGCGTGTCTCTTTTGCTCTAGCTGGTTTATAAAAACGCATTTTCTTATTTTTTTTATTTTTTATTCGAAAAGCTGATTAAGCTCAATCGACGTTTTATCTTCAGGAGATACTATGCAACATTCATAAGTCGCACTTCCTAAGTTAAATAGTTTAACATTATGTGACAAGCTTTGAAGAACCATAGGTGTTTTGTCATTTTTGGGATAATAATTATGTGCAACATATAATGTATGTTGCGTCACATGTTGATTTAGATCTGTTATATCGAACAGAATGCCACCACATTTAAGGTTTGTTAATGTACCAGTCAATGTATACATATGAATAGGCATTTCGTCCCTATAATACTTACTACCAACGTGTGTTGATGTTCTTACAACAGTATATGGTAGTCTTTTAATATCTAATTCAAACTCTGGCCCAATTAACTGTTTAGGGTATAACTTAATAACAATATTAGTGGTACCCAACCTAATAACAATAGCGTCATTTGCTGCTTTAACAAGTGTATTTGGCGTTAAATCCGTATACCGCATTTTTTTTGGCTCAGTAATTTCTGCCGGATTAACTTCAATGAATGTTAAATTACTAACATCAACAGAAAACGATCTACCACCTGGGAATACAAGCTTAAACTCCATATCACGGATATGTTCTACACATAACGCAACATCGTGGCGTGTAACACCATCAATAATTCCATTTATATGATAGTGCTTACCAACCTCAGGCATCTTAAGTTCAGAATATGTAAGGCTGGATAGTGGAACAAAGTAATGCATCCCCATTTGATATAAACTAACATGGGTCCTATAAACAGCTAAGCAATGAACTCTAAGCCCGGTCAAAGCTCCGCCGGTATCTGTTTTTATAAGATAAAATTTTCCTGCTTCCATGCAACAAAGATAAGACTATTATATGAAATTATAAAAAGTTTTTTTTTAAATTCTAGATATTTATTGTTAAAATAATAGTTATGAAAAGAACTATAAGGTTGACTGAAGATGATTTAACCAGGATTGTTAAAAAAGTAATTAATGAACAAAAAAACTTAGACGAGGCTTTTATTCGTAGTATATTCACTTCAGAAAATGATGAAATGTTAGAAAATATCTTTAAAATTATCAAAGATAATTTTAATCTAGATGATTTATCTCTATATCCTAATGGATATATGTATGAATACAGAATTTTTGGAGGTTCTGCTGGAGTTTTAAGGGTGGTGAATGCTTGGTTATCTTTACCCCCAGACAGTAACATGATTGTATTATTAGATGGTAAGGAGATTCGTTGCTCGTATATAATGGCCAGAAAAATATGGAATTTCTTTAAATCAAAATCAATTATTAAACCTATTAATAAGCCCAAAAGGATCGTAAAAAAATGAACAATCGCCAATGATTGTGTTTTTTTTTATTATAGATATTTATTATTAAAAAAATAATTATGAAAAGAATTATAAGATTGACTGAAGATGATTTAACAAAAATTGTTAAAAAAGTCATTAATGAACAAAAAAAGTTAGACGAGGCTTTTTTTGATAAAAAAATAACTTCAGATGAGGATAAAAAATTAAGTGAGATATTAGATTATATTGAAAACACATTTAATCCTAAAAATCTATCTGTAAAATCTAATTATTCTATCATCAAGTATAGGCTCCATGACGAAACATATTTAGAGATTGAAGATACATCTATACCTGTTTTACTTATGAATAGTTTAATTGTTAGGTATGATAATAAAGTAATTGATTGCTCTTACAGCATGGCTAAAAAAATATGGAAATTCTTAGTCAAGAAATTTGATGAAATGGAAAATAACTAATAACTATGTCCCCCACATAAAAATGCACAATCGCCAATGATTGTGCATTTTTTTATTGTATGATAATTATTGATTATCTTTTTTAAGAAATAAATTATGAAGTTTAAGGTTAACTTACGACTTCGAAAGCGTCTGCGTGATTATAGTGAAGCTGTACAAGATCTTCATATCTAGGCTTATATCCAGCTTTTTGATTCTTTTTTATATATTCTGGATGCGTGGTATCTTGACTATATAGAGCCTCTTTGTTTAGAGGCCTTAACTTCATCACGTTTCCGTCCATTCTCACAAACTCATACATTTCTCTTCCGTCTTTTATTACTTCTCCATCATCATCTACTCTCCATTTACGTTTTATCTTTGTACCCGGTTCAAACGGAGGATTTTTCTTGTTTTTTCCTCCATATATACGATAATAATCCGTATGTTTTGATTTTTTTTCTTCGCTAATAATTCGTTTAACAATCCTTGTTAAATCATCTTCAGTTAGTCTTATAATTTTTTTCATAATTATTATTTTTAATAATAAATATCTTGATAAAAAAAAAACTACAATAATTTACGGTTGTGCATTTTTTTTATCTACAAACCTCACAGTTACTTAATCTGATCAATGTCAACAATCTCAGAAAGATTAATCGCATCTGTATAATCACTTCTAAAAAGGCCTAGTGTAAAATTATCATTACCGATTTGTACTTTATTATAATGGTTTACAAGATCACCAAAATAATTAAGATCGCAATTAACGTCAGCATCTAGCAATAATAATGTATAATCATCATCCGGATTACCTAGATATACATGAAATAACTTCGCCCCACAGGTTGTATATTTCAAGCTGCCTTTAGCATGAAGACTCCAAGCGGGCATTTTATCAGCGTCGTAATAATCCTCAGGCAAAATAGATGATGTCCGAATAGGGCTAAACGGTAGACGATACTGTATCTTATCATTTTCATGACCATAGAGCATGTCAAACCAAAGAATCAAATTGGTATTACCAAATCGATACAAATAACCTTTCTTATTCTTGATAATCTTATTACCATGAATTTGCCCATATTCTAGCGGTTTTGGCTTCGCGTCATAGGTATACGACCACGTATATGCCGTGAACGCAGGTCCTTCAACTGTAGGTGTTGGTTCCGGTGTTGCTGGCGGCAAATTTACTTTATTGTATGTAATAGTTGATAGATCTATATCATAAGATACAACACCACATCTTAGAGTGCAAGTATTGTCGTTAACCTCAACACAAAACACAAGTTTATTAGTGAGAAAATTGTGTGTGTGATTTGTTATATAATAATAGTTTCCAGCTACCATGATATTTTTTTGAAATATGTTTAATTTGTAAAAGATTCATCAACCCACCAATAATCACCATTGTCAATATCTATCAGATATATGTAACATTTATACTCTTCAGTATAACGGACTTCGACAATCTTACAATCTTTTCCGAGATATTCCTCAATTCCTGTATTATCGTTTCGTCGATATAATATATGTGTTCTTAGAAGGCTACATATATTTTCTTTAGTTCTAACGCTGTCACCAACTGAATGTTGTGACGGAACACCGTCACAATGTGTAAGTAATTTTTCACTCATATAACCTGAGTTTTTAATTATATTAACAGAAAAAAAGATTATTATAAATGTGAGAATTATACCAAGAATAACTATAATCTCCAGATATAGTTCTGTTAGTTCAAATCTCTTTAGTTTCATGCTACAAAGATAATACGTTTATTTAATCCATGCAAGTTTTTTTTTCTTTCCACTGAAATTTTCTATCCGTATTGCATTTTTATCATTCGAAATTATATTTTACCTGGATGAAATCTTCATATTCTAATCCGTGATCTTGACAAATCTCTTTAATACTTTCAAGATTTTTATTGATTTTATTCAATACTTTGTTAAATTTCTTGTTTGCTTCAACTAGTTCATAAATTTCATCTTCTATAGAAGTACTATTATTAGTACTATCCCAGATCTCATGATATAAATAATTATCTCCGTCACCAACTTTAGCAAAAAATTGAATGATCACACAATCATCTTCTTCTGTTTCCAAATCATATTCAACTTGAATATAACAGGGAAGCGAAGATACGAAAACTTCGTACACACAACCAATATTATCTGTATCCAACAAATTAAATCGTGTCTTAGATGATTTAAGACATGATTCAATTTGTTCTTGAACATCATATTTTAACACTTCAGCCATTTTTTTAAAAATGTTAAGTTAATTGAGTAAAAGATTGTGACCAGGACAGGATTCGAACCTGTAAAACCAATGCAGTCTGTCTTATATGGTACGTCTGCCAATTCCGCCACCTGACCAATAAATAAATAATGCTCGATACGTTTCCGTAAGACCCGTGTATTCCTCAGCTCGTTTTGAGCCTCATTCGAGAGTAACTGATGCCTTTTGCGCTTTAAAGAATTCGGGACCTTCAGCAAACTTAATAGTTTGGTCTCCTACTTCATTATTATTTTATTTTGGGTTTTTATCTTTCTCAGATAATTTATCCTCCAGAATCGAAATATTCGTGTTAACTACTGATACAATCAAACCACATAAGCAACCTGTAAAGCAAAATGCATAAAAATACACATCTTTACCCTGCCCGATTTTTACCAATGAGAAGAACATTACAAGATTGTAAAGCAGACCTTCAATAATTTTTAGCATTTTTTTTTGTTTTTTTTTTGTTCAACGATTAGGCTGTTTTCCGGCGGTCACATTTAACCCCACTTACACACCCCCTAGCGGAAGTGCGGGATTCGAACCCTATTGTGAAGCACCCCATCACCCTTTATTTAACACTGCAAAGATATATCCTTTATTTGATACTAGCAAATATTTTTTCAAGTTTAAACAAAAAATACAAATAACAAACACAATAACAATATAAATGCTATAAAAACAAACACATTCTCAAATTCCTTTTGATATTTCTCATATACACTAATAGGTAATGCCATTGCAAAAAGCAAAATGAAAATTTCAATAAAAATGAAAATGAACAATAATGAGCAAGTATTTTGGAAATTAAACATGATTGTTGGTTTTAAATTGAATTAATAATAGTTTCGATCCTTTCGTTAATCCGATTGAGTTTTTCACCGTAAGATTTGATCTTAGGATCATCATTAGCTTCTTTGGTTCTGGCAATATGCTTCTCAAGATCAATGTACTGATACGCTCTAGACCATTCATAGTGCTTCTGAATCCTGTCCTCCAAGATAGACTTTGCAATACTTAGCTCATTAAGTGACATCATTCCAAGCGAATGCCCAGGTTTATTCTCAGCAAACAAGCCATCATTCATAGCATATAGTTTATCATAAATATTCGACTTCTCAATGCCATATGCCATCAAGGCATTAATTATTAGAGACGATTCATCAGGTGTAAACATGTTATTGATTTTTTTTAAGAGAAAACATAAATTGCAATAAGAATAAAACACGTATCAATCGTAGAGTCCAAAAACGCTTCTGTAGTTTTTTTACCCTTATCTTTCGCCATTAAGTAAGCGAACAAAATTATAAATAAAATTACTGCATCACTAAAAATTTCAGTCTTGATCATGATGTGATTTTTTTTAGATAACGCAACACGCGATTACCTTTGTTTGATACTGCAAAGATATAACCATTATTTGAGACTACCAAATATTTTTTTCTACGATTCAATTATCTCTAACAAATAATCACAAGAATTAGATAAATTATGCGATAATTCATATTGTTTACCCATAATATAACCAAGCAAATCTTCTAATCGATCATCATATCCATCATATAAATTTTCCGCATCAATACTCAGCTCATCTATCTTTTTAAGATACAACTCAAGATCTTTTAAAACCTGCCTCTGAAAACTATCTATAAAGCTTACTAGCCTATAATCAGGCTGCAAATTATCCATAATTACATTAATAGTCTCTTTTATCTTAACTATCTCACCCCGCAAAAAAGACGCATACCCGGCGTTTAATATTTTTCTATTAAAAGAGTCCTCCCGATTACTCACAATGTCATCATCAACAAAATCATAATTAACATCTCTAACTATGAGATTGTTTTTATTGATGAACTCTAATATAGAGTTTGTTATAAAATATAATTTATATGCCGCTTTCTTAAGCGAACTAAGACTTTCTTCTTGCTCAAATATGACATTTTTAACTATATTGTTAAGCTGGGTTTCTGTTATTATTAACTTATTCATAATAATATATATACTCACGCATAAAAAAAATGGGTCACGAAACTAATTCGTGACCCAAATAAAACTTAACTACTTAATAAGTCCCCCCGGTAGCATAATACCGGTATTCCCACTAAGAGAAGTTTGAGGAAGTGCCCCATCCCACTTGTCAATAAACATCGACTGGATAACCAAAGGAGATAGGGTTTGTTGTTTAAGACGCCTAGCTTCAGAATCAGCTTTCGCCGTGATAAGCATCGCCTCAGCATCCGCTTTAGCCGTAGCCAACTTTACAGCCGCTTGAGCATTCGCCTTCTCAACCTCAGCCTTGGCCGCATAAACCGTTTGCAAAGCTTCGTTCTTAGCCTGGTTGGTCCTTAGAATGCTCGATGGAGGCGTTACTCCTGTGACAAAATTATCAAGCACAAAACCTACCCGCTTAAACCCAATACGAACAGAATCCTCCAGCATCCTCTGAACCCGAACCTTGTCATCCATCATAATAGTGTCCTTCAGTGACCCAATAATTTCAGTAAATGAATTACGAATGATCGGAGTTAGAATGTACTGACCTACAGAACTCAAAAACTTGTCGTCTTCACCACTAGCCAAAAAAGAGTTATACCTGTGACAAATTCGAACAGCTTGCTCCCGATCAATCGAAAACGTGAATTGCGGATCTACTGTCCATTCACCATTTTCTTTCGATAGAACAACCGATTTTTCGAGGTCGATACTATACGATTGACTAGGAATCACGAATGACCTTGTGAGTGGAGAGAAGTCAACCGGAAAATATCCGGTCCAGACCTGATAATCTGATTCACCATTCATACCCCCATTTGTCATCCATACACCAACTTGGTTGGGTTTGACGTAGGTTCGCATGATGAGGTTGAGTACCAGATACGAAAGAAGAATCACCCCGACCACAATGGCCGAGTACTTTACTGTGTTGCTTTTAAACATATGATTTGAGTTTGTTTAGAAAAAAAAGATATCGAGATTTTGCTCTCGTTTTTTGATACCGCAAAGGTATGTATTTTATTTCTAACTATCTAGGTGGATAATATGATTTTACAAAAGTTTTGATTTCATGATCAAAGATTTCTCCTTCATGCCATTCACCTTGAAACCATTTTCCATCACGCCAAAATCCCATAACAAATGTTCCATAAAACCATCTACTATCTTTAAATGTGCCATTATGCCATGTACCATTATTCCATGTACTATAATTAAATATACCATCATGCCATGTACCATTATTCCATGTACTATCATTAGTAAATGTACCTTTATGCCATGTACCATCATTCCATCTACTATTATTAGTAAATGTGCCATTAAGCCATCTGCCGTTTTCCCACCGGCTATCATTAAATATACCATTATGCCATGTACCATTATGCCATGTGCCACCAAAAAATTTGCCATCAATCCAATCTCCATCATACCACTCTCCTTCAAGAAATATTATTTTTAAATCGTCATCGTCATTGTTTTTATGCTGAACAGAAAACACAGCATTACTGAAAGATGCTTCCGCTAACCAAGGTGCTATAATAAAAAGTCTTTCAGGTGTTAAGTTTCCAAGTAACCTACTAGTTTGTTTAGATAATTTATCAATCTTTCTCTGATAATATACGTCATTAACTATTGGAACCGCGTTATTTGAATCGTATAATTTACTATCTTGGACAAAAACCCCAGTTTTACCTTTCTGGCAATAATCAAAAATTCTTAACAACGTTTTGGGATAATTTTTATTATGTAAACCATATTTAGTAAAAGAGTCATATTCAACGCCATACAATATATCAGTTCTCTTGTCTATAGAATAATAAGGTTTTATTAAAATCCTAGCTATTGGTCTTTTAATATTAAGATCATGTCGTTTTATCAAATAAGACACAATAGTGCCTTGAGTTATGTCTAACGGGAGATATTTGTTATATTGAGAAACTTTATCATCTCTTATATTCATGCAGGAAGTCCAATTTCTATCTGTACTCATACCTACTATGTCATATGGATGCTTGCTAATAACAATTAAATAATCGTCACCAATAGATAATAAACTTTTCTCCCCAGCATATTTTTTTAATAGATCAAGTGCCTCTTTATCCCTTTTACCTAAAAAAGTTAAAACTTTACCAATATTGATAATATTTTTATCATTAAATTTTTTTACTTTTCCTTTGTAAAAATTTACAACCTCATAACCTCTATATCCTAGAAATTTTGTAATAATAGGCTCACATTCCAGGATATGTTTATCATCAGAGTCGTTTTTAACGTCATCTAATGTGAAATATAATCTATCCCCAGATTTGTTTTTGTAATTAGCTATTTTTTTTAAGTTATCCCATACATTTTCTATTCTTTGATTAGCTAGCCGACGATCAAGCCCCATATAAGGCCTAATCTCAGATGGTTTTAAAGCCTCAAAAAGTTGTTTTTTGTTCCGCATAAAATATGTGAATATTATATGTAATAAATATTCACATATTTTAATTTATCTAGTTGTTGATTTTACGCGAGTATTTAATTTGCATTCTTGTGCAGAAGCAAATGTAATGAAAGGACCATCTCACACGGACAAGCCCAACAGTAGCGATACAAATAATCGACTCAAAGAGCTCAACAAATGCAAGCCCAAAACTGGTAACTAAGAAGTTACTCCAAAATTTAAAGAGAAGTTTGTTGACCATATCTAACAAGTTTATGTCGGCCATCAATGAGCCCCACGATAATCTCGTTTATGAACTCTTGTCCGGATGTGAATTGACTAGGAACGCCTTCTTCTTGATTAACCTGAAGGTAAAACAGGCTGTCTTCAGATTCAGTACCAAAATCAACATCTGTTGTGTCAGCAAGAGATGTCTCACCATTTAAAAGAATATCGATATAGCAATCTTTCGGAAAGCTATCCAATACCTGGTTTGTTTTGTGAAAACATTTAGGTGAAACTTGTGTGAATGTGTCAGTCATGTCTTTTTTTTTCTTGATGCAAAGATATAGGGTTATTCTGAATCTACCAAATATTTTTTTATTATTCTACTAATCGATTATGTAGATACAGCATAATGTCATCCAGGTTTTCACTGAAAAAAAGCCGAGCACAGTTGTTTGTATCTGACGTAGTTCCGCTAACAGAATATAAAGATGAAGTAACAAGATAATTAATTAAATAAACAACTCCGCCAGAGTATGCACACGCAAAATAATCCGTGATCGATAGATCTTTCTTAAGAAATGTATCAACATCTACCAATTTAGTAATTGGTAGGTTAGATTTTTTTACAGCATCAAAAAAGTACTCATAAACACGCCTCTTTTCCGCAATAATAGTTAGTTTATCATACTCATTTTTAAGAGATTCCAGAGTTTCTTCTGCGATTCTAATTTGTTCTTCTATTTCATTAATAGTTTGCATGTGTTTTATTATTTTAGTTTTCGTTTAATTCACATTCTTTATCATATATTTTACACCAATAATCACGACCATGTGGTGTTTTACGCCAGTCGAAACCCGCAAGTATACAATCTGGGGGGTACTTTGAGTAACTAGATTTACTCTTAATATAATTCATTAAATCATTCGCCTCAACACTATCAGATCTAGACGATCTAAGCATATAGTTGTAATAACAAGAGATGGCATCTTCGGCCCAGGGTTTGCCCTGTTTTTTTGCTTCACAAAAATATTCAAGTATTTTCATGTAATAGATCAGTGTGATAAATATTATGCCAGTAATTGTAGCCTTCACTGGTCGATGCCCACTCGAAGGCATAAAATAAAATATCTCTAGTATTTGTAATATCAACAGAACTATTAAATATATCATCTAAATCACTACGAGTTATTTTGCCCTTATCACGTCTAATATGTTTAATACGAGATTTATAAAAATTGTATATTGCCATATCAGCCCAAGATTTCCCTTCTTTTTTAGCTTTAACTAAATAATCTAATATTTTCATAATACAATTTTTAATAAGGTTGCAATATATAACCAAAAATCTTTGAGCACTGTTCGATACAACCCGCACCAAATCAATGCTCAAAAATTTTTTAAACCACAAATCACACAGGACTACACAGCATACTCAGCCTTTTCCATCAATTCGAGCTTCATTTTAAAACTGTCAACTATTTCCTCAAGTTCTTCAATCGAATCATCAACATGTTCTTCAAGATCATACAAAGATGTCTTGAATTCATAATACTCGTTTTCAAGGTCCTCAAGTTTGGAATTCATCTCATTTAGTTGTTCCTTCAGGTAATCATTTTCATCTTTAATGACTCCAAGTTCAATCTGAAGGGTTTCAATTTTCTCAATGATTTCTTTAATGTCCATGTTTATTATTGTTTTTTTTTTGTTTCAACAAAGGTAAGGGCTTTTTAGGACCTGTGCAAGTTTTTTTTTTCAATGACGAAAAGAAGTTTTCTTGTCAAAACCGTGAGAAGTCAATTTCTCAACATCCGTTCTTTGATCAATAACTGCGATATCTTGCCGTTCAAGTAGCCAATTCGTGATTTTCAAGTACATTTCTTCAGCCGGAATGATGCTACTTATCTTCCAGTCAGATAAAACTGGATTTTTAAATGCACCACGATTATTAGCAATAACAACAGGGCAATCCATAATGTTGTTCCAGTCCCTATACATCGAATGGTATTTTGGATTTTTGTTAGCACTGTTGAAATTATTGATGAATATTTGTTTATATTCATCAAATGTTACCGGCTCAGTTAACACATACTCACGACTGAATATCTTATCCGATTTACTCGCTCTAAGGATAAGGCTAACAATCTTTCTAGAAGTGTTAGGTACGTAATAATATGTCCTTTTATTATTGTAGGTAATCTTTTGCTCATTGCATAAGTCAATGATATCTTCACCCATCAATAGTTTCTTATTGTTAACATCAACCAGAACATCAATAACAAGCCCGCAGATAAAGAATCTGTTCAACAGTAGATCTGTGACAAACATATTAATACCTCTATTCACAAATTTAAATTCATACTCACAGTTCCTTTCATATCTAACAAGAGGATCTTCCCCCATGAAAGCCTTGCAGTAGTCGTAGTAGTCTTTATATTTAGAGTCGATTATCATGATCAGTTGTTTTAGACCACAAAGGTAAGACTAGTTTTTCAAATTACCAAAAAGAAAATAACAAAAAAATACTGCGACGGCACAAAATGCAAAAAATCCAAGAATTGCATACATAATCCACCAAAAGATGTCATATAGTTTTTGCATAAAATTTTTGTTCAACCAATTTTCCAACATAATATATTTTTTTAGTTTTCTTCAAAAAATTCAGCGATTAGATTCCCGGTATGATTACGAAAAACATTTGTCCCGTCAGAGTCAAACATAATGATCTTACCACTATCAGTTGCAAACTCACAATAAATAGAATCCATTTTACCCTCTGAGTTCCAGCAAAGGCTGGTCACATTCTTAATACCGAAAGAGTTACCATGAATGTCTTTAACGATTACTTTTGGTTGCCTTTTAAATTTATTCATACATTTAAATATTAGATAATCACAATCTTATTATGGTAATTCGCATCATTGATAATATCATTAATCATACCCCAAATAAACTCTTTAGTCAGATCTTCACCAAAGAACAAGATAGCTTCACAAGTGGCATGTCTGAGAAATAGTTTAAGTATACCTTTGTGTTCGAGATTAAGATTATAGTATAACAACAAATCACACCCGATATATCCGGCAGGAACTTCATCCGTTGGTTCCTGCCGATACATTCCACTAACTATTTCTGCACCAACATTATATGGAGATGCCTTAATAACACATATAACTTCTTTGATTTGTTCGCTTATATTTGGCGGTATTTCATTCTGAGTGTTAATTGTTAAAGTACTAATTACCATGTTTAAGAAAGGCTGCCCAAAAAAGATAAATAAATGCCGTGACCGCAATAGAAATACCGCAACTAAGCATTACATGAAAAATAGTTTTGAAATGAAAGCTAAGAAATATTCCTAAAGTTAGTGCTAAAAAAACTGAAGGAAACAACCAAGGGTGCTGTTTATTTTTATTTTTCATGTTGTTATGTTTTTTTAATTGTTTCTAGTTTGTCAGAAATATTAATCAATATTATCCGCAAAGTCCATTTCAGTTTCTTTATATGGAGGAGTAGAATGAACAGGTAAGCCCATACCAGTAAATAACTCATTACTCATGAGTTTATTATAAAGGTTTGGTGACATGGCTCCAGAAGGCTTTAAAGTTAAAAGAAACTTTATCCTAGTTAACTTTATCTTGTTCGCCATTGTATTAACTATATAGTCATTTGATTCTTTGTATCTAATAGACTTTTCGATATTATCATTTAATACGTCTAGAAATTGTACATCTTTAACGTAAAAAGTATTCTTACTTAAGCCACGTCCACGTGCTCCCGTAACAGCGTTAGCATCTTCTTTATTACAAAAAGCAATAATTTTTTTACCATTAGTTAGTTCATAAAGTAATCTATAACCTGTTAATTCATACATATTACCATCATGTATGAAATACGATCTACCTAAAATAACATCTTTTAAAGCTTCACGATCAGAATTCTCGTTAATCACCTTTCTAATTAAATGTGTTAGTTCTGACTCTGTTAATCTTATCTTTTTCATTTACAATTTTTTAATTATAAATATCATAAAGATGATGTTTTATTTCAGGCTACAAAGGTAAAATGTTTATACTAAACCAACAAATATTTTTTCAAAAAGATAGCACCATATTTTTAAAGTCATTACAAGCATTAAATCCTCTAACATACTCAGCGCGCATTTTTTCGTATATTAGCAGCTTATTTAGCTCAAACCATTCTTCAAATGGCATTTCATTATTTTTGCCGGCATTGTAAGCGTCCTCAAATTCATAAATAATCGTACTGTGATCAGAAAAAAATAAATCGATAGCGTCTTTCATAATAATGTATATTTTTTTGCTAAATAATATAAAATTACCACCAACAGTTCAAGATATTTAAGTATTAATTTATATTTATCATGTATACAAATAAAAAATATAAAAGTATGATAAGAACAATATCTAGCAGTTATTTGTCTAATTTTTCAACTACACCTATCAGATATGGTAGTTATGATCCTAAAACCCCTCAATATTATGACAATTATTGTGTGTATATTACCATTGATACCTGGAGTAATTTTATTACAACATTAGAAAATATGGATATCTTGAACAAGGATAGGTTTATTTTTCCAGATAAAGTATCCATACTTAATACTGTTCCATCTTACAAGAGTAAGTATAGGTCCGAATATTTGATCCCAGATAAATTTCAATTTAATTATAATTTAACTTTACATGATTTTGGCTTAGTACAATTACATAAAAACATGGAAGCAGGCACTATTACTATGTTTAATACATACCCAATAAGTATTCCAAATAATCTATATAACGCAAGTTATATTAAAATAATTGATGATATCAATGATGGCGATATGGAATTTTATTATGAATCTTATTTAAAAAAACGATCAGATGTCTTTAATTATAAGTTTGACAACACTATGGGAAATAAATTGACGCTTATAACAAAAAAATAATATATGAATATATCGAAATTTAATGAATTTTATAACGAAGTTGTATTGTCGCGTGAATCAAATTTTATATTTGAAAAAGACAAGATTAATATTTTATTAAAGCCAAAATAAAAGTATGATAAAAATAACTAATTTAGAATTATTTAAGGGATTTTCCACTATACCTAGAACACAACGTAATGATCCGGAAGCTTTTTTTAGTAAAAAACATGCTGATATTTACATAAATACCTGGCTAAACTTTAATTCATATATTACACTTGCTAAACAGTACGGAGAACAGATGGGTAATGCTGAGATATATGGTCATCTAGAAATTTTTGGCGACGAGGATAGATATAGTAGAAAATACTTAAGAAGTAAAATATTTGCTGACAATTTATATATCGAACAATTAACGTTAAAAAATTTAGGTTATATAAAATTACCTGAAAATTTTGTATCAGGTAGTATTTCATGCCAAAAAACGTTCTTAATTGATATGCCTAATAACTTGTATAATGCTAGTAGAGTGCATTACTCTGGTACTCCAGAAGAAGAGGATGCGTTTCTGAAATATTATGAAGGTAATCTTAAAAAATTAGAAAATAAATTTAACGTAAAAAAAGACTTAAGGCTTTTTCCTACAATTGATATTACAAATAAATTTTTATGAATATAATAAATAAAAGTGATTTAGAATCTTTTATTCTAAATAATGACGAACGTATAGAATATACTACAAATTTATGGCCATTATCTTACGCTGATGATAATATCATATATGTACCAATTAATATATGGTTAAGATATGTTAGTCATATCAATCGAATAATGATTTCTGATCCTAGCCTTCGTTTTTCAGTTGAAATACCTGAGCTAGATGCTCTCTATATACAGAATAACAATGAAAGAGGACCTGGGTCTCTCGATATATCCTCAAATGAAGTCATAATGCCCGATCAATTTACAGTCAATTGTGATGTTTATTTATCAGATTTAGGTGATATTTCAATTCCTGATAATTTTATTATTAAAAATAAAACAATAGCCTGTGGTGATACACGTCTTAGGGAAATACCATTACATTTATTCGGTGCAGAAGTAATAAGTTTTTCATGTGGTTTGCATACAACAGAAAATCTTAAAAACTATTACGACTCAACATTATTACCGCTTAAAAAATCATTAAACATCACGATAGAAAGTAAGTATAGGGTCACAGTTAAAAAAAGATAAAATGAATATACCAGACTTTACATTATTTAAAACTTCTAATAACGAAACTGTTGATTGTTATTTTAGTTATCTGGACATAGATATTGAGGTATGGTTACGAATATGTAACTATATTAACGCTATTAGTACTGTCTCAAGTTTTACGGATGAGCCTTTCGACTATCATTTAAATATTACCTGCAAAAAATCTTTATATGAATATAAAGATACAGATATACTTCCAGATAATTTTAAATTATCACACAAGAAAAATTTGACTTTAGATAATTTTGGTTACATCAAATTGCCCCAGTCTTTTAATATGTTTCATGGCACTATTATTCTTAATAATACTTATTTATTAGATTTACACGAACACTTATATTTCAGCAAATTTATATATTTCAAGGCTGATACTGATGACTACATTAATGAATTAAGTAAATATAAGGACGAATATTTAATTCCTGCATCAAAAAAACTTAATTTTAAAATTACATTATATGATGAGAGAACAGTTATTATTCAATGTTAAAAAAATGGCTAGCTGTGATTGCTAGCCATTTAAAATTGATAACTCTTTTATCTGATAAAAATTATGTGTTATGTTAATTTCATCTGAGAGCTCAGACATAACCTCTATAGTAACATAAAAAACACCATCTAAGTAATAAGATTCGTCAAAAATTTGCATTTCAACGACCTCATCATTATTAAATAAAAGTAAAGAGTCTGGATTAATCTTAATCGAAGAAACCTCAAAAACAATATCGGCTAACTTATCTTGTGTTGCCCAGGAAGGATGATGACGTCCATTTGAAAATTTAATTATCATAGTCTGTTTTTATTTTTCTTTTTTTTCTTATATCCGTCACCAAAATGTGACGAGTAAATTTCAGCAATATTTGAGATAATATGTTTGTGACTGTCTTTCATAGATGTCTCAAAATTCTTTTTCTCCACTGCTTTACCAACAACCTTGTTGTTTTTTATTTTAACCAAAATAAGCTTATCTTTGAACGGATCACTTTGTACGATTAAATAATGATCTTCATCAACCAAATATTTACTTTGGATAAACTTTCCTTTAAGATCCTCTTGTTCAACTGATTGTGAAATGGCGACAAAGCCATTATTACTTGATTTCCTGAAAATATTTTTAAATGCTAACATATCTTATATTTTTTTGTCCAACAAAGATACGTGATTTCATTTTATATTTCAAAGAAAATTTATTTTTTTTTATTTAAACAAAGTTATGATATTGAGGTTATACATAATGAACGGTAGTGAATGACGTATAACCGATAAATCATAACTAAAGCAATGTTTATAATACGATTTAATATATTTATGAAAGATAGAAAAACTATTAAATATGAATATTCTACCACAGATAGACAACTTTAGAACTAAACCTAATTCTATTTTAGATGCTGAGCATACTATCACTCTTGATGATTGGTGTTTAGCATTAAATTATATGGAAACTATCGGGGGCAGTTTTACACATGACGGAATCATAAGGATTATGAAAGGTTCTGATCTTCCAAGTGATTCTATTTTAAATAAAAAATTGTTAATACCAAAAAATTTTACCTGTACAGAGAGAATCGTCCTTAGAAATTTAAAAATCGTAGAATTACCAGAAGATTTAACGATAACTGGGGTTGGGTTAATTCTTTTCGATACATTCTCTTTTTCAAAATTAGACTTAAATAAAATTAACTACATTTATATTGAAATATCAGGAGATCAACCAGATTACGATCTTGAAAAGATAGATAATTTTATTATGGAGCATTATGGCCCTAAGGCTGAAAAAGAATTCTTAGGAAGTTTGATTACATACACAATATTGTCATAGTATTTTATTCATAAATGACCGTATTGCTGATATATCCTCAAGAACAGGCTGACCGGATGCAAAATTTGGTATCTGATTAGATTGGTTGGGTAAGACAACTCTTGTACCGTCAACAAAATTTGAAGAGTCTTTAGGAAAAAATCTAGGAGCTTCTGAAGGAATGTTAGTCGTATTAGATACATGTATATGATTATAATGACCCTTAGTTTGCCACAATATAGCCTTAGGTATATTATACTCTGACCCAGTATTTGTATATCCCATACTAACTAATGTTTTCACTAATAAATCACCCAATTCTTTAAATTCTTTAGGATTAGATCCCTGGCCAATACCATTAAGCCTAGATATATCAACAGCCATACCCTTTCCATGTCTACTAAGCCTATTAGTACCTTTAACATACTTAGAGTGATTACTAACCGCTGATGTTATAATAGCGACAAAATCATGTCTAATATGAGTTCTGATATAGTCACAAGCATTTTTTAAATCTGTAACCAATGCAGGATTTATCTTGTCATTACTTACAACATTATCTAATTTTAAAGAATTACTAATATTTACCATTAACTTTGTATTTATTAGTATAAATATCTCAAATTAGTAAAAAATAAACATGATATGGAATTTATAACATTACCAGAATATAAATGTTTTTCAACTCAAAGTGATAAAAATTGCGATATATGGCAAAGAATGCTTGATTATATGCACGCCGTTGGCGGTAATTTCATTTATGACGGTTATGGTACCAGATTTGCTCCGGAATATTGTTTAAATATTGATAACGTATTATCTTCAGATTTAACAGAATTAAATTTTCCTGGGCACATGATTATTAGGTCTCATGTTTTTGCTATTAAAGATGCCGGTAAATTACAACTGCCAGATAATACTACATTTGATGTAGATTTTTTGTATATTGAAAATACATTGGTTGTAAATATACCTGAAAATACTAAAGTTTTAGGTGAGATAGACTTTAACATGTCTCTTTTAGATGAAGAATACTTTACATACGACAAAGAAAACCAAAAAATAATAACAGAAACGATTAACAATCTAAAAAAAATAGGCAAAGTAAATTTTATATAAAAAATGGAGTTAATTTTACCTGATCTAGAATCATTTAAAACGGATGAAGAAGATTCACAATATTTAAACTTATTCAAATACATGAATAATATTGGTGGTATTTTTGTTGCAAAAACAGTTAATTTTGTAATAAACCCCTGGAATTACGGTACAGAAACTGACCACTATAATTTATCTTTCCCTGGAACGCTAAAAGTACTTGGTAATGTAAAGTTTTATGATGCCGGGTTTATTAATATAGGGTTTAAATTAGAAGTTTATGGTGATTTAATCGTTTCTGAAACAATATTTATTAATCCTGATATAAAAGTTATTAATGGACGTGTTAGGTATTTTATTAGTGCAGCAGATTGTAGGGCTAATGAATCTATTTGTCTAAAAAATGTAGATTATCTTTCTAAATTATCATCTGATTTTAGATATGAATTTGATTGAAAAAATATTTTGCGTTTTAATAAATTAGTTTTACCTTTGCGGTTCACAAATAAAAAAAACAACGATGAAGTATATTGACGTCAAACAAAAACTGCAAGATAAAGGTTTTAATCCAGAGTATGTACAAACTGGAGGTTATCTAGGTATCCTTTCATTTGTAAACCCTAATATTGAAGGTGAAATTATGGTTCATTTTGTTGATCCAGAGGATGAAAATTCTATACCTGAAGAGATCGATTACATGGATAGTGAATTTCTTCATAATATCCCCGTAAAAGTTGTCACATTGCTTATCGATAACCTAAATATCCCATACATGTCAGATGACATTCTTGACATTTATGGTGACAGGCACAATAACATTATTACTCTACTTAATGATGATATTGACAAGTACCTAGATACTTGCCTCAATATTGTTTGTGATCATGAGTATTTTTTGAATTTCATTGTTAGATATAACAATGAAGCTAACTCTTTCTTGATGAAAGTATTGAGCTTAAAAAATCAAATTGTTGCAGATGGACAATACAAGTTTTGTTTTTTCGCGACAAATGGTAATGAAAATAGTGTCTGCCCTTCAGTTGAAGCTCGATATTCCCTAGAACATGATACCTTCGTTCTATTTTTCACAATGGATACAATTTCATTTAAGAAAGAAGTCGGGATATCTGCTATAGGCGATCAATATATGTTTGATATTGATCATAATATTGAAGATATAAAAGAGACTTTTAACTCACAACTTGCTAATTGGCTTAGTCATAAAGAAACATGGCCTGATTATGTTTACGCATAATCAGGTTTTTTATTATTTTTATACCATGTTCGGATATTTATAAAAATAATACTAAGAAAATTTATTTTTATGATACATAGACTACCCTCACTAAGATATTTTTTATATGATGATGATGGGCCTGGACATGAAAACTCAACTATAAGCTACGCTAGATCTGAATATAACAAAGCTCTGCCTTTAGCTGTTGAATACATGGATAACATAGGCGGTAAGTTTGAAACAAAAGAAAATATCGGGATATATAAGAAAAAAATTAACACAGGAAGATTGTACTCTGTCCATAGCTTATATTTAGGAATAAATGCTGAGCAAGACTCGTTTCCTAATATAGAAATTGTTAATAAGTATATCATAATCGATATAAACGGCAATATTAAACATTTAAATAATATTACTCATTGTGAGCAAATTATATGCAATAATGTTATATTGTTAGATATAACAGATAATTGGTCCGAAACAAACTCAAACTATCCTTTTAAATATGAAATAAACGGAAAAATTGTCAATTGCAAAAAAGCTATTAAGTAATAGCCCCCCTGATGTTCTTATATATAAAATGGACGCAGATTAGTTTCTGCGTCCATTGTTTTTTTACTATGAATATTTTTTAAGTATTTCATTAAAAAAATCAGAAGATATACTTTTTAGGCTACACTCCTCATACTCCGGCATACAAGATATTTCTAAAACAGTTTTACCTTTATATTTCAGCATGACCAATGTTTCATCTTCACTGTTTTTCAGATTTGATCTAATGTCAAGATCTAAATTTGTTTTCAAATCATCAAAGCATTCATCTTTATCACAGATTTTTTCTGTTATGTCATCTATTAAACCCACAGAGTTGTCTGGATACCCTAAATGATCAACGTATTCTTTTATAAATTTAACTAATTCAACATTTTTAGCTTCAATCTTCCTTTCTTGAAATAACTCAACCAATAAATTTTTCATAATATTTTATTTTTAAACTTGGCTAGATTCCTTAAGCATTTCGTAAGCCCTAGCTAACCTTGTTAAACCAATACCTCCACCAAATCGCTCAAAGAAATTTAAACTAAGAAATTCTTCCAATTCTTTCTCAACTCGTTCTCTACCAAATAATTCAAAAAGTTTATTGGCATATGCCCCATCCATTATGTTATAGAACATTTGCCTCATATAATTAACGTCACAAGATCTTTCCGCAGATCCAATTGTTTCCTGCCCATAAAGGATAATATCTATCTTATTAAATAGATCATTTCCAGCATGTTTCATATTCCAAAATGGAGATGTCCTGTATGGAAATTTCTCTAAAGATATAACATTACCAAGTTCTTTCCACATCCTAGATTCGTGCTCATCCTCTAAAATAGGAACCCCTCCGTATTCATCACACATATCGTCATAGTTTCTACTAACCGGGCTAGAAAATCCTAGATAATCTAGAAGTTCAGCCTCCAATTTTTTAAGCTCAGCAAATCCCCCCTTTGACTCAAATTCAAACATAGGGAAAATTTTCTCATGTCTTCCAGGGATCGGGTTTTTCTCATTACGGTATGATGTGGAGACGCAAAACACACCTGGCCAATCAGGGTTCTTCAGAAGCTCATATTCAAGCCACATTTGACCCGTTTGTGGTAGAGGCCATACTACTCCATCGTATTCAAAAGTCGCCACAGAGTGGGGATTTTCGCACGCAGCGAGTATTGATAATCTGGACTGAGTAGGTACCTCAATCCATCCTTTAGATAAAAAGAAAGATCTCATTTTAGAGACTAGTTCGTGATATGTTTTTGTTTGTTTCATTTTATTTATTTAGATCAAAAATAATAAATAAATGATGGTTTGTAAATCATAACTGCTCAATTAATTCAGGTTTCCCAACAACTAGACTATATCTATTATGAAGATTAGAATTGGTTGCTACTGTAATATACATTAAAACTAAGGTCATATATATATGTTCAACTAACTCATTTTTAGTTTTCTTAAAATATTCATAATTAAATATTTCCGGCCTATTTGTTAATAGGTTATATTTAACATTTATTTCTGAATTTTTAACTACCATATCTGTTATCACAATATATTTAGTTAGATTTCTATTACTTGAAACATCAATAAACTTCTTGCTCATAACATGTTTTTTAAATTGTTCAAAAAAATACATAGTTAAATTATGTATTATCACATATATTTCTGTTGTTCTTTGTTTTAACGCAAATTCTAAATCAAATGTAGTTGCCTGTCTGATAATATGTTTTAATTGTTTACCATAAAAAGATTTCGACATAATATTAGGATCACTATGATATTTGTTAATATTTTGAATAATATTAACATTATTGTAGGCAATATAATTTATTTCCCCCCCAATTTCACGGCATACGTATTTTTTATCCCTACCTTTATACCACTCACCAACTACAATTCCCGAAATAAATGGAAATCCACACAAACCTAATAATAAAGATTCATTAGTACTTACAGGAAAAACTAATTTAGACCCAAAAATATCTTTTTCTGTTATTTTTGAACGAGGAATACCTTTCACTCTGGATAATTCTGTTAAATAACGATATCTGAGCGTGAAAATAAATGGAGGTAAATCAAATATCTTATCCAAAGAAAATGTCTCAACTAACTTTATAAAAGTTCTATAAGGATAACTACTCATGTCAATCATAGCTAAAGAAAATTCTTCTGAGCTTAATTCAGAGAATCTCTTTTCTATTAGAGAATATACTTTAAATTCTAAATCAGAAATTTTAGGCTTCATTAGTTTGTTGTGGTTTTTATATATAATTGACTGCGCATCGATAATTGTAATTCAAAAACTCAGTTTTCTTTATAAGGAATTCTTTGTATTGGCGATCAAGATATTGTTGACCAGAATATAAGCTAATTTTATCCATAAATTTATTTATTTTACGGCAATAAAAATTTACTGTTCTATCTTCATGATTTACAACAACATTATCTAAAATAATACTAAAAACGTCTTTTAATTTAATATGAACTAAACGTGCATCATCACTTTTTATGTAAGTTTTAAAGTCATCAGTGATTGTTCTTAATATAACAGCTACAATATAATCGAAGTCAGCATCCGAACTTTGGTTTAAAACTATATTAAGATCATTCTTTTTGCATTTTGCAATAATACACTGTTTATTATTCATTACATCATATATATTATAGTATTTAGTAAAAAGATCATTTTCATGAAAAACCATGTTATTAAATGAAACTAAATTTATCATCCCCGTAGGATTTCTACCAACATATTTAAACCCATTTTTTCTATGCTCCCATTTGGAATGAAAATTATCAGACATAATAGGAAACCCAAATGCAACCAGTTCTCCTATTACCGAATAACCAACATTAATGTTAAGGACATTATTTATTATATCATCAACGGTAATCTGACTTAGGCTTTTATTCAATTTTTCGGATAATAAAGTTAAATAATAGTATCGCATATAAAACAATTTGGTAGGATACCCTGTACTATCTTCAACATTTAAAGTCTCCATTAATTTTACAAATCTGGTATATAATTTACCTCCACTAATAAAACTAGCATATCCTGGGGCATATTTAAACATCATTTTTTTTGGATCATACCCCATAAATTTATTAAATGTTCTATATAAATTAGGTTCAAAACTGAATATCTTTGGTTCCATATTTTTATTTAATAATTTTTACTACGTATTAAAATTTAAGTTAATATTTAAATTATATAACTCACTTAATTTTGATTTACTATAAACATAGTCAGAATATTGTTTATAAATACCATGCCACCAGGTACTCTTAATATTATCTATAAGCTGATCATCATAATCATCTGGAGCACTAACTATATTTATGTTTACTGTCATTTTTTTAGCCCTTGAATCTACTTCAAATGTTGCATTCGCGGAATAAAAAAAATCCCACTCACGATAAAAACCCGTAACACCAAAATGATCCTTAGCATTATCACAGAAAGACTCCGTAAGGTTTTCACTAATTGCCCCAATTATATCCCGATTTTTTGTGTTTAATATAACCCTAAGATCCTCTTGTTTACAAGGAACTATACCATTAAGCCAGATAACTACATCAAATAATTCTTCATCGTAATAAAAAATACCATTTTCAAGAATAATACCAAGTAAAATATTATCTGAAGTTCTAGCTACATATCTTTTTGATTTTATATCCCAAGAACCGACAATACTTTTATTAGATGGAGATTTAAAAATCCATATTTTTTTTGCTGTAAAAGGAAATCCCCCCCGGATAATTCCAAACATTTCCTCAGCATAAAATGTGGGAATTTGTATTGGCTTTGCATTATAAACGTCAGACTCTGTTATTTCGTTTACAGGTTTATTTAATTTTTGTGATAGTAATTTTAAATAGATATAACGAGAAACCGCCATATTAATCGTAAAAGACTGAAATTTATAGCTAGGCATTTTTAGTTTTTCAAGACGTCTGGTCATCCTATGAATAACAACGCCTAAACTAAAACTATCAGACATTATGTTTTGGTTAAAATCTTCTAGGTATATTTTAAGTTCTCTTTCAATCAATACTCTAAGAGCTTTCTCTAATGGAGAAATTGTAAGCATTATTTTCATACATCAATAACCGTCTTAAAATTAAATTTATATGTACTCCATAATCTACTATCACAATCTGCGTTTAGTTTAATTTGGGTTAGAAAATATTCAGTAATCTTATTTTCAAAATTTTTATCTTTTTTTATTTTTAAAAAGATATCTTCTAAATCAACAGTATTTTTGTTTACCTCACGTCTAACCTTATTCTTATCTACGGATACGTGCAGTGTAATATTCAGATCTTTTAAACGAACTTTTTCTAGTGTTAAATCTAATAATATAGTTTCACCATCAATGAAATAATAATGCTCAAAATTTTTAAGTTCAGTGTATAGAAATTTTTTAATACAATCTATAAATTTAGTTTTTACTAAACCCAAAATAGACTCATAATTTAAATTAGGTAGTTTGCTAATTGCAGCCATATCTGAATGGCTAACAGGTATAATAAATAAAGATTTAAGTTCTATAAAAATACTTGTGTTAACTAAACCATAGTACCCATAATGTTTTACGCCATTATAAAGATAAACGATGTCATTAGTATCAGTATCCCGAATAATATATTTATACCCATTTCCCTCGTCAACCCAATTCGATTTATATTTTTCACTTAAAAACTTAATTTTAAATTTTATTAGTTGAGCTGTCATTTCATTATCAGCGTCTATATTATATATCTCCGCATTAATAATATCATCTATTGTTAATTTAGATATCTTTTTTTTGCGTATCTGGGATAAAACTGTTAAAGCAAAATATACTATGTAACACTTACGTGACGCGCTATTAAACTTATTTGGTATACCAAAATATTTTAATATACGAGATATATGATCATGCAACTCATCTCCAGATATAAGATCATATAATTTAGGACCACCTAAAGTAAGACCTATCTGTTTGTCTATGGTGTTAAATATAACAATATCTTGCTTGGTTAATCCTTCTAACATAATTTTTTAATACTATATTTATAAATATCTACTCATTGAGTAGTAGAGAAAAAACTAAAGTTCCCAAATTTAATACTTTACTTTTTGGGCTATATTTATAATAAACCTCAAAAACCAATGGCAATAGTTCATGCCTTAAATTAGTTTTAACCTCATCGTCAATCGGATCAGTTGTAAAGTGAAACTTTAAATCTTTTTTATTAAAAACTATTTTAGATAACCTAACATTAAAAGGATAGTTTTCGAATATCAAAGCAAACCTGCGTATCTTAATAATCTTTTTGTACAATCTTTCAACTCGTTTAGCTTCAAGCTCAAGAAGCTTATTGCGCACTCCATCATAATCTAAATCAAGTTTTTCAATAACTTTCAAATCGTATGCATTCGCACTAACGTATTTTTTGCTAAATTCTGGAGAAACCTCTGATGAGGTATAAAATTCGTTTACGTATTGTACCCCGTTAGAAAATATAGATACAAGATTAGTTCTACTATAGTAGTATAAATATTTTAACCCTTTAGATTTATCCCAGAGTCCAGATGAATCATAATGACCACGTGTAGAGCGAAAAGGAAATAAATAATACAAACAAATATTATCCATGAAACCTTCATTGATTATAATTTGTTCCGAATTCGAGATATCAGTAAACGTCAATTCACTTCTACTTTTACCCAGCTTATATGCTATCTGTGTAGCAATAAGATACTTATAAAAGTAATAAGTTTCATAATTACTATTCGGTTTTAACCCAAGAAACTTACTTTGCTTGTAAAAAACCACCCTAATATTATAATTTAAAGACAGAATATCTTTCGTAGTGTAAAAAAATATATCAAAAATTCCTGGGGGGATATCATACGGTTTAAGTCTTCTTTCCGAAAGAAATTTTTTAATATAAGCACGTAGTGATTTATCAATTAAATCAAAAGCTCTTACTTCGAAATTACTAAAATATTTGGCCATTATATATATTTTTTACCATTTATGTATATACTAGTTTCGCCAGAATCTAACAAACGGCTATGAAAGATGAAAGCACTACGTTGTAAATTATTCATTACATGAAGAAGCGTTTTAGCCACATTATTTAATAATTCATCTGTTTTTATTTTTGATTTAAAATAAAAATTTATATTTTCTTTTCCGGAGTAATCAATTTTAATTAGCTTGGACTGAGTTTCTGCAAGATATTTTATATATTTTCCATCTTCATGTACTTCATACATACGTTTCAATTCTTTTATACTTAATTTCTTTATTTTATCTATATAACCACTATAATCTAAATCATAGGTTTCTATAACTTCAAGATCACGGATTGAACAAGGTCTAGCAAAATCACTAAAAATACTTGGGATAGTGAAATTATATGTATCATAATTATAGTAGAACTCCCCATTTGTATATATAAACCAAAGTCCTGAACTATAAACTTTATACTTAAGACCATTCTTGTTAACCCAAACAGCTTTCATATCATCCCCAGTGAAAGGTATCAAATTAGCAATTGCTGCTGTCGCCCACTCGTTATCTTTTACTAAGATATCTTTCGCATTTATAATATCCTTTTGTGTCAAATAATTTATGTGCTTATCTAACTTTGCCGCTATTTCTGAGCAAAGTATATATTTGACATATAAAACGGTTAAATCACCTTGTATTCCAAAAAATTTAGCTTTTTTAATGAAAATTTCTTCCGATTTTTGAGCAAAACCTGCTGATAGGTAAATATATCGATATAAATCGAAACTAATTTTCAGTTTTCTAACTGGATTATAATACTGAAAAGTCTTCGCAGCTTCATATAATGACTCTTCAACTTTTTTTAAAAAAAATATTTCACGACTATTAAATACTATGCCCATAATTATAAACATTAATACCGTTTATGTTTAACCGAACCCTAGAGTATGAAAAGTTAGATAAGTTACCTATGTTATTATATGACATATGAATAAAAGTTGCAATGCCGTCTCCAAGTTTATGTATACTTTTTTCCGATAAATTAGAAATATCACGGTTAAGTGGTGTTTTAAGATCAACGATTAATATTTTATCTAATATTTTAAAATCATCCAAAACCAACCCTTCATCTTTAAAATTAGCATCAAATTTCAGTTGCTCTGTCAAAAATTTTTTTAATTTTTTAAAATTTAATTTTGTAAGATAATCAACTAACTCTTCATGGCTAAAATCATGATTCATAATTATATTTAATTCACGAGCAGTCGATTTTTCTTTATTTGGTAAATATGTCCCAATATATGGGGGACTTGAATGATTAAATACGTTATCATTATAATAATATACCCCATTAGTATAAACTAGAGCTAAATTTTGATTTTTTTTAACAACATATTTTAAGCCATTAACTTCAACCCAATTTGAGATAAATGATTTTGATCTGCTTGGCACCAATAACGATATTGCCGGTAAAAAATCAGGCCTTGATACAAGGATAGGTGTAAAATTAATTACATCTGACATTGTTAGATCTTTAACCGGTTTATTATTTCTTGCAGCAATCTCTGAATACAAAAGATATTTGACAATCTCTCGTCGTGGATTAACATTATAATAACCCAATTTATTTAATAACTTCATAAGTTCTTTAAATGAAAATTGACTAAAATCAGGTAAATAAATATAATCATCATATATTTTTGTGAGGAAACTAGGATTTATATACTTCTCCGGCGGGCTATCACCAAAATATTTGCGATAAATATGATTAATATATTTATTAATTATACCATAAGAAATAACATCTCTATTATTTAATAATCTTTCCACAACCCGCTTTTAATTTTTAAATGTTTATGTATATACTTATCAAGATACTCATATAGTGCGGTTTCACTTTTTGTTATTAGATTTTCCATATATTTTAATTTCTACGTTTATTTCATATTTATTCGGAATATCAAGAGCATATTCATATGGCTCCCCCATTATAGATTTTAATAATCTATCTTTCACTACATCCTCAAAATAAGCTTTAGATCCTGAAGTTATTGAATTTTTCTCAGAAGTAATTTTAAAATTAAAGCCATTTTTTGTTTTTTTAACTTCATTGACTAAAAATTTTTCAGAAACATGGCCAGCTATATTAACGGTTATAGACCCAAAGTATACCTGGAAATATTCATATACTTTTTTATGAACAAATTTTTTAACTTGTTCCAAAGTATAGTCATTTTCGGCAATATAATTTATTAAACTTGGTCCAACAGAAATAAGGTTAAATTTTTTTGCAATATTATCAAAAGGAATATTTGGTGCAAAATAATAGTATTCTCCATTTGAATATACAAATGATGCCTGATCTTCGATAGAATTGTTATAATAAACATAATTATTGCCTTTATCCTTAATCCATTTGGATGCTCCAACAGCTCCTTGAGCTGTTTTAAATGGAATTTTAGAAATTAAAAGAGCCGGAATAAATGAAACTACAGTTTTTTGTTGCGGCAGTTTCATTAAATCATTAATATCTATTTCTGAATAATTTTTACCAAATAAATTTTTTATCGTTGAAAAATGTATGTATCTACCAAAATAATAATTAAACATCATCCCTGCTGTAGATACCCCCAATCTAGATAAAACAGATTTAAACGTTTTCATAATAAATTCTCTATTCACAATGTTATTAACATATGCACTAGCCATATCACCAATAAATTCGTCAGCCATAGATGGAGCATATAACATAAATTTTTGATAAATTAACCTATCAGCCGCACTAAAAAGTGTTATATCAAATTTAGATAAAACTCTACTCATATTACTCTACTTCAATTATAAAATTTAATTTTGATATATCTATCAAATTACGATAAATTCTTATTATGTAAGAATTAATAAGAGCAACTTTTATCGCTCCGCCGTTTATTAGTTCTTCATATAAACTGTTAGTAAGATATTGGCCTATAACTTTAAACTTAAATTTAAATGTCCTCTTAGAGAAAGATACGCCAATAATTTTTAAATCCACATTTTTTTCAGAAAGAGTTCTCGCTGTCAATAATAAATCGATATATGTTTTAGCTTTTCGACCCATACTAATTATTGCTGCTTTTTCGATATCTGCTGAACGATTATCATATATAATCGACATCTCAGGATCATTCACTAAACGGATGTCTGGCCCAAGATTTGATGTGTCAAATTCTTGCCAGTCAGGAAAAGCTATTTTATTCCTATAAAGAATACCTCCAGAATAAATCCAAGAAATAATCCGGCTCCCATTTATATCAGTAATTACAACATATTTTTGTCCTTTAAAATTTACCCATTTACCTATAGATTTAAGTGTAAATGGTACTTTAAAAAAAATCGCAGCAGAAACTGCTGACTGATTATGCATAAAACCAGGACCACGTATATGACTTTCCATAAAATCTTCTTGAGTTAAAGATTTACGGTTTTTATTATGTTTATAACAAACATGTGAGCTAAAAATATATTTAAAAAACATAAATCCAAAGTTATCTCTTTGATAACCAAAAAAAGGTATTTTTTTTAAAAAAGCATTTTTTATCTCATCATGATATTTGTTATACATAGAAAGCATATCTTTCTGCTGGTCATTTTGAAAGACAATATTAGATAATACATTTTCACTAATGTATTTATCTATGCTTTCAAATGCAACTATTTCCCTTTTTGTGAAAAATTCTGGCATAAAAATATTGATTAGAATTTAATATTTATATCTGACAAATCTATAGAATCCGCACTAAAAACACTTGTATTTAAATCATACCCATGTTTATCAAATTGAATTAAAAAATACACCTTATCATGCACCCTATTTTTAATAGCAATTTTTTCATCTAGGCTAAGATCCTTAGGGTTAATTTTTGAGTTGTTTTCAGCATCTATTATATTGATTATTTTTATATCAAAAATAATTTTTTCATTTTCATTTCTTATACTAGTAAATTTAAAGTAAATATCCGTATCTTCATCTGGTGGGGCTGAAATATAATATCTGTTTTGCTGATCATCCCCTAACTTAAACCCTTTAGTAAAATCAACAGCAAGTTGATCGTATATGGCTTTTTTAAATGAATTATCTTTGTCAATTTTACTATTAATAACGGTCTCTAACTCAAATAACGTAACATGACGAGTTTCGTCAGTTATTCCTTTCGGTAACTTTATATTACGGCCAAAAGTATTTACCGTGTTGTATTTTAACTTATATTTCTCATTATTTACATAAGCAAAAAAAGGCACCACATCACTAAACCTTTTTTCATAACATACATATTTAAGCCCAGTATCTGATTGATTAATCCAGCGGCTTATTGTAGAAGCGTCTACACAATCATACTCTAAAAAATTTAGAATAAATGCATTTTGTAACTCGCGATTTCTAATTTTAAATTTTTGACCAATCAAATCTTTAAAATCAAGATCAATTAATTTTTTATTTCTATTTTTTGCTATTATATTATAACACAAATATTTAATACCATAATAGTCGTCAGAATTAGGGTACAAAATCCCGAAATATCTTAAATATTTGCGAACGAATAATATCATTCCAAAATAATTTTCATTAGACACTGAAAACAGATCCTTGTTTTTTAATTTTTTATCTAAATAACTAAATAATTTAATTTCGAAGTCCGATACTAACTTAATCATACAAATTATATAATAGCAAATTAGCCCCCATTTTAGGTGGGGGCTTTCAGTTAATTAACATCAACAAAAGAATTAGGAAACATTTTACACGCTCTGAGATAATTCTCCAATAATGGGATAAATTCTTTGTAAGCAGTTTTTATCTTCTCATCTTCTGAGTTTATATAAACGTCTTCTTGTTCTTTTAATTTATCTAGGCCACTGCTTATAGGTTTTATCAATTCTCTGGCAGCTTTTATTCCAACCGCATTAGGTTTCCAAAGAATTCTATAAAGGCCAACATTTGTCGCAATTTCACATAAATTTCTAGATAATTTTGTTGAAAAAACCGTATCTTGGTTTTTTGATGTTAAACACAATGTTTGTTCCATAATTTAACTTAGGTATTTTAGTTTATACAAGGTAGAATATATTAATTCCAATATAGTATCTACCTGATTTTGAAGATAAGAATCTTTTATCTCTTTCCTGGATATTTCGATGTTATCTGCTAGGCCTTTAAAATAAGAGATTACTTGTTCTGAACTACTGTAATTCTCAATACCTTCACAGTCAAAACTTCCAATTATGCCGTATTTCCCTTGATAAGATTCAACAAATCCATCAATTAAATCACCAATACCCTCATAATATGAGCCCAACGCCTTGTGCTCTGCATATGATTTTGTTTGTAAATGAAAAACATGAGATTGATTCCTGGATGTTAATATATCCGATACAAACATATCAACACCTTCAGTTTTTGTTATTTTAACAGTGTCTTGCTCGCCGATCAATGAATTGATCAAGTCAGCCTTCGTAAATTTGCTCATAATAGTATTTTTTTATATAAATATCTGAAGAAATTATTTATCCAACCCGTGAGCGGATAATGTGTATTTAAAAGGATTTCCTGGTATATTTTTAATGCACTCAAGCATCTTATCAGCAACCATGTGGATCTCAAGCTGAGCTGTTTTATCGGCTCTAAGCATATAAAAATGATAAAATGATCTCCAGTTAAAAGATGTATCCAATGTCAGCATAGAGTTCATTGTCCTAAAGAAACGAGAGCTTTCCTTTGCCCTTTTTCTTGTCAATACAGGTGTTAGTTCACTGGCGGATCTGTGATATAAAAAGTTCCCCAATTCAGTATAAACTCTAAGCATATCTGCCCAAGTTTCAACTGAAACTTTATTCATATCCAAATAAGGAATATCACTGATGTCATTTATTTTAACTCCCTCCCAATCTTCAGGAATGTAAAATTTGTCTGTGAGTTCTTTGTATCTTGCAGACTCACCATTTACCGAAACGCCAATCCTGTGCTTTAATGTGTGGATGTGTGAGGCCTGTTCCACCTCTATATTAAAGTGGAATAGTGATTTCTCAAAAGGTGTTTCATGTTTATGCTCTGCTAGATATTTCAATAGATCTGGCATCCTTTCAAGTTTCTCATCTGTGATTTCTCTGTCTGTGGATGTCCAAGCACTTTGAGCATGGGTTTTATCGCTACCATAGTAGCCAATAAGTTCTACTGTAATCTTTCTGTTCATAGTAAATATTCAATTGAAAAAATGTTAATGTCATCTTCCGAAAACTCGTTGTTTGCGTATTTTACACACGAGTTGATGGGTTTGTCTAAAGATACATAAAAACTATGGTATGTTAAAGCACCTCTAAACACTATTAATAAATTTTTAAGCTGATCTATCTCATAATCAACTAAATATGAATTTGGCATGTTCTGGAAATAATCGTTATTGACGAATATTTTTATAAACCATAATTTGGTTAGGTCTTCTAAGGCCCCATGCGTTTTATGTACTGAAAATAGTGTATGATACTGGTATACAAACCTTTGCACTAAATGAAATAGTACTAACTCCGAAACTGATAATTTGACTTTCATATAAAAAAATAGCTTTTACGCTTATTTAGTGCGTAAAAGCTATTAAGTAAATAGTTGCTAAAATCTACTTATTAAATAATTCCTCTTCTCCAAACAACGTAATTAAAACTTCTTGTGCAATATCCGCTAGTTCTTTTGCCGGATCAGCGTTTTTCGTTCTAATAACCTCGTCCAGAACTTCACCATAACAACCTAATTTTTCTGATCTCCAAAGTAATTCTTCAAAAAGCCTGTCATTCATTTTGTACCTATAATTAAATCGTCGAAATTTATATTGGGGTTTTTATTATTCTTAATATCTCCAGAATTAACAATTCTCGCAATGTTAATTATCTCAGAATGGCATACAGATATTTTATCTCTTAAATTTTCAGTCATTTGATATTGTTCAGATTCAATAACTTGCCACAAATTTTCACAAATTACTGACATCTCATGTAACTTAGTTTTAAGATCTTCCCCATCCTGAGATGGCTCTCTAACGAGAGTCGCTAATTGTTCCGTTGTTATTATAATTTTGGCCATATTAAATAAATATCACTAATCAGATCTTTTAAGACCATAGTTACAAATAAAAAAATTAACATTGCTTTCAGCAATATATTTTGGCCATTTTTTTAATTTCTGCACATGTTTAATTGCCTCTTGTTTAAACGATTTTTCTTTTTCTTCGGTTATAGTCCAATCATGATACCATGCATCTTGCCTATTTACTACGTCATCGTAAGTAACATTGACTTCAGCATGTTTAAACATCATGTTAACAAGATCTTTTATGATATTATCGTTATCCATTATTAATGTCATTAAAGTTAAAAATGTATTGTTCAAGTTCATCGAGGCAGATAAATCTAACACCATCAATTATTTCATTCAAAGAATGATGATGATGTCCGAAGATCCAAAAATCCGGTTTATGATCATCAAGCATAGCTTGTAGTGCTTGCCTGGTTGTAGATTTATCCGTATAACCAAATAGCATACTCATAATTCTTTGTGGGCAATCATGAGATACTACTATTTTAGGTTTAATTTTAAGATAGTTATCAACAACTTGTAGGCTTTCAGCGTAACTCATCTCTTCATTACTGAAGAAAGTTTTACCTTCAACCCTATGATGTTTGTCAATAGAATCAGCACCTCTAACTGTAAAAATTGAATATTCCTCAAAGTATTTGCTATTGCCTGTTGACGGATATTCGTCTTTTACGGCCATAGGCATATAGTCGTGATTACCAGGATTAATCCAATGATTAGGTCCAATATTTTTGATATGCCAAGTCCATTCTTTTTTAAAACCAAAATCACCAACACATATGGACATGTGACAATCTTTGATTGCTTTTTTGTATTTTCTCAGCTCACCATGAGCATCTCCAATTATCTTTATTTTCATATCACACTTTTTGTTCTAGGCCTGAACGTAGGTTTTCAAGTATAATTTCACCATCAGTAAGTTTAGCTATGACTGAGGTGGAAACTATACAATTTTTTAATACAACATTTGGAATGTTGATAAGAAAATCCTCCCCATTAAAAAATCTCAGGTGGTTTTCTCCATTTAGACACCCATCAATAGATTTAAGGAATAGTTTAAATTGCGTAGGATTTAAAAATGTCTCATCGCAAATCAGACCAAATTTTTCGTGAATTATTTTTACTCGGCAAATTTTTGTTGTGTCCATGTTCATTTTTTTTGATAGGACAAAGATACAAAATCTTTTCTGAATAAATAAAATATTCTACCTAAATTTTTAACCCAGGAATAAATCTTGCTGTTATATGATCTTTAAAAGACGACCAGCTTTCAAATTTAACTCTAACACCTTTTTCTTGTACATATTTTTCAATACAATATCGGAAAAATTTATCTCTTTTATTTATTGCTTCTTTATAGTCATTTTCAGTATATGGTGATAATGAATTTTTAAACATAAATTTTATGGCTTTTAAAAATTCTTTATCCCAAATAAATAAAGGCTTATAAATAATTGATTTAATACAAATAAAAGATTTTAAATTTTGATATGTTTTAATAACTGAATAACGACCCATAAGGTAATCTAAAAGCCAAATTATATTAGACGCTAATTTGAAAGGATGATTGTTTTTTGTTAATTTATATTTTCTACCAACACTTCTTAAGTCAACTAGTACGTCATATGTTAACTCTAAACGATTAGAATCATCTTCAACCTCAATAAATAATACATCTATTATATACTCAAACCCATCGACAGAAAAGGTTGAATAAACTCTATTATCATCAGCTAAATAAGTACTATAATTTGACGGCTGAGAAAATGTCTCATATATCAATTGCCTCTTTCTCATATTTATATAAATACTCTAAATTACGCAAATATTCTTCAATATTTGATAAAGTGCTTTCTAATCGATTACCCTTTAGAAAAGTAAATCCTAACCTTGATTTACAAATCAATATATTTGATCCATCTGAGAAGTTAATGAAATTAGAACCTCGATTTATAACATAAATCTTGCCTGATTTTCCGACATAAAAATCATCTACTTTGAATCCGGAGATTACCAATAATTGTGCTTTAGTTCTGAAATCCATTTTTTTAATTTTAAATGTTACAAAAGAAATGACCAGCAGAGTGCCGGTCATTATAACTAAGCCACAAATTTATGGCAATTTTCTAAAATGAGGTAATAAAAAATAAAAAGCTGAGATTACACTTTTTAACAGTTGCCTTTATAAGGATTATTGGTTCCCTTAATATCCACTAACATCTTTTGGATGGTAGCAACCAATGCCGACTTTTATGTGAGTCACACATTCTTGACGCTACTCTCTCTCTTACTAATCTATTCTCTTCAATCCGGCAAGACTGACTAAGCTTTCGAGGGCCTAGAGATATTTTGTAAGAATACATAACAACTTGCGGTCATTATATGCCACGAACTGCTCGTGACTATGTAGGCATTTCTTTTCGTAGCGTCCGGTAGACACTTTTGCTATAATTATTCAGTAGTTATTCATTCTAAACATAAATAATGAACTTTTTTAGTTAAGTTGTGGATAAAATCAAGTTGCGGTCTACCGTCAAAGCTATCTAACCTTTTGAGTTAAATAATACTTTACAACTCGATATGATGTCCCCATCATCATGCTTCAAGACATCTCTTCGATACAGACTGGTAATCTGTAAGGAGCGTAATACCAGCACCACCTGAAATACTACATTACCTTTCGGTTTTAAGACACCTATTACATTGGATACCGCAATAATTAGACTGGATATTCCTAATCTCTTGCAAGAACCCTATGAGTTAATCTTATTGGTCTTCCGACCTCAACCCCGCAATCCACATTTACGGGATTATTACTCCATTTCGCCTACACCGTCGGCCTCAACTACTGAGGAATAATAATATCTCACTTGTGTGCTCAAGCTCGGTAACAAGCCGCAGTAGTATGTTTTTAGCATACTAACCACTTTATCCTGCTTTCGCAGTTTATTTAATGACCACACACGGCCAATATCTTCTATCAAAGAACTAATTTGTGGCGGAGCCTGGACTCGAACCAGGACCTTTAGGTTATGAGCCTAATGAAGTAACCCTTTTTCCACTCCGCAATATAACGAACAATAAATATCAATATTTATCAGATTAGTCAAGTAGTTTTTAAGAAAAATTTACAACAACATGATATTTATTCAAGATAAACCAAAACCAGGAAAATCTTTTACTTTGTAACATTTCTTCTATAACAGGTTGTAATTCACGATCACTACTAATAACAAGTTGTTTTTTTGGTATACAATTATCTAAATAATTTCCCAAAGTGTCAACATCTTCTCTATCATTTATTTTACTTATAAAACCCAGTAAAAATTGTAAATTTCATATGTTTATACGGGTGTTGTATTTTGAGGTGTGGTAATATAATTATAAGCAAACGTTAATAATTCTTCAAGCCTGTCATCAGGTAATTGATTATACATTGCCTGATATAACATAAAAGATTTAGTCCGTTCATTAACTTCAGTTCTTAGTAAATAATCTAATCTATCTCTAAAATTAAATTTAGAAACATTTTCAACATGTTCGTGCGGAACTGAGGCTATATCTAAATATTTATATTGTAAAATCTCTACAGGCCATTCGCCCGTTGGTAACGAATCTAAAATTGCTTTATAATTACGAATATTTAAATCGTATGAATTTACTTCGAGCTCTCTACTTACAGTATTTATTGCTAATGTTTTTAATTTTTGCTCTTCGCTAACAGAATTTATCATTTTTTTGTTTTTTTATTTTTTTTATTTATGCAAATGAATTTGCAAGATCTAATGATGTTCTAGTTGGTTCTTGAGCAGGTAATGCCAATTTATATGCTATATTACCTGAAACTCCATTTGCCCCCCAAACATAAACGTTAGCTTTTGGTGTTGTGTCTCCTGCTGTTATAATATACCTATCATTAATTCCAAACCATTTGATAATTCTAGGATTGGTGCCTGGAAGAGTTGTTGTAAGAGTTATTTCTGTACCGAAACCATAATCAGCATTATTTGAACCAGTCCAATTATAAATTCTAAAAACTGGTGGTGAATTAAATGCTAACGCCACATACTTCTGATCTGAACTGAAAGCTGCTGATACAGATGTTATAAATGTGGTTGGATTTATATATCTTGTACCAACACCATTACCTGTCCAAGGGAAAATACACACAGTTGCAACAGGAGTGTTTGTTGTTGTTGTGGAAGCTATTAACATATCACCTTTAGGTGAAAATTTAACATCTCTAAAATCACCACCTGAAGTATCTATCACTATTTTTGTACCATAAGCCAAAGGAGATCCTGAAACAGGGTATATATTTAATGCCCCATCGTTTGTTGCTGATGTGGCCCCTATAGCTAAATAATTACTATCTGGATGCCAACCGCAACAAAGGCAAAATGTCGCACTTGTTGGGAATGACCCTGGATTTGAAAGTTTTGTACCTAACGGAGGATTTGATGTAGAACCTGTTACATTATATGATGCAAAGCAATTACTATCAGCAATAGGAATTGTTAGAACATTACCATCCGGGCTAAACCTGAGTTTATTAACAGTACTTGTGATTACTGTTGTGATATCTGATGGATTAGTTAATAGTGTTCCAAGTGGGGACGTCCCTCCTGTTAATGAATACATATTTAGGCGTGGTGATGAAAGCCCGCCTAACGCCAAAATACTATTTGATGGATGAAAATCAATTCCTTGAGTATAATTAATATTGAACGAACCTGGCACAGCTATTCTTGTACTAAAACCAAATGTTCCGGTTTGGCCCGTCATATTATATAAGTTAAACCCTTCCCCCACTGTAGTATCATTGTTCGCCCAACAAATATAGGCGGGAGGATTTTGAACATTCGCCCCACCCAAATATTCACTACGCTCTCTAGTAACAGAATTAACTGTTGTTATAGCTGTGAAAAAAACTCCACCGATTTTACTTATTGTCATTTTTTAATAGATAATGCTTTAAATATAAGATGTGTTAATTCATCACTAATTGGCGACGGTAATTTTTTTGGCGAAAAATATCCGCACTGAGTGTGCTCAAATCCATCCTTAGCTTTTTTTAAATCAGGTATAATTGGTTTGTCGTATTCAACCCAATAAATATATACCACACTATCTAAATATCCTCGTCTACTTATATTTTTTATTTTATCCAAAAAAAATATTTCTTTATCTAGATCAATATCTGTTTCTTCATAAAATTCGCGATATGCTGCCTGAATAGGCGTTTCATTATCCTCAATTTTACCAGAAGGAACTGACCATTCATTAGGACGTGAAGCATCTGGACTTCTTTTACATAAAAGAATTTTGCCTTTACTTTTTAAAATTATTCCCGAATATTCATTCATAATTAAGTAATATAACTATTATATATATTATTTTTAAAAAGTAAAATATTTATTATTAATGTTATTAAAAATAAATAATAATAAATTTAATGTTAAATTAGCCATTAGCCCTGATGAAAGAAGTGAGGGTATGATGAATAAAAAGTTTAATGAAGAATATAATGGAATGCTTTTTGTTGAAGATGAAAGTGATGTCCATTGTTTCTGGATGAAAAATTGCATAATATCTCTAGATATTATTTTTATACAAAAAGGTACAATTACCAAAATACACGAGAACTGCCCCCCCTGTGTTACAGATAGCTGTGAAACATATTGTGGTTACGGAAATTTAGTTCTAGAAGTTGCCGGTGGCACTTGCGCAAAACTAGGAATTAAGAAAGGTGATAAGATGACCTCATAACACCTAAATAATCAATTAAATTTTACTGGTGACAAATAATAACACGCATGATAACTTCATGTAAAAAAAAACATTTGCCTATGAAACAACTAAAAAACATTTTAACGATTACTGTCGCATTATTTATCGGATTTACTATTGGTTACTATAAAAAAATATCTGAATTATTAACGAATAAGCCCGTTCCAAAAGTTATCCAACATCAAAAAGATGATTCCCCAATTTCAATTAAGATGTATAATACCATCCGCGAGAAATCAAGAGAGTATCAGATACCTACATACATTGCATTCAACATAGCGTACCTGGAAACCAGGTATAGAGGCCCGTTCGATTCAAAATATAACCCAGCATTAATTTCATCAGTAGGAGCTGTGGGTCCAATGCAATTAAGAGAATCAACAGCAGAATTTATTACTAAAAGAGATATAGATAACGAACAACTTAAAAACGACATATCTCTTAATGTAGAAATTAGCATGAAACTTTTAAAATATCTTTACGATAGATACGGATCATGGGAAATAGCGTGTAGCTACTATAACACAGGTAAGGCCAAAAAAAATAGTTTCGGATCTTATTGTGTAGAAAATGTTGACTACACATATAAATGGGAAAATTATAATAAAACCATTTTCACGCCATAATATACACCATCTCTATATTCTATTAGATAATATACATTTAACCCCCCCCTATTTCTTCCCCTTATATTAGCCAAATATTCGGCGTCTAATGGACTATCATGTATCGAGAGTACGACACCAAAGGGTGTTATTAATATCGCCCTGTAAGCCAAGCTACGGCTAAAATTAACGATGCTATCCTGAACGACAATAGTATCGTTACCAGGGTGATCAGGAAACCTACAGCCCCTAACGATATATTTGTAATGGCTAAAATATACAAGCCCATTAAAGTCATAATCGGCTTTCTTTAGGTATACTGTTCCAATAGAATCAAAATTTAAAATGTATGTCTCTGAGTAAGATAGAGAGTCATATGGGGGATCAAAAACATAATCCTCAGGTATTGTGCTGTAGTCGCAAGTCGTACTATCAATAACGTATACTACGCCATTCTGCCTTAAAGTACCACCTAAGTGCTGCTCGTTAGTTAGATGCAAAGTATCACCCCTACAAACAAAAATTGTCGTATCAACAGCTTGTGCTAATGATACGACAAAGTTTGTTACAAATAGAATTATAGTTATAAATGTCTTCATAATTATAACTATCGCAAAAAATCAATTAAGACGTTTTTGGCGGATAAACTTTAGGCCTACGTCTAGGTTTGTAAGACTTTTTTTTAACCGGCTTAGCCAAAAGCTCTGTCTCAGAAAAATCCTTCACATAGTTATTCGTAATAGGATTAGTTCGGTTAAATAGTTTTGAAAATGTTTTTTTAAAAAATTCTAGGATCATAATATTATTTTGTTTCTTTTAATTTGTTAATCTTTCGAGAAAGATACCATACAGCTTTCTCCAAATCTTCAATTTCTTTACTTGGATCTTTCTTGCCGGATCTAACTATGTATTTCAAAGCATTTCCATTGTGGAAGTCTAAATTGTAGTGTTCTATGATTTTAATTACTTCAAATGGATTGTCCGCACCCCCATAGTGCTCCGGGTGATCTACGTTTTTATTCATATATTTAAGTTAATTTTTTGATTTCATTAATCTTAACCGACTGCATAATATATGACATAACTTTACGCTTAAAAAGCGGTGCCAATGTCTCTTCTATTGGGAAACTTTGGGGTATTTTAACAAAAAATACCGGTGCTTTTCGTTTATTCTTTGTTATCAACTTTGTTGAGTTAGAAATATGATAGTCCAGATCATATGACTTAGAGTCCCCAGAAAATATCAAATTTAAGTCAGTATTGTTCTCCGCGATAGTAAATACATTTTTGGTTATTAGATACTCCCAAATATATACATTATTATCCGTTTCATCAACATAAACTATCACACCAAAGTTATAATTTTTTATGTTATTTTTATTCCTCTTAGGAATTAATTCGATATTATCATAGATATACGACCAATAATGCCTAACTATCTCAAAATACTCATAAATTTTCATAGTAGAAAATTTAACTGAGTTAATAATTTCTATCTGCTCAACCTCGTTAAATTCTGGCAATTCTTTAAAACTCAAATCTTGTAATATAACTTCATCATCGTATGATTTAAATTTTTTATCAGTATAAACCATCATATGTTCGTGCATGATAGCGTGTAGATTAGCTAAGTGCAACGATATTTCTATAAATGTTGGATACAATTTGTGCTCATTTATTAATGCATCAATTTTTTTTAGATACCCCAATAAAACATACTGCTTATGTTCAAAGTCTATCGGCTCCTGGATAACCCAATCTGTATCCATAATAAATTTAATTTTACTCATAAATCATATTCTAGTTCATAATGATAAATAATATTTTACTAATTTTAAAGTGAACCGCCATCTTCATAATATATATGATATCCAACTCTATTAATAACAGAATAACCTAAAGGCCCTTCACCATGTAAAATATATTGTTCTTCGCCGTCACTTCGAAGAACATCCATAACCCAAGCATTTTTATCTACAAATCCAGCTATAAATTTGGAATCATAGCCCATTTCCTTTAAAAAGCTAACCGGGTCATCTTTTATACTATCCAACCAGTTAGAGACATAGTTCTCAATAGCCTCTTCAGAATAAGTTTTTTCCTCTTCAATTGATTCTATTTCAGACTCTATCTCGGTTAACCTATCTCTAAGTTCCTCTATTTCATCTTCATCTTCCAATTCACCAATTTTATACTCTATTGTTTCTGCTTCACTTCTTAATATGTCAATTTCATTCATCTGACTTTCAGTTAGTTCCATATCATCCTCATCTAAATAAGATTCCGGAGACTCTCTAACCCATTCATCTATGGTACCCTCAAAAGAATCTCTAACTTCATCACCGTCAACATAATAATCAAGATCCATATTTGACATATCCATATCATCATATAAGCTATTAATATTTTCTGTCGCATATTGTGTACATTCGTCATCAGTAAGTACTATGAATGTCTTATCATAGGCAGTAGTGTTCTCACCTTCAATCACAATATAATAGTCACGATTCGAACCATATCTAACTGGGAAGATAGAATATAATCCAAAATTATTTTCGTGCAATTCATAAATCTCATTTTCAATTTCATCAATACGTTCTTTCAATTCTCCGTAAATAATGTTATCTTCACCAATACTTTCTAATCGACCTTGTAATTCTTCTAAATTAGTTTCTAAGGCTAATATCTTGTCTTGATATTCAGGGTCAATTATGTTCTCATCAACAAAATACTCATATAACGCATTAACTTTATTACTTTCTTCTGTATCATTTTCTATATTAAATAGACCTCTAACTTCATATAATTTCAGCTGTTCAAGACGGTCTTGCTTAATTTTACGTAATCTTTTACGCTCTAAAGGTGTATTTGAATCTGATGTATATCTACCAACCTTAATGTGACTGATGTTTGAAATATTGGTATTACTAATATTTAAGTAACCCTTAACTTCAATAATACCTTCTAAGTTATCAATATTTGAACGACTTAAATCTAGACTGTCTGTTATTATAATATTTTTATTCCTTATCTTTGGTAACTTAAGCACTAATCTTGGATTACCCCCAGCAAATTTTAATAATTTACGATATTCTGCACTGGTTAATGATATAGTTTCTTTATCTTCCATCGAATTTTCAATTTAATCTTTTTTGCTCTATTTATATATTTATAAATATAAATATTATTGCAATAAATAAACTAACACTAAAACAAATTAAATATGGGATGCGGATGCAAAAACAAAGGCAATAATGCCGAACAACCAACAACTAACAGTACAACAACAAATACTCAACAGGCAACAAAGAGTGTAACAGAAAAGTTAAAAGAAGATATCCAACGTACTGTTAAAAAATACTATAACAATAGATAGTATAAAAAAACCGCAATAATTGTTGCGGTTTTTTTTATGTTATATTTATACTTATTTTTTTTTAATGTAAAATTATAAAAAAATAATAATCATGAGATTATCAAATAACATAACAAAACAAACTATCGTTAATTTATTGGCTGAATATATCTTAAATGAATTAGGCCCAGACACAGCAACTCAGATAACAGTCATAGATCAAGGTAATTTTTTCGTCATATTAGGATGTACTAACACAAAAAAGAGTTTAAAACTCACAGAAATATTTATTCAATTTACCGATAAGTATTCAGATTTAATATCTGAAGCTAACTATCCAAAAGAACTAAGTTTTGTAAATTTTATTCGGGCATCTAATGAAGACGATTTAGTAACTTCTTGCGAAATAAATCTATACAATACTGAAAGGCCTTCAATCAACACAATTTGCGTACCTGCCGGTTTGATCCCCATTCATACTCCAGATCTTTTGTCCTCCCAATTCCCACATGGTTATGGGTTAAAAACTAACAGAGCATTATTATTATACTTTGAATATATTGCATATAATATAATGGACGGCACAAACACATCTGAGATGTGTATTTCTTTTCATAAAGAAAATGAATTCGAAGATAAATTACAGGTCAAGTCTGTATCTCTTAGAGACAATGAAAAAATAAAGTCCGCAATACTAGATTTATTCGATCTAGATTACACTAAATTTATTAGTGAATATAATTCATATGATTTTACAGGCGAGGTATTAAACCCCATGATGGAGAAACCCTGGTTGAAAAAAGAAATTGATACTATTGATCTATTAATCTAGTATCAATTTCTTTTTTATTATTTCTATCCCTTCATCTATACCATGATAATGTTGATCCGGAGCATATAGTTCGCTATCAAGATTACCTTTTTCGTCTGTCTTTATTATCATAAAAGATGGCACATATTCGTTCCCACCCACAGCCTCAACGAATAATTCGAATTCATCCGGATAAAGATCAATATCTCTATCGTGAAAAGAGATATTATTCTCTGTCAACATATCTTTCATCATCGTGCAGTATGGACACGATTTCATTGTAAATAAAACTAGTTCTCCCCCCATATTGTCGCCATTTTAGTTATTTCTTCTTTAGACGTTATTCCTATTTTAGATTTTACTTCTTTACCTGAGTAAAATCCTTTAATTACCGGAACACTTCTTATACCCAAAGACATTGATAATTCTATATCAGTATCTACATCAAAAGTATACAATTTAGTTTCGTTACCCTCATTCTCAAGTTTTTCCATAACTTCCTCAAAAACAGGTTTAAGAACTTTACATGGCCCACACCATTGAGCATAAAACTCAACAAGGATTTTTTTATCTGAGTTTAGTAACTCTTTTAACTTATCAGGACTAATATCCATAATTTTTACTTTTATTTAGTTTATTTATCAGAATTTTTACAAATTCTAAATTTTCTTGCTGAAATATTATTGTTAACGAATACCAAGAATTTTCATCCGAATTCCAATCTTTACCCATACTAGGGTTTGCCGGTACTCTACTCAAATATAAATATATATTTTTACCAAATTCTAAAATATATTCATAGCCAACGATTTTAGAGTCATTATCCGAACTTTGCTGATATTGAGCTACAACTATTTTAAATTTATCTAATTCAAATATAGATTTGTTAAACGTACCATTTATCGTAATGGTTGAATAGTCGTATTTCGACTCTTTATTTATTTTTTTTAAAAATTTTTTCAAAAAACTCATAATGAAAAATTTGGGAGGATATTTTTGCATATCCCCCCATTTAAGCGGTTAACTTACAGTTTATTATTGAAGATATTCTTCAGCCATCTTCCAAAGACCTGTATTAATATTGTTGATGAGTTTAATGTCTGTCAAAAATCGAACAGAAGTACGTCTCTGAGTTCCGGTGGAATATGTGATACCTCCGCGTACAAAGTTTTCCTGAAGTGTATTAAATGTGTTCCAGAGATTAGGAACAACATCTTCATTCCTATTGGGCTTTACAAGTCTTTCAGGTGAAAGATTTTCAGGAATCCTTTCTTCTGGCCACCTTAGACTCATTGCTTTTCTAGCAAATTCATGTCGTTCATCATCAGTCATAATCCTTGACATCATTTCTTTGACATTTCCCTCAATCATTGGTAGCATTTCAGCGAAATTATCTGTAAGTTTTCGAACTTCAGATACATCGAAGTACTTGTGCTTCAAAGTAATTGTACCACTAAGTGATGTGGGCACTGTCAGACCATTAGAACAAGCCAGGCGGAAAAGACCAGCTTTAACTGAAAGAATGTTGCTACCATCATGTGAGTTAGATATTACAGCCTCAAACAGGCTATCACCAACAACTTTTGGAACACTTCCGTTCCTGAGCCTAATCTCATGCCTAGAATATTGGCCCCTACCAGTTTGTTTTGCACTAAAGATGTCCCATCCCTCAGCACTAAACTTCTCAAGAATATCTATTGTTGGGACGAAAACATACTTGCTCGAAAGCTTTGGCGATGGTGAGGTTGTGAAAATAGACGGAACGTTAGTTCTGAGTGTTTCAAATTCAATTGGTGCTGCCATGTGTCGTTGTTTTTTAATTGTGCTGCAAAGATACGATAATCGTATTCACAATTGCAAATTTAATTTGAAGAAAAATTAAAGTTTTTTCCTGAGACCGAAAATTTAACAATTTTAAAGCTATCAGGCGGATTTTCAAACCTAACATTAGATATTGACTCTAATTGTTTAATAGTTAACGTTGGATCACCGTTATTATTATAATTTTTGTTTGCGATTTCACGAACTTTATCAAAAAATATTTCGTGCTCCATATCGCCAACTATTTTCTCAAATAACTCTAAATTTTTTTCAAAAAAGTTTTTAACCCCAGATAAGTATATATCGACCTCAATTTTACTCATATTATTATTCTCAATTTACTTTAATATAACAATTAAATATATTTAATGTTATATGAAAACTAAAGGATGTACAAGCTGTAAAGAAAAAAACTACAACTCTAATTTTGGTGAAATAGCTTTAGCTATATACTTAGCCGGAACAATTATCTTAGGAAATATAGTGATAATTAAGTATATTATTAACTTAATTAAGTAGCATATAAAATCCAAGACTACCACCATTTCGATTAATATCCGATAGTGATGTAACATACATTCCTTTAACAAAGAATTTTTCACTAAAGTTAGAATATATTACCACTTTATAGTCACCATCATAAAGTCTAAAATTTCTATAATTCTGATAACCTATGGCCAGTTTACAAAAATTAGCGTTTAGTCCAACTTCAAAATCGCTGGCAGTACCTATTAGTCCTCTAATAAATAGGTTTTCCCTGGTATATTCAACGCCAACTAGAGTACTAAAAATTCTCCAACGATCCGATTCAACATTGTTTTTTAGAACTAGATCTACATTTGAATTACATTCAACTATTGGCTTGAAATATTCAAATTTATTTTCAAATTCAGCTCTAAAGGTGAAATTTGCGGTAGGAACTCTAGGACCGATTCCGCCGGTGAAACAAACATATTTATTAGATTGTGAATAACCAAAAATTGGTAAAAAAATTAGAAATACTTTAAAAAAAATTTTCATGCTTTTATATTGTGTTTTATGTGTAAATGACATTTTTTTTAATTTTTAACAACACAAAAAATATTATATATGGATAAAAAATACTCTGTAGTTGTTTTTAAAAACAAAAAACTAAGAAAAATATTAAAAAGGTTTAAGACTAAAGATGGTGCGAATAAATTTTATGAAAAGAAACTATCTGATAGCAATTCTATTATTTTTGATAAAAAAATAGAAAATGGAAGAGCGGTTTATTTTGAATTGGCATTAATTTCAAATGAAAAAAGTGATGACATTATATATAAATCAGATGACTTAGGTCGAAATATTCCTGTCATATCTGAAAATGACAATTTTTCTATAAAAAAAATTGCTGACTTTAAATTAATTGAAAAAATCCAAAAAATAAATAGCCAGGAAAAATTAACTCTAGTCCAAATTGTTAATTCATACCTCAAAGGTAATTCAATTAAATTAATTTCCAAACTAAATAATAAAATTATTATCCAGGATGATGATTCTTTTATTCTATTTAGCTGTAAATCAAATGATGATGCTGATCGTTTTATTTCTACACTTGAAGATTACTTACTAAATACCAATAAAAAAAATGCAATACTAGTACGAGATACTGATATTGCACAAAAAAAATATTTGTATGATATGTTTGAAAAACTAGGATATAGTAGAGATATGTTGTATAGAGTATCAACTACTCATTTAAAACAAAAATGAATTCAATGTTAGATATAACAATTTTAAACATTTTATCTTCATTACCAATAACATTGGTAAGTTCATTAATAGTTGAATTAAAATCATCCTTTGACACTTCAAAAACAACTGTTTTATTACCGGTATATAGCTGATCCAGTCCTTCTGAGATTAAAGCTAATTTACCTAAAATCCCATCAAAACTTTTTTTATCTTTGTCCATAAGGTATGTTGTTTAGGTTCTTCGTCCAAAATTTGTGATTTCTTCAATCCAGCCAAAGATTTTGCAAATTCTTGCTTTTCTTTTTCAAGCTCGGCTTGGTCTTTTTGTTTTTCACTGTTCAGCCAGTTCTGTAGTTTCTGTAATCTGCTCATTGTTTATTTTTGTAGTATCTTTCTTTATATCAAAAGTTAGATTGTATAAATCGCTTATTGGGTATTTACTGAAAAAGGTATCCAGCTCATTTTTTTTCTGCACCAATAACAATTCTTTTGCTTCATTTTCCTTATTATATTGAATAAGACCTTTAATATTGTCAAATTGTGATTCCATTGATAAATCATTTAATTCACAAAAAAAAGAAAAAGTCCTGTAGCCTTCAGAAATTTGTTTCTGTTCTGCAACTGTTTCTTTGTCAACAAATTTCTTAATGAGTTTCCATTTTTCCGGGAAAGAGACATCTATGCTCAAAAACTTATCCAATTTCCTTATAGAAATTAAATAAGGTAAAATTTGCTCTAAATTTTCATATAATTTCATTGCTAGTAAATAACGTAGGTTATTATGTATGATAACATCATACCATAGAAAATTAATTCTGTGTTTGTTAACTTAACATGTTTCGCCGGTGTACTAAGTATTGAAAATATAATGATAGCAAACAATCTTATAATTGCCAATATCGAAAAAACAAGTATGTAAAACAAACAAAGATTAATCATTTTTATTCTTTCTTTCTTCTAAGATTGTTTTTCTTAATGCTAACATATCTTCCTTAATTTCAAGGGCAAGCTTCCTAGCTCTGGTTCCAGCACTATCATTACCTTGACTAAACTTACGAAGTTCCATTGATATAGTCTCAGTTTTAGCTTTTAATTCATTAATAAATTTTTCCATAATTAATTCTATTTAAATTTATGTTTATTGTAAAGATTTATCTTATAATATTTTTGTCCAACAATTTATAAAATCTCAAACATAAGTCTAATTCATATTTGGTATGAGGCTTGTAGTGATCAAAAATGCCTGAGAAATACCGAATTATTTCATTTTTTAACTTGGCTTCATCATGAGAATAATAAATCTCTAAGAAAAGAGTTTTAAAATATTCATAATGCTCACCTTCTTCTCTGAAATAGATGTTTTCTTTCTTAAAATTTTGAATGGTATTGTTCCAGCACCATTTAAAATGGTTAATGTTATCGTTTAATGATGTCGTGATCCTTGTCTCAACAGGAACAGAGGTTCCTCCAAGATATGTTTTTTTTATTAGATTAGTAAGAGAGATTAAAAAATCTAAAAAAAGTTCACTTTTTTCTGGTATTAAGTTATTAACGCTTAACCAGGTTTCGATATCTTCTTTAGTTATGTTTTTCGCCATTTAAAAAAAAATTCCATAGATAAGTCTATGGAATTAATATAATAAAAAAAATAATTAAATTAAATACTATTGTGTTGGTTTTGTGTAATTTGTTAAAACATTAATTCTATTGAACTCTTCATGTAATATTGTCTTTTCAGACTCATTTTTAGATTCTAACTTAGCTAATATATCCTGAGATGTCTTTTTAGTTTTAGCTTTACCTAAAGCACCCTTAGGCCCTAATTTACTACCAGCATAATCTATAGGTGTAGGATATCTTTTATATGACGCATTTTTTTGTTCCTGGCCGTAATAGTTGTTTTTATAATTTTTCATCATTCTCTCACCCAATTCACTTTCAACCGCATTTGCATATTTTTGAGAATTACCTGATTTAGCATCACCTTTTAAATATCTCGCTATTCTCTCATCATCAAAATGTATTTCATCTGGTATTAAATTTGTCATACCAGGATGTGAAAATGCGTCAACATATTCATCAACAGCATCTGAAGGGATATAGGCTTTCTTATCCATTTTAGCTAATTCACCATTACCCTTTGGAAATCCTTTAGGGTTTGGATCAAATTTACCTTTAGATCCATCTTTAAGGTACTCATTCATTTTTTTAGCAACATCCTTAATAGCCTGGTTGTTTTCCTGCTTAGATTTTTTTAAAACTTTCTCTGTCTCAGCTAAACCTTTTGCTTTTTTTTGCTCAGAAACAATATTATATATCAAAAATCTAAGTTCAGATTCTGTCATTTTCATCGTCTTTTTCTTTGATTTTTTACCTCTATTTCTAAGCATTTCAAAATCTTCTCGATCTAATTTGTTATTACGATTTAAATCTATCTTATGCTGACGGCCTTTTAATTCGTCATTTATATTATGTTTTTTATTTTTTGACTTTTTATTCCTTAACCTTTTAAAATCATCCCTATCCAATTTACCATTTTTATTCATGTCTAGCTCCCGCTGACGGCCATGAAGCTCATCATTAATTATACTATCGTCAGTTTGCTCATTATTTAATCTTTCCTTTAAACGGGAAACTAGAGAGTTTGCTTTATCTTCCAAAGCCTCATTTATAATTTGTTGTGCTATTCTATCGTATCTCATCAATTAATTATTTATATATAAATAGTTTATAGATATATTTTATTCAAATTTTTCTCTACTAATTTATACAGTTGAAAAAAATTAATCTGATTTTCTTCTGAAATTCGATTCAAAATATTAACTAATTGTTTTCTTTCTGTTAGTTTTAATGCGTTAATATCTCCTTGATTACAGTATGGATATTTTTTACATTTCTTTTTAACCGTAACAAATTTACCCCCAGGATATAAAGGTTTCTTAGCCCCCCTCCAATCTTTTTTACTGGTAGATTTAGCCCACATTGCCGGTGTTTCATATGAACCAGAGGATGACGCCCCTACAGCTTCTTTCGCTTCAGTTTTTTTCGATTCAAAATTTATAGGCGCAGAATATTGGCCAGAACCCCCACTAGCGGTAGCTTCTTTACTTTCTAACTTTTTCTTAGCACAGGCTTTTTTATTCTTAGGATCTTTACAGTCTAATTTTCTTTCAGATAGATTAGATGTTATTGAGTTATACATTCCGGCTCCCTCAGGCGTGGATAACGCCCCAGAATTAGATATTTTCTCCCTTAACGTATCACTAAATGTTTGTAGTAAATTTGACATTACGCATTTTTTAATCTTGGCTCCCATTGACCTCTATTAGCCCACATTTGGTAGTAGAACTCACGAAAAACTTTTATTATGATGTCTTTGACATCCCCCTCCAGTTTCCCATCACGAATTTCTTTTGAGATGGTATCCAAAAGCCTATCCTCATATTGCTTAATAGTATTCTGCCCTAAGAAATCTTTAACTTCTTTGCGGACGATCACTTCAATATCTTTTATGTCACTATTTGTTAATGCCATATTATTTTATAATTAAAATCACAAATGTACTAACCACGTTAAAAAAAGCTGAAAGCCGGTACCAAAACATATTCTTTTTTTGTTGCTCTAGCTGATTAAATGCGATTTCATTTATTTCTTTATACTGAGCCATTTGTGCCTTATTATTTGTTATAACTTTTAAATAGTTTGTATTAATACTATCCATCATGAATATAACACTATCTTTCAAACCGATAATTTCTTGCTGAACTAAAATCTTATCTTCATATTTACCTAATATTTTCTCGGTAGAATCTTTCTCGATCAGTTCTTTAATTATTAATTTTGCTGTCTGCTCATTTATTTTTATCGTATTCGTATCTGGTTGAGAAAAACATATAAATGTCTGAATTATTAAAACTATCGATAGAATTAATTTTTTCACTTGTGTTTGTTTTTATTGTTGATATATCTTTGTTTATTATGTCGATTTTAGAATATGTACTAACAATTTTGTTATTTATCTCTGTAATTTCAGAATTATAAGTTTCAATCTTAGTTAGTAAGTGCTTGTTCTCAGAATGAATTGAATCCAATTCTGTCTTGATTCTTTTTATTTCATCAGCACTGTCAACACTATCGTTATTCATTTTGCGTAGCAGATACACAGTATATAAAAGGCTCAAAATAACAACAGTATATATTATTATATTTAGCAGATTGCTAGCAGATTTTAATTTCATACTCCCATATTTTTAGGCGATGTTCTTTTTCTAGCAGCAGTTACTTTTGACCACTTAGCTTTAAATTTTTCATAGTAAGATTGTAAGTCATTTATCATACCTAAGAACTCTTCATCAATTTTGATCATATCTCCATTTATGTAAATTCCATTATTTTCCCCTATCGTAAAATAGAAATCTAAATCAAAATCAATAATCTTACCCCCCCATTCTACATCATTCTGATAAATATGTAAGGCATCAAAATTAACTAATGATGAAACGTCTTCTATAAATTCATCCATTGTCTCCTGGAACGCAATTTTCTCGTCTGTTGTAAGTTCCAACTGCGAACGATCAGTTCCATGCATAGTTAATATACCACCAGAAATTCTGTAGGATTGCTGTTTGTCTCCTTTTTTATCTTCAGTATCTTCATCACCTTTTTCCTTTTTAAAGCTTTTTTTTATGCTTTTTAAAGGATTAATTCTTTGTCTTAAATCTGAAGAGTCTTGCTCTGTCAATAAGTAATTACTAAGAATTTCATTACTTTCGCTTACTCTGTCTTTACCTAATAATCTTTTTGATGCAGATAAAAGACCGCGTATTTCTTCATACCTTGAGTCGCTCATTTTTCTAATTGGTTTTTTAAAAATTTAAAATCAAAAGCAGGGCTTAAACTTGTAACTTCCATACTAAAATTACTATACGTTATAACCCCCTCATATTTTTCGGCATAATCTATTTTTGTATTATGGCCTATAAATTTTTGGTTTATGTTTAAACTATTTGTTACTTCTCTTATGACATCTATGCAAGAATTAATTTGATCTTGTGTGTATGGCTGCCAATAAAAGTAGTCACGCCATTTTTTCTCATAAATGTCTCCATTATAAATATCTCCAATCCAATTAACAAATCCTGTTTCTATGGGAATTTTTTCAAGCCACCCTAAATTTTCTAGAGTTATTATAACAGAGTTTTTATTCATATCCGTTTTTTTAAAAAAATTGGTATATGCATTATCGGGTAATAACTTGTATACATCACCATTCCTTGATATAACAAAATTCGGTACCTTATCGTAATCGCCATTATTACGATAAAGTACCGAATTGAGATAATCCGTAATATTCCTGGAGGTGTGTGTTAATATGATCTGTTTCTTAGTTTTACTCTTTTGGTAATTGTTAGAAACGTAGTTTTCAACGATATTAGCCATTCCTCCTAGTATAACTTAAACGCTTTATTTTTGGTATAAGAGGATCCTCTTTAGGGACCTCTAATTCCTGTTGTGTAACTTCAGGTGTTGTTTCGGATGTATATGGTATATCATCAACTACGGATACCTGTTCAGTTTCTGTTGGAGTCGGCTCTGGTGTTGGCTCTGGCGTTGGTTCTGGTTTAATTTCGGGTTCTGTTGGGTTTGGGACTCGTTTCAACTCAGATAATTTTTTTTCTAGCTCTTTAATTTTATCAATTAACCCAGATACATCATCGTTTTGTTTTTCTTCAACAACTTCTGCTGGCTCCATTTTACTAGATCTAAATTTAACCAACATATGTAGGAATGACAACGATATCAAAGGTAGCATTCCACCTGAGAACATAGAAAGTATTCTTTTATGACCAACAATATCTGTTTTTTCAATATTAAATAACTCCGCAATAGGGGTTATTAGGTCAATCCAGTCTTTAAATTCTTTACTCTCTATATTAATGTATGTGTATGAGTAGAAGATATTTCCTACGAATTGGATTATTGTTACAATAGCAAACGGAAAATATACCTTACTACCCATCTCAGCAGAAATTGCTGCCAAAGCAGCTAAGGCAGCAATTTCTACAGCAACAGATAAATAGATTGACCAACTAGCCGGATTGGTTACACCATACCAATTTGTGACATGTGATATTGAAACCAAAGCTACCAGGATTATTGGTACTATGAACGAAAAATATATTATTGATTTAAAATTTCTTTTAATCCAACTCATAATTACTTTAGTTTTTTTAACTCTTCGTCAATCGCGTTTTGACGAGAAACATCTAGAAGTGTTCTATCTGTTGCTTGGATCATTCTTTTTTCAGATTCAAGGCCCATTATGGTCAATTTTTTATCCAGTTCAACTTTAGTGTAAGTTGAGTCTTTTATCCTGCCAATATCTTTATTTATTTTAGATATTTGACCTTTCGTCGAACAAACACTAAGCAGTGTCATAATCATAAACGCAAGCACAATCTCTGTAAAATAGTTTTTAATGAATTGCCTCATTTTTTTTAAAGTTTTAGTTTAGAAAATTATTAGACTATCACATAAATAGTCTATTTTTTATTTTTATATATAGTCAAAAAGAATTGCCGTACCATTCCTAAGTTTACGCAATCCTTTCTCCTTAATCTGACGAATACGCTCTTTTGTTAGATCAAAGTCTTGTCCAATCTCTTCAAGAGTTCTACATGAACCTGTTAGTCCGTAATAATCTTCAATTATGGTTCTTTCCCTGTCATCCAAGCTACCGAGAAGCTCAAAAAGTTTATCCCTGAGAACCTTGGTACTATTGAATGATTCATCCGGTCTACTAGCATCATTATTATAAATGACATCAACCAGAGTATCACCATCTTCATTTATTGGCTTATCAAGCCAAATCATGCTAGGTAAGTTAGCATATTTATCAGATTTAAATCCAGTACCGTTCTCTATTGCTTTTTTTTCTTTCTGAACATCTTGTACGACATTTACAGGAAGCCTTATCGTTCTAGCATTTTCATTGAGAGAGTAAAGGATTGACTGGCGAATCCACCAAACAGCATAAGAAATAAATTTAAGGTTTTTATTCCAGTCAAAATTTTGAGCTGCTTTCATTAGACCTATATTGCCTTCAGCGATCAAATCTGGAAGATCAAGACCTTGGTTCTGATATTGCTTAGCAATTGTAATAACAAATCTAAGATTACCACGAACAAGCTCTTCGTTAATCTTTGAAACCTGGCTAGGCGTAAGTGTACCTGAACGCATCAAATCTGCAATTTCTTTTTCACGCTCAGTTGTCATAACTTCGATCTTTCTAAGATCTTTAAGATATGAGGAAATTTCAGCTTGATTAAATGGAATTGTTGTTTTCTTTTCTTTCATATTTGTTCCAAAAATTTTTTTTCTTCATTTGTGAGAGAGGATATGCCTTGTTCATTTATCTTGTCCAAGATAGTATCCATATTGAACACACCATCGGTAAAATTGTTGTTACAAATGGTATTATACTCATAATCCTCATCATCTTCATCATCATAATAATCAAAGATTGTTGGATTAGTTATATTGATAAATAATTCATATTCTTCTTTATCACGGAAGCTTAACACAGATGAATCATCTACAACAGTCAAAAAATAAACATTATAAATAGAATTTAGAGGCTCACGTAGTTTACTATCAATATGTTGACAATTCATCTCGCTCATAAAATGAAACATGATTGAATCTCTAGTCCTATAGAACGTAATATCTTGTTTTGTAATATCAAATTTTGGTGCAATAATCTCAACAATTTCACCAAATGTTTGCATGATTTCATTTTGCGTAATGCCAGTCTTATTACAAATTAAGTAGTATCTAGTCATATCGTTCTGCAAAGGTAATATTTTTTTTTTGATAATTAAATTAATTCACTAATATTTTCAGATTTTTTAATCTGGCAGATATTGTCTGCCCAATTGTCTATCATTGGGTTATGCGAGATAACAAATATTTTTTCAAAATATTCTCTAATCTTGAAGAAAAAATTGCCAACTAATTCTAAATTGTCATTTGATATTTTACCAAACACCTCATCCATTACTATAATGTTTGGTTTTGGAAGCGAACATATTTTAGACAAAACGGATCTTATGGCTAGAGATGAAATTGTCTTTTCGTATCCAGACCCGCTATTAAGCAATTTTTCAATTCCCGTAGAATTGTCTATCATGTAGAACTCAACATCATTCTTATCTGAAATCTTGATTTCAACTTTGAATGGTGCACTATCTTTTAACAATCTTTGAAGCTCATTGTTTATTATTGGTAACATAGTTTTCATTATATACTTACTAATACCATGTTTGCCAAACAACTCTAGATATATTTTATATATTTTTTCTTTCTCAGCTTCCTCTTCTATTTGCCGGATAAAATTGTAATTAGAGTCTATTTTATCATGATGATTTTTAATTTGCACTATTGCAAATGTTATTTTTTCATCAAGTTTCCTTTTAGCTTGCGTAAGTTCTTCTAAACGATATTTAGCTTTCAAAAGTTTTGACTCTATCTCATTATTTTTGTTAATTTTTTCCTGGATTTCAAGGTAATCCGAAATTTTTTCTTTAGCTGAATTTATTTTTAGCTCTAAAGATTCTTTTGTTATCTCATATTTTGAATAAATTAATGAATTTTTTTCATAAAGATCAAACTTTTCTCTTAATACAATAAGAGCTTTTTTTTCTTTTTTACATGTTTCAAGTTCAAGAACTAAAGAGTTTTTCTTCTGATAGAGTTTTTCCAAATCCATCAATTTGTTTTTAACAAGAATGGCATTAATAATATCAATACCGCAATGTTCACACTTTATACCACCATCAACAGAGTTTTTTAACTCCTCTAACTCTGATATCTTAGAATCAATAGTTGTCAACTCAACATATATATCATTACACGCATCATTCAATTTATCGTAAACCTGTTCATCATAAAACTGATCAGGTTTAACAAGGTAAAGATTAGACATTTCTTTAATTGTATTGCTATATTGGATATTTAGTTTTTCTAACTCAGAATTTAATGTATCCAAATTTGTTGCAGCCAAAACCGAATCAATGTCTGTGTGTTTAGAAGCCATCAACTCCTCCCTATATGATGTCCCTATTTTAATCTTTTCCTCAATTTCAGATAAAGCATTTTTGTCTATTTCTAGACATTCTTGAAATGTATCGATAAACTCTAAGTTTTTTTCAATATCCTGTTTTAGAGTTTCTTTGTTATATATATTGGAGATTAATCCCTTAGAGAATGTAGAGTATATTTCTTTGGCGATTTCTTCTTTTCTTTTTAAGAATTCTAACCCTAAAAACTTACTTAAAATTTGTCCTCTGGCTGTTGGTTTAGACTCAATCAAATCTTCTAGATTTGATCCTGTCGTAAGGATTGTCATCAAAAAGTCCTCTTGTTCTCCAATCGATGATTTTATGAATTTTTCTGTTTCACGACGTTGCTCACCTGTTAAACTTTGCAAAGATCCGTCTTTATTTTTCTTTATAAAATCTAATTCCGCTTTTACTGAATAATCCCCACTCTTGTTCTTTTTACGCTCAAGAGTCCTAATAATAAAATAATCATCGCCATCAATAGTAACCTCACCTTTAACAACTACTTTGTTTTTGTCTGTAAACTTATTGAATATATCCTCATTTTTTGTCGTTTTAGTTGTCGTATTGAAGAATAGAAAAAGCAGAAGATCTACCGCCAGGACTGTTTTACCCCCAAAGTTAGGTGGATTCGAGGTTATAACTGTAATACCATTGTATTTGGTAAAGTCAATAACTTGATTCTCACCGAAGGACATAAAATTAGAAAATTCAATTCTTTTTAATGACCATTTTTTAAATGCGGAGATGTCTTCATACCTAGAAATGAGTAGATCTTCTACTTGTTTATCCAATAAGTAAACGTCAGCAGCGAAATCATTGTATGATTTAGAGTCCAAATACATATCAATTAACGACTTCTGATAATTCTTATCCATGATATTGTATGATACATCAATTGTTTGCATGGTCATCTCATCGTCCTGACTAGAGTCCACTGTGATAACATTTATATTTGTTGTACCATACTTTTTAGAAAAGTATTGCTTAACGCTTTTTATGCGTTCTTGTGTGAAGTTATGTGGTTCATCTTCCCAAATAACTTGTACGTTAGGTGTATATTTTTCCTCAATATCAGTTACTTCGCTGCTCATTTTTCTTAATTAAAGGTTTTGCTGGACGTTTATTTGGGGTGAGGGTTGTTCCTCAACTTCTGAAGTTAGCTCTGTTTCAGCCGAGGCTTTATTCTTTTCAATTGACTCTAGAAGAGTTTTAAATGCCTTACGCTGCCGATTAATATCCTCTGAAATTCTTTGGTTCCTACTTTGAACACGTTGTTTGTGACCTTTTCTGTTTTTTGATTTTGCCATAGTTTTAGTTTTTTTTATTTTTTATTTTCTTCGAACCATTCGATTACACTGTTTAATGCCCAAACGCTTCCTGAGGCGAATAAGCCATCAACAAAGACGACAAGGCTTTCTTTCAGTATAGAATCGATTCCACTACCAAAATGTCTGTATTCATCAATATAAGAAATATATGGTGAGAACAATACGAATGATAAGAAGAACCCAACCCATGTTGATGTACACATAACACAGCTTAGTAGCTGAAGCACAAAGGTACTAATATTTGATATAACAGGTATCCTATTTTCCCTTAAAAAGTTTTTAAATCCATTAAAAATGGAACCGTATACCAAAATGTTTGTACAACCGTATGCGATAAAAATCCAAATAAGTAATTTAATCATAATTGATCTTTTAAATTTGTTGTTCTCAAAAACGTTGCTGATTGAGATATTGATTTAGTTTTTATTGCCGATAGCTCATCTTCTTTAGCTTGCAATTCAGATCTCAGGGTTTGTAATGTATTTGACAACTTAGACATTTTATCTCGTAAGTCTAACGTTTCTTTTTCGACAAGCTCACTACAATCTTTATCTTGAATCACCGACACCTCTTTAATAATTTCCCTGTCTACATATTTAATAACCTCCTTTTCTATTATCTCGATTTGTTTTTCAGGCTCTGATCCACCTAATAATCCATATTTTTTAATATCAAAACCTTGTTTTAAACATTGAAGTAAAAACTTTTCAATATCAGATATTGAATTTAAGTGACAATATTCCTGAATTGTAGAATACAATTCATTATGAATTGATAAGTTTTTCATCTCCATTAATTATATCATCAATACTAGTAATTTTAAAAGAAAGATAAGACCTGGGGTTTTTAATGTCAAAAAACGTATATTCATCAATTTCTAGATCATAAAGGCCATAGCCATGATAACTAACTGACTCACCATAATCTTGCTGAATAAAAGAGCCAACCATATATGCTTTCTTATTATTAGGAATATTAAAAACTTGTCTTTTGTGTATATCGCCACATAATACTACGTCGCAGCCTGAAAATTTATTAGTATCATAACCTTCAGTAAAAACGTGGCCAACATCTGTTTTTAACCCATGAACCGCACCGTGAAATATACCTATGTTTTTTTTATCTGAAAAAACAAAGTCAGGTGGTATATTATGGTCCATTAATGAATATACACACCAATTAACATTGGAATCTTCATAGATGCCTCTATTTTTGTAGTAAACAATATTTTTATTATTTAAAGATTCAACAACAGGAGTTATAGCGTCTAGTCGACCCATATTTGCCTCCAAAAAGTCATGATTACCTGGTATGATAATTGTTTTACATATTTTAGAACATTCCACCAATACCCAAGCAATCATGTCTATCAATTCTGGTGACATTTGGTTTTTAGAATGAACCAAGTCACCAGAAAAAACAATTCTATCAGGATTATGTCCACGCCACTCAGAAAAGGCTTTATTTAATAATAAACGATATAATTCGTGATCTTTATATATTTTAAGGTGTAAGTCCGAGAAGTGAATTATTTTCTTTATCATTAGATTCTTGTGTGTCAAAAATATTAAATTCTTTATTTATGTGGTTGCATTGATTACAACAATAAACGCTAATAGGTGCAATAGCATCTTGACTCTCCCCAAGCATAATCCTAGACACTTTTTTCAGTATAAAAGCTTCTTTGAAGAGTTTCGATCCGCATTTTTCGCAAGATATATTAGGTTGTGATCTTAAATCAATTTTTGAATCCATAGTAATTTTAATTTATTTTTAGTTTATTGTCAAATTTTGTGTAATTTAAAATCGTATTGTAAAACACGATTTGTTATGTTTTGAGGAACCCTATACTCAGAATACATTGAGTCCTCATTCAAATGAACCACAATGCAACCTAATAATTTTGTATTTTCAAATTCAGTTCCTTCAAGCATTTTTAGAAGCAATTTCCCATATAATGGCAACTGTAAATAATAGTGCCCTAAAGCAGTATCGTCTATATCGTCAAAAGGTGGTTTTAACTTTTTAGTATATTTGTTAGGAACAAAATTCTTAGATTGATTCGTTTTCCAGTCTGTGATAGCAATTCCAATTTCACCTCTAGATTTAGATTCAAATAACCATACTTTATCTGGTTGACCAACGTACCCCAATTCAGGATGACCTATTACCATCTCAGTATCCAATAATATACCACCACGTTCTTTCATAAGTTTAAGATATTTGTTACCGGCGGATATCATTTTATCACTAGCTAATAACTGGTATCTATCACATTCAAAAACAGGTTCTCTAAGAGTTTTTCTTAAATTAAAAAGATCTACAGAAGTTTGCTCTAAAAAATAATGTACACGATTACCAAGATTGACAGCTTTATCTCCTGATTCTTTCCATTTAAGTAATAGTTCATTCTTTTTCTGTGTATTACCTTTTGATATTTGTTCAGAAATTTGTTCGGCATCAAACTCGTCATAAAATTTTTTAATAACTTTAGTAACGGAAGGATAATTATCACGTATATTACCATTAGAATCTATCATATGGTAGATGTGTGTATCTTCAAAAAACTTTAGTGAAAGTTCCTCTCTTTTTGTTTCAAAAACTTTTCTAAGCTCATTAGCCGTGTCATTTATATTCATCATTTATTTTATTTCATAATAATATTCGTTTATTTTTCCCCTCAAATCGCAGACATCTTTATCTGCCGGTAGTTTTAAAACCCTAATCTTACCGTATAATACCCCCCCATTTAGCTCATGATATAGTTTTAGTGCGTTATCAAAAGCATCTCCATCGAGGCATATAGTAATATTACCCTTTGCCTTGTTATATAATGCTTCAAAAAGAATATTTGGTAAATGTTTACCTAACAAGGGAATGCTATTGTTTAGAAAAAAAGAGTCGAACACCCCCTCAACTAAAAAAATATCATCGGACCAATTAATAAGGTGTTCATTAAAAATAATCAACTCCTTTTCAGCCTCAGGATTTTTATATTTTGCTCGTGATTTTGTGTTCCAAGATCTTCCAATATAATAATTTAATTCATTGTTACTATCGTATGACGGTACTATAATTCTACCTTTGTAATCTCCTTTGGCCGCAAAACCTATTTTATATTTGTTTATTATTTCTTCTGTAATACCTCTAGACTTCAAATAATTTATAGCCTCAAGATACGGAGGATACCGTTTATTTGATTCACTTAATAACACGAAATCTTCAGGTAGTTTTATTTTCTTCCTAAAATGCGTAACTTGTTCCGAATCTTTCGGTCTTATTAAATTGTAAAGTTTTTTTAGCCTTTTATCACCATATAATTCAAATAGCTTACCCAGAGGACCATGCATTTTGCTATAATCCCCACAAGACCAGCAGTGAAATAAATGTTTAGAATACGATATTTCTAGGTTGCCTTTCCCATCCCCAGATTCTAATCCTTTTAATTCTGAACAATTTGGACAATCATATGATATCTGGGATTTGTTGGGATAGTGAGCTTTATGCTGACCCAACAGATCATCCAACAAGGTTATTATTACATCATGCTCTTCCATAGAACAAAGGTAATAAATTAATTTCAATAAAAAAAACAAGAAATAAATTTAACTCCAAATGCCTTCCTTTTTTAGGAACCCTAACGCACAACAATACGCATCAGTACTATCGAAATTTTCTTTTTTCAACGTATTATTTTTAGTAAATAACCATTGAATTTGCGGTTCACGTTTAGAGACTAATTCCCATATTACCATTTTTTTATCAACATCCTTTGGATACCCACCAAACAAGACATTTTTACCCTTATCATTTTTCTGTAAAAGTTCAGGAAAGGCATTTTTCCTGGATTCATATGTTGTGATAAAATCAGGAACAATACCTAATACTTCATAAACCTCTCTAAATATTAGAGTGTTAAACCTAAGTAGCGTACCTATTGTATATGCATTATTAGAGTTCAATAACGGCTCTTCAATAACAACATGTGTGATATTTAAACTAGAATACGCTTCTAACTTTGATCTAAACATATTAGATTTTAATATTAGTTCTTCCAGTTTATTTCCAACTTCAGGTTTTGGCCTGGGGGATACATGCGTTAATTCTAATAATTCTTTAGTCGCAATATCAAATAATGCGATCCCAATAGTTTTAGTTGAAACGTCCAATCCTAGAATTTTTGGGTTATTTACAATAGTTTCACTCATATAATAAATTATTGATACAATAATAGTTAAATATGTTGTAATTGTGAATTATTAAAAATCCAATCTTACTGCAAATTGCTGAGTACCTTGCCTTTGTATAGGTGACTGCAACTTTGTTATTACAACCAAATCTTTATCGACATCAAACAAACCAACTTCAGTTATAAAACTATTTGTTCCTGGAACCCATGTTGGGTTAGTTGTGTTTGTAAATTGTGTTGAAACTAAATTACATAAAAACCTCATTTCATAAATAGTTGCCTCAATATCTGTCTCGATATTTCCATAAAAAAAATACTCCTCACCAAAATTCAAAAGATCTTCTTGCCCTGATGGTTCTGGTAAAGGTAAATAATCTGCTAAATCATATGTATCGGCATTATTATACATATCGTAGCTAATAATGAATGTATTTGATGTCATAGCAGAAGGCGAAATTGCTCCATTGCAAGTATCACCGCTCACCCTATAAGTAAAATCAATTTTTTTCCAAGCTCCAGGCGAAGGTTGTGTTGTAGAACCAGAAACCAACTGAGCTAATACCATAAATTCATTCGCATTAAATCCACTAAAACAAGTGCAACCAGAATTCATAAAAGGAAATTCCTCACCAAATTTAATAGCAACGTTTTGCCTGTCTTGATTACACTCATCACTAGGACCTTGCACTTTAGAATAATAATTACAATGCAATGAGTCAGTAAATCCAAATGTTGAATTAAATCTATACGTAATATACATGTACTCTTGGTTATTACCTATAACACCAAAGTCATCAACGTCAGCATCACACAAATTGGGGGCAACCAAAGACAAAGATGGTGCAGGTAATGTCCAGTTTCTATTTGATTTATACGATAAGGCTGCTACGATTTCGTCATCGTCAAACACAATAGTTTTTATATCAGGAAATACTTTTCCTACTCTATTTGGTGTACCTAAGTTATTTACATGTGTATCCCACAAATGATAGTATCTTAGCCCTGGATTATTCATATCATTATCCACAGCAGATTTCATATATTTGACTTGGAATAATCCCTGAACCCCAACATCCGGATCAACATAAAAAGTCTCCCCCATTTGACCGGTAGATGACTTATGCCACATTAGCCAAGGTATTGAAACTTTAAAGTTTCTAGCAAAACCAGTCGTCTCTAAACTTTGCGGATCGAATGGTCTTAACGCAAATTTTTCACCATAAAAACTATCAATAGCATTGTTTGTATAATGAACTATAGCAATAGCCTTTTGCTCATTAGGATTTTGATAAACAGGTTTTTGATATGAATTAAAATAATAAGTATCTGTTGTTTCAGCAGTTAATGCAGGTGAAACCCAAAATGTTTGACCGCTTAGTTCTTGATAGCCAAAATATTCTTTACTACCAAGATATGTTCGTGAATTATATTTTGTGAAATCTTCATTCAAAGTAGAAACCACACCTGCCGGACTTACTGACCAAGGAATATTCATATTCCAAATTTTAACATCGGTGTTACCTAAATCACAAATAGATTCAAAGTTAATAACATCAGGTGGCCAGTATCCTTCAGGCGTATTGTAATCATATAACTCAGTCATACCTGAAGGGTATATTAATACTCTAGCCGTTCCACAACAACCCGACTCAGAATAATTAGGTATATTCCTATCCAAAGTTAGTGTATTACCTGATACTGATTGTATTTTATAAGTTAAAATTGGAAAGTTTGCAGTTAACCCACTATTACATGAACCAACCCCATCATAATAAATCGTAGCAAAATGACCGGAAAATGTTACTCCTGTTGTTGTAGAACAAAAATCGTCTGTTAATGTTATAGTATTACCACTATTTGAACAAAGGTCCAAAATGTAATTAGAACTAATAGTGTATGCTGAAGAAGTTTTTGCCGTCCATGAATTAGCCGAACCACTAAAAAAGCCTCTTGGTGCTGCTGTGTTGAATACCGAATAAATTTGTGAGTCCTCAAACGCTAAACCATATGTATTGCCAGATGAACCAGATACATAATATGGATATTTTATATGCATTTTATTTGTCTCTGGATTCTGACTAGAATTTTGAGCATTATATGCGGCCTCTATTATATTATTGTTTGTTTGATTATAACCTGGTATCTGATTATATAGCACTTCACTATCCCCAATTTGGAAATAACGAATATCTAGTTTACCTTTAGATAGCTTTAATCTACCGGTATCTGTAAACCTTGTATTTAATAGACCTGATGTATTTTTTATTATATATGCCATAACGATAAATATCCTATTTAATGTAAATTATTAGCCACTAGGTGGGTTATTAGGGTCTTGCTGCGGTATTTGTTGAGGTATTTGCGTGGTACTCTCAATTATTGTTGTTGGTTGAATTATAACACAATCATTATCCACCGTAATATTTGACAAATAAGCATTTATCCCAACCGTACCTCTTGTATAACATAATGGATCGAATGTGAAGCCAGGATCAATATCTATTGTATATTCAATGTAACCAACAATATTTGATGTGTTATTACCTGTTATGGCTGTAGCAGAATATATATCATATGCAGCATATACATCATGTATCGGATTACATTGTGACGTAGATATATTGATGAATGGCCCACTATCTATTATTGACATTGTTTTTTGAATATTATTCACACTAATACTATGCCCTGTTGTTATAAAACTAACTGTTCCAGGCTCAGAATAGGTTTTAGTGTATGTTACAACATAATCAAACTCAATATTAACACCTACAGGCAATAATGATGTATCAATAGTAAAGTCGATTTTGTATTTTGTTAAGTCATTTATAGTTGTACCAACTCTATCCGGGCCAGCAGTAACAACCATCGGTAATTCATAAGTTTTTGGTTGAGATGGTGATAGTGTAACGTCACAACTAGTTGTATTACCTGATGAATCTTTAGCATAGACTGTATATGCCCCAGAAAATAACCCATTAAATATCCCAACATTAATAAAATTAACATTATCTAAAGAATATTGCCAAGGAGGATTACCACCAGTTGCCACCGAAGTTATTGACCCATCATTTTCGTTTACACATGATGGACTATTAAAATTACACTTTATACTATATGTCTTATCTGCACTTTGACATTGACCCTCTGTTGATTTACAACTAAAAAATTGAGCGTTATTACCAAAGACAAACCATCCTGTCAATGGGGTATCTTTCGGGTCTGAGCTTCGTATAATTAAGCTAGGATAATCAGGTATTGGGTCTAGCTCCCAATATTGATTTATAAAATTCCATCTGGCATAATAGTTTATCAGATTTATTGTCGTAAAATACTCAGGTTTACCATTATAAGAGTTGCCGTTATAACAAAATGTATATCTTTTAAGCGTATTTGTTCTTGAATTTGTAATTGATAAACAAAAACAAGGATATGTTTTAATTGGATCTGAAATGTTTATTGTATTATACAAGCCACATAAATTGTTATATAATAATATTTTTTTACTTGTATCTGGGACTACAACTAAAACCCCTGTTATTAACTCCGAAAAAGTTAATCCTGTAGCAAATTCTGTTGTTAAATATTTAGTAGCCAAACTACTAGATGATATATTATCATAATACACCGAAAAAGTTCCGTCAGGAGTTCCTGCTGTTATTGTTATATTAAATATCCTATTCATATTATGGTGTCGGAGTTGGCGTAGGTGTTGGTGTTGATGTCGGAGTAGGACTAACTGTAGGTGTTGGTGTTGATGTTGGTGTCGGGCTAGGAGATATTGTTGGTATTGAACAAGTGCCAATATTTAAAACAGACCCCAAAGAATTTGTTTGTATCCAATAAATACCGTTTGAATAATACCCTTCAACTACAGGCATTGTTAATTCATAATCATAATAAATGATATCCCCACTTTGCATTTCAAATATTTGTGAAACTGTTGACCAGTATTCTTTTGTTTCACCAGAACATGATGACAAGATAGTTGTTCCGCTACCTAATAACAAATAGTTAAGTTCACTAACAGAGCCAGAAAAAATACAATCTAATGGTTCTATTAATTCGCAGCTAACGGTTGTTATAAAGTCATAATATTTATCAGTAATTGTGGCATTATATGTACCTGCACTCAAGTTATATATTGTTGTACCAGTAGCTGTGGTATTATTAGGTAATGACCATACAACATAATATGGTGCTGTACCCCCAGTTATTGCTAAAGATAATATTCCACTATTAGGACTATTAACGTCAGGATTTATTGCAATACACTGAGCACCTAATGGAAATAATGTTATTGGTTCACATTCGTTATATGAAACCCCTGGTATCGGAGGTGGAGGTAATGGCGTTGGCTCTGGCCCTGGACATGGCAAGCATCCTGAATATGAACATGTCATACCAGATCCAGCATCAACCAAAGGTATATCATCATTTAGAATGGTAAAATATACCTTAATATCTGGCTCTTCAATAACTTTGTAACAAAAATTAATTGGCTTGCTGATTAATAAATTACCAACAGTGTATTTTGTTCCTGATTTTATTTTATATATTTGATTATCACAGCATCCTGTAACATAGCTACTTAAATTCATATAATTTATATTACAATTAAAGATTTTATCACACAATTATTCCCATCTAATACCCGGATACCAACTTCACTTAAATTATTGTATGGTTCTGGAACTAAAAAAGAATATGGTATGTCAGCATCATTTATTGTTGTAACGTATGCACACATGTTATATGTATTGTCACAAATATATACTGTGTATGGTTGTGTTCCGATTAAGTCTGTAATAGTTATCTCTTTCATATTATTTTAACTTACACATGTTCCCCAAACTATTGTCACAACAGTAGATCCTATTAATATTGTTGACCCACTAGACGGTATGGATGTTCCATTTATTTTTACATTATATAATGTGTATCTAATCGGAGTGCCTCCTCCTCCTGAATTCCAATAACCTGTTTTAGTGTCTGGAGTTAAAGATACTATCCCAGAATTACCAGTGTTAAATGTTACTAGACTGCTCAGATTATTATATTGAGCACCAGCAACACCTGATGTACAACCTATATCATCATAACCATCACCAAAAACTGTTGAAACTGTTAAGTTACCTGTTATAGGTGTATTTAGTTCCGCAACAAATATTGGGAACGATGAACTAGATATATTGTCCATTGTTAAATATAATGTTGGGATAACGTCTGTCGGTGTTGGTGTTGGTGTTGAAGTCGGTGTATTCGTAGGAGTGCTTGTTGGTGCCGGAGCAGGTGTCGAAGTTGGGCCTGTTGCCGTTGGAGATAATGTAGGTGTTGGTGATATCGTGCTTGTTGGTGTTATTGTCGGTGTAGGTGTTGGCGTTGGAGTTATTGAACAGTTATCACAACCTGGACCTAAAACCCATATTATGTCATTGAGGATAGCATTTGACGAATTACTTGATAATGACTCGTATGTTACACATTTTGAAACGCCATTTATTACACAATTAAATGTAACTCCAGTCTCAATTGATAATCCTGAAAATACCAATGAGTCAACAACATAGTATGTGTCTCCTGATATACAATCAACTAGTTTTTTTGTTTTAGTATCTGTAAATGTATCATCAACTAAAGTATATGTTACATCACCACTAAAGCAAACGCTATAACCCGTTATTGGTGTTGCCGTAGGTGTCGCACTAGGTGTTGGTGTAGGTAATGTTGTAGCACTTAAAGAAATACTAGATAACGAACAATCAGATGTCGGCGTTGGTGTCGGTGTTGGTGTTGGAGTAGATGTCGGTGTAGGGCTTATTGTTGCTGTTGGTGTTGGTGTTATTATCTCACAATTAAAATACGCATTAAAATCAAAATCGTCGCATATTGCAGGTGTTGGCGTTGGTGTTACAACACAAACTCCTTCTGTTAATTCAGATAATGAAATGTCTGGGCAATTTTCGTAACAAGGAACTTTACCAAATAAAAAACAATCTCCACCCAAACTATCAGATAAACACCATTTATACCCTGTATTATATAAATACCCTATTTGATCTGTACCCCCAGTATAATACGCATATCCATTATAGTTACCAACTTTATTATAGGTCCCATCATTATCAAAATAATTATTAGTATCTAAGCAATATTGGTTAATCGGACATTCAGGCCCTATATACGTAGGTGTCGGTGTTGGTGATGGTGTAGGTGTAGGCGTTTGTGTTGGTGTAGGTGTAGGGCATGTTATGCAGCCTTCACAACTAACTTGCTGGACAAATATACCTGTTGTCCCATCATATACTGTTCCTCCACCTAAATTATCTATATAGGTGCAACCAGTATATCCTGAAACAGTAACGTGATAAAAGTTAGAAACTAATTGTGCCGGAATACCACTAACTGTAAATGTTATGCCACTATCACAACAATCCGTAAAATTGTATTGATAACTAGCACAGGCTGGACTACAACTCATGTCAGTTAATGTTATTCCAGAATATGAGTAATCGTCATTTAAACAAATTGGTGTACCAATAGTAGATCCGCTTTGGAAATAACCGCAACAATCTGTATATTGCCAGGAGCTAGAATTAGTTACACCAGATAGACAAGCCATGAATAATGTTTTATACTATAAATAACTAGAATTTAATTTTTTTGATAAAATCAATGAAAAATAATAAGCTAATTTATTTAATTTTGAATTAAAAAACATTATTTTTTTAACAAAAAATGAAAAAAGTATTCCTAGATTTATCCGAAGCAAAAGGCTTAGGTGATACGCTATCAGCAACCCCTGTTATTAGGAAATTAAAAGAATCATATGGTTCCAAAATATATGTCATAACGAATTATCCTGAGTTATTCCATAATAACAGAAATGTTGAAAAAGCTTATTATGTAAATGCAATTAATATAGAAAATGTAAAATCAACACAGATATATCATTCATCATTCAATAATGTTGGTAAGAAAAATGAGTTTGGTGTTGAATTTAAAAGTAATGTATGTGATATAAGACAATATCATGCTATGACGCTTGGCTTTCAATTATCTGAAGATGATTTGTATACAGAATATGAACCCGATGAATATATACCAATTGATGGACTACCAGAAAAATTCGTTTTAATCCATCCCGCAGAAAATTGGCCCTCAAGAACCTGGGATAAAGACAAATGGGCCGATCTTGTTAATTTATTATGCGGAAATAATATAAATGTTGTTATTACAGGTAAAAACACCGAGGAATATGGATTTTTTCACATTACAAAAAAAATATTTAGCATAAAACAAGACTTGGTTTTAGATTTATCAAACAAAAGTAATATATCGCAAACCTGGCACTTAATTGATAAATCTTCTTGTTTTGTAACAATGGATTCAGGACTGCTGCATTTAGCAGGAACAACAGATGCCGAAATAATTCAACTCGGAAGCTCCATAAATAACGAATTTAGAGCCCCATATAGATATATGTCACAAGATTACAAATACCATTATATCTCAGGTCCTTGTGGAATATTTTGTGCTTCAGACATGAAATATGGTGTTAGAGAATGGGGTACAATACATGGTGTTCCCCCATTAATTGGCTGCTTAGAAAATAAACCTGAATTTGAATGCCACCCATCGGTAATTGATGTTTACGAAACAATTATGAAAATCATATGAATAATAAACTTAAATTTGATAAAGCGTATATTTTGTATGCAACCGAAAATTATTTTCCAGTAATAGAATGTACTATAACTAGTATTAGGAAGTTCTCTAAATTACCGATAATAGTTTATTCTATAAATAAAAAATTTGAAACATCTAATAATGACGTATATTGTGAAGTAATGTATAATATACATTTAAGGCATAAAAATAATGATGATTTATACATTAAAGGATTGGATGAATCTAATTTTTATATTAAAAGAGAAAACCCTCACATATATTCAATATTAATCCAAAAACCATTTATAACAATACATGCCTTAGAAAATTATGCTAAAACAGTATTCTTTATTGATGCCGACTCAGTTATATTCAACAATATTGACATTTTTTTTGATTTATATCCAGAAAATGAAAATATTCCTTATTTTACCAAAGGCATTTATGATTTTTTAGCATATAACGAAATTGGTCATGAAGACGGTTTAGAAAATACCGTTGAACACAAATTATGCGAATTATTGAATATTGATCAATCATTTAGGCTAAATACAAGTTATAGGCAATCTGGTTATTATATATCAGGCCAGAAGAGTATACCATTTTTAAATGAATGGTATATTACTTGCGGAATGGATATAATATTTAGGAACCATGCAATTTATGCCCCTTATAACGAAGAAACCGTATTAAACTGCTTATTATGGAAATATAAAATAGATAAGGGTTTGCCTTTAATATATGTTAACGGATCGTTAGATAGAATTGATATTATCAATGATAACAAAAATTATTTAGGTATTGAAAACGAAATACAAGAATGGTTTAAACTACCTCCCCAGAAAAATTCTGTGTATTTTATACATGGTGAAAAAAGACCAAATATTATTATGGATATGATAAATAAAATTGATGAAATAAAAAACCGAGATAGCGGAAAAAAAACAAATATATTGTATTTAGCCCCTCATTTATCAACAGGTGGTATGCCAGCTTTTCTACTAAAAAGAATTGAGGCCATAAAAAAATACTATAATGACGAATTTAATATTTTTGTTGTTGAATATACAAATTATGGCGATGCATTTTCAGTGCAAAAAGATATGATAAAAACTATGATCGATTCTGATAAGTTTTATTCCTTAGGATATTTAGGTGAACCTATTGATAATAAATACAAGTTATTGGATATTATTAAATATAATAATATAGACGTAGTACATATTGATGAACCAATTGAAGGCTTTGACTCATTTAATCCTGTGCCAAGAGATTTAATTAACCTACTATATTCTGAGGACAGATCTTGGAATATTGTCGAAACATGCCATAATGTTGTATTTAATCCTAAACAATCAAAAGAATTTCATCCTGACGCATATGCTTTATGCTCAAAATATCATAAAAATGTAACTTTTGCTGATGAAAAAGAAATTTTAGAGTTAATTGAATATCCGATTGAAAATTTCAAAAAAACAAAAGCTGAAAAATTAAAAGCGCAATTAAGTTTAAATTTAGATCCTGAAGTAAGACACGTATTAAATGTCGGTATTTGGACACCAGGTAAAAATCAAAAAGAATTCGTAGAAATTGCAAAATTGTTTGAAAACAATAACAATTTACATTTTCATGCTATTGGTTCCTTAGCACCTAATTTTGAAGACTATTGGGGCCCAATTGTTGAAAATTTACCTAAGAACATAACTGTATGGGGTGAAAGAAATGACGTTCATGCATTTATGGCAGCTTCTGATGTTTTAATATTTAACTCAACATTTGAGTGTAACCCAATAACTCTAAAAGAAGCTATATCTTTTGGATTGAAAATATTAGCAAGAGATCTAAATGTTTATTTAGACACATACTCACAATATATTATACCAATAGATGATAATATTTTAGACACAAAAAATAAATTAGAAAAAATTGTAAATTCAAAATTATTTTCATATACAGCAACTAATGAACAGAATTCTTTTGCGGAAAAACATGTTAATTTATATCTAAATTTAAAAAACAAAGAATCCAAATATAAATTAGATATAGCTCAATCATTTGTTGGTCAACCTTATTTTGAAATAAAAGGAAAGGATAATAACACATATCACGTAGAATTTATTGATGAAAATAACACACTTGTTTATTCTGAAAATATCACCACAAATACTTGGATAAGACTTAACCGAAAATATTATACAAAATGGAAAACTAATGTATCTATTGATGATAAAATTATATATTCAAAAACATTATCATTAAAAAATGAAAGAGTTTATATCGCATTCGATAGTAACTCGTTAGGCGATACAATTGCTTGGATGCCATATTGCTTAGAATTTAAGAAAAAACACAATTGTTATTTGATTGTATCAACATTTTGGAATAAATTATTTGTTGATGTTTACCCTGAAATTGAGTTCGTAACTCCTGGTGATATTGTTTATGACTTATACGCGATGTATAACATAGGATATTATTATGATAATAATAGTGCCCCAGAAAACCCTCAAATAATACCCTTGCAAAAGGTGGCAACAAACATTTTAGGATTAAATTACCATGAAATTTCTCCAAGGATTAAATTTAATCCGGGGAAAAGACCTATTGAATCTAGATACGTTACCATAGCAACAGATTCTACAGCCCAACTAAAATATTGGAATTATCCTAGAGGTTGGGAAATACTTTGTGAGTATCTTCAAAATTGCGGATATAAAGTTATCTCTGTCTCAAAAGAAGCGTCTAAAATTAATGGGGTTATAAACTTATCCGATACATCAATAGAAAATACTATGAATGTGATTCATCATAGTGAGTTTTTAATCGGTTTATCTAGCGGTCTATCATGGCTTGCTTGGGCATTAGATAAACATGTTGTTATGATCGCTAATTTCACGGATGAGGACCAAGAATTTAAATCAAATTGTACTAGAATTATTAATAAATCAGTATGTAACAGTTGTTGGAATAACCCATTATTTAAATTCGACAAATCAGATTGGAACTGGTGTCCAGAACATAAAAATACTCCTAGGCAATTTGAATGCCATAAATCTATAACGCCAGATATGGTGTTTCAAAGAATAAAAAAAGACATATTTAAGTATGAAAATTGAGGTATCAATTGGAGAAATTGTAGATAAGTTATCTATTTTACAAATAAAAAAAGAAAATATATCCGATGTTAATAAATTGTATAACGTAAATAATGAATTTAGTTATTTACATGATATTGTATTCAATGAGCTTAAAATCAGTGATGACGATTATTATAATCTTTTAATTATTAATAAAAGCTTGTGGGATATTGAAGATCATATACGAAAAAAAGAAATCGATAAATCATTCGATGATGAGTTTATCGATTTAGCTAGAAAAGTTTATATTACAAACGACAAAAGATCCGTTATAAAAAAAGAAATAAATATAAAATATAACTCATTATTTGTTGAAGAAAAATCTTACAAATAAAAAAAAATGTGGCAGAATTAACTGCCACATTTTTTTTATGATAATATAGTGAAAACTAATTGTGGATGGAAATATAATGTATATTCACTTAAAGCTACGCCAATTATCTGTACTACGTCATCTTTGGCTGATGGCGGTGTTGTAGTTATATTTCCTGCTGTAGTACTTAAATACCAAATAGTATTAGGACCACCATATGCTCCAACACCTGAAGACACTTTTGTTACAAACCCGTGCATCAAAAAGTTTCCTGCTGCACCACTACTTAAGCTTGTTTCAAGACATAAAGCTATTGCAGGAGCTGTAGAGCCCGTATCTGCGTCAGCTTTTTTAAATTGACCAAGTGTTGCGTCAATATATACAACATCACCAAACGCTAATGATTCACCAGCAGTAAATCTGGTTATCATACCCCAACCCGCAGAGCCTGTTGTTCCTGTTGAAATTGGGTATATTGAGGTTATACCTGTAAGTGCTGGTGATGTTCCCGAAGTGCCAGATGTTCCACTCGAACCTGATGATCCGCTTGAGCCAGAAGACCCTGATGAACCACTTGAACCTGAAGAGCCAGAAGATCCTGATGTACCAGAAGATCCCGACCTACCGGATGTACCTGATGTTCCACTCGAACCTGATGATCCGCTTGAGCCAGAAGACCCTGATGAACCACTTGAACCTGAAGAGCCAGAAGATCCTGATGTACCAGAAGATCCTGACCTACCGGATGTGCCTGATGTACCACTCGAACCTGATGATCCGCTTGAGCCAGAAGACCCTGATGAACCACTTGAACCTGAAGAGCCAGAAGATCCTGATGTACCAGAAGATCCTGACCTACCGGATGTGCCAGAAGTACCAGAAGAGCCTGACGAACCGCTCGAACCAGATGAGCCAGAAGAGCCTGATGACCCGCTTGAACCACTCGAACCAGATGAGCCAGATGTACCAGAAGAGCCTGATGACCCGCTTGAACCACTCGAACCAGAT